TGCCATAAATACTGCGAAGTTAATGCCAGACATCACTCTGAGCACATTGTAGTTCGTCGCATAAACACGCACCGTGGAGCTCAGATTTGTTCCCACGCTGTTGTTGCTCACTGTCAGCAGCAGCGTTGTGTTGTCAATGCGGGACAAGTTGCATGTGCCGCTTGGCTGGTGCTGCTCAGGCTGTAGAGCAAAGGAGTACACATTGATACCCACAGCTGGGATGTTTGTGTGGTGCTGGTAAGGCTGTACCCAGTTAAAGTAGTTACCATCACGCACATCAAAGCGATCATGGCCGTTCAGCTGGAGCAGTGCCGTGATTACAGGGTTCTTGCCAGCCATGCCCTCTACGCGAGTCACGGAGTAGCCGCTCTCCAGCACGGAGCGATCCCACCAATCGGAGTAGTTGAATGGCTGAGCACCCTTGTATGGGCCGACGATATTGTCATCGCAGGATACAAAGGAGTCACGCTGGACCACCCATACCAGCTCCTTACAAGGGTGGTTAAAGTTCAGCTTGAGCTTATTGGCGCTGGAGGTGATTGACTCACCACCCGTGAACTGCAGCACCTCAATCAGGTACTCGTGGGAAACCTGGGCGAACTTGCGACGCTCATCCGTGTCCAGGTAGATGTAGTCCACGTACAGGGAGGCGGCAGCTAGACCCGTCTGGCCTACACGCGTGCGGACAGCGTGGGGATCTGAGTTGCCTGGGGCCTGGTCCCAGCACAGGTTGTTCAGCGTATTGAACTCCAGATTGATACGCACTTCGTGGTACTGGAGGGCAATCAGAGGTAGAGCCAGACCAGGGTTGCGGCAGAACCAGAACTGGAGAGGCACATACAGCGTGTAGGCAGGGGCGCAGGACAGCACCGTCTCAGATGTGAGTGGCTCACCGCTGTAGCAGGAGTTGTCGCAGGATGAACCACCCTGTAACAGCAGATTCGTTAGTTCAGGCACGTTACCAACCATCTTGGCGTAACCGGCCTGTTTGCCTGGCTCTTGCGTGAGTTCGTTCCAGATCTGCAGCCAATCACCATAGTGTTTATCAATGCGCTGACCACCAATCTCCAGCTCAACATAGTTGATCAGATTGTGGCCGATCCAGTTCAGCCAGCGGAACTGAGCACCGCTGCCGTCCGTGGACTGGAGCTGTACCTGAGGCAGCGTGGCCTGGAGGTACATGCGGTGGATCAAGTCACCATTACGCTGGATGGTGCAGGTTACCTTCTTGCCGAAGTTAGGGGCACCATTGAATGGGTTCTCAATGGACTCCATGGCAAAGTTAGTATGACGGCGGTAAACAACCTTGAAGAAAGTAATCTGGGGATTACCAGTTAGGTAAACATCCTGAGCGCCATAGGCAACGAGCTGCATTAAACCACCGCCTGTCATTTGGTCTTATATATCTCTATGCAACAAAAAAAATTAGAAAAGAACACTTTTTCCGCAAAGTAGTTTCAGCTTAAACCTCAATAAATGAAAGAAAAATAATATGAATTACCTTAATGAATCATCAGAAGATGATAAATTACGAAATTCCGTCTTTTTTAAGATGAAATCCTCAAAACGTTCCAATCCGGAGACTCGTACTATGCTAGATGCTCTACATAATCAGAAAGTCACAAATTTTATTGAGGAAAAAAATAACTTATCTATATTGCGAAATAAATTTCAGGAAATTGTTCAAAACATAAAAACTTCAAAGAATGAAATTGAAAAATGGAGATTAGAGCGCGAAAAAGAGCAGATTGAAAAGGATCTCAAGATGATTCAAAAAGATGATAAAATAATGGATTACTATTTGCGATCAGGAGAGATTCTTTTTAATTATTATGAAGTTCAAGATAAAATTAAACAGGGAATTATACCTTCTTCATCAAATTCAAAGGCAAAACCTGGATCTATTTTAGCTATATTAGAAGCTATTGCGGAAAATGAGAATTCAGATAGTAAAAATACGATTGTGACTAATAGTATCAATGGGTATGAAAATATAGAATCAAATAATGATATATCTCAACAGAAGATTACCAAAAATTCATTCACACCCCAGAGAAATGATTTGCTTAATAAATATTTAATGATTGAAGATCCTGAAATGGCCAGAATGGATAATGATTTTGAGGATCCATGGACATATTGTGAGGAATGCAGTACTGAAATGAATATGTGCTTAAATGAGGCAGTTCTTACGTGTCCTAGTTGTGGCTTTCAGGAAAATATCTTGGTAGATAGTGATAAACCTTCCTATAAAGATCCACCTCGTGAAAATTCATATTACGCCTATAAAAAGATTAATCATTTTAATGAATGGCTAGCACAATTTCAGGCAAAAGAAACAACTGAAATTCCTCAGGATATTTATGATAATATTTTAATTGAACTCAAAAAGGAACGTATAACGGATATGAGTATGTTGAAGAAGGAAAAAATTAAGGAAATATTGAGAAAAATGAATAAATCAAAATACTATGAACATGTTACACATATTATTAATAGGTTGAATGGAAGAAATGCTCCTCATATGAGTCGGGAGAATGAGGAAAAACTTCGGCACATGTTCCGTGAAATTCAACCGAGTTTTGTTAAACATAAACCAAAAGGTCGTCGTAATTTTCTATCATATTCCTACGTCTTCTATAAATTTTGTGAACTTTTAGAGATGGATGAGTTTTTAAGTCAGTTTTCACTTCTTAAAAATCGTGATAAACTCTATTTACAGGATCAGACTTGGAAACTAATCTGTCAAGATATGGGTTGGCAGTACATCCGAACACTCGGTTGAAATCTTTTAATCCAAATTTCAGATAACAATTATTCCTCATTTGAGTTAAACTGATTTCTATTAATTATTATTGGAAGGGGGGGGGCAAAGAAAGATAGGGGAAATACTACTATTATTAAATTTTAACAATTTAATAATGTAATATAGGGACTAATAAACTAATTAGTCATATGTGGGTGCTTAACGGCGCATGGGGAAACCAACTAGGTTGGCGCCGATACCGAAGCCAGCGCCCTGGCGTGCCGTTACACCAATGCTAGGGGACACTGCATCCAGGATGGCGAATACTACACCAGCCAGAACAGCTAGAGTAGCTACCTCCTCCATTGGCAGGGCCTTCTTAGGGATAAAGATAGCAGCGGCAGCCACAACCAGACCCTCAATTAAATATTTGATTACACGGTTAACAACTTCAGCAACTCCGTAGTCCATTTGGAACTCTATATCACATCTTTAGATTTTTTTTTGAAATATTCCAGAATATTTTGAAATATTGCCGTCGGTTTAAAGCATCACCGTAAAAGTCCAAATAGAAATGTCACACCCAGTTGAAGATTTCTTGGATGAGGATAATGAGATTCCTTCACAGCGTTATGTACTCCTAAGTTTTTTGAGCCCTGAGCGAGTCTTGGAGAAAAAGGATCTCTTCTTTTTTGAGCAATTTCTTCATAACTATGAAATTGAATGGAAATCAAAGAATCTAGAAAAATTTCTTGCAGAAACTGTTGTGGCTGTAAATCATGAACTTGATGAAAATGCCGTAGAGTTGGAAAAGAAAAATATGTTTGAACAAGCTGAAGTTTGTAGAAAGAATCGTGTTGGAATTGAGACTGTAATGGATAGTTATCAAAAATTTCTACATAAGAGCCGTAAAGAACTAAATTCAACTCAAATTCAGGAGGCATACCGTGATTATATGTTTAAGAATCAAAATAGACTAGAGGAAGAATATCATGCTAAAAATGATTTTCATACAACAATGAGAGGAGTAAAGGTAAGAGGTGTTTACAGTACTCCTAAGGAAGCGGAGGCCCGTGGGAAAAAATTACAGCAGAAAGATAAGTATTTTAATATTTTTATTGGTGAAGTTGGAAAGTGGCTACCCTGGGATCCTGAGCCGCATCAGGTTCAAGAGCAGGAGTATGCAGAAGAACAACTGAATACATTGATGAAGAAATACAAAGAAAATGAGGATGGAAAGGAGAGATTCTTTGAAGAACGTCGTAAGCAGGATGGTAGTTCTACCCGTGCTCAGCCCAAGCAGATTTTTGGCGCTAATACTGAGGGAAATTCAACTGAAAATGTTGCCGAAGCTACAGGTGGTATGTTTGATCTTGTTGGTGATTTGGCTTTACAGCGCAGAGTTCGCAAAGAGGCAGAGAAGAATGGTGAAAGTGATGATAAACAACAGGTAAATAATATTGTGATAAGTCCCGCAACTAATGCTGATATTGCTGCTGCAAATGCTACTACCTCTTCAACTGATTCAACAGCAAAGCCTATTGGTGAAATGGATAATACTCAGTAATTAGTAAATTAAATGCACCAAGTGTAAATTAAATTGTTCTTTGGTCTAAAATAGGCTAGCAATCAGGTGCAGGGACAATTAAAAATGGGCATTAAATATATCCATTTTTAATATTTTAAGGCCTAAATATATTAAATAATTTAGACTAATCAGCATTTCAATTTACTCATTTGTACCGACCGATAAAAATTTAAGTTTTATCAATCTTGGACCAGAAAATAATTTTAATTAGCACTAAGTGGGGAGGGGGGCTAAGTACCATGTACCACTTTTTGCTGATTTTATTAGATAAAAGGGTTCTTTAGCCATGATGTTCGTTGATCTAACTAAAATACCCAACAATCTCATTATCAGCCTTGGGAGCATTTATATTTATACATGTACGTGTTGGACCATCACAGAATGTACCTTCAGGGCAGACTTTTCCACTACTATCAACATTACAAGGTAAAGATGTATCTCTCTTGCTTGAATCATAACCCAAAGTTGGATCTACATTTACATCCGGGGTCACAGCAACTGATCCTCCTGGGCCTGATGGGCCAACACTTCTAGGATCAAACAGACCAGAAGTAGGTTGATCAACTGCTGGCACATATCCTTCAAAGGTATTTCTTCTAAAAATATATAAAACCGCGACTGCTGCTACAAAAAATAAAAAAAGAGCACCTAGACTTAATCCACGATGTACTGCCATACTCTAATTCATAGAAACGTAATTCCTGTATCTTTGTTCTTCGCCATCTGGACTAAAAAATGGTCCGCGAAGTGGCAAATCAGACTCAGCTGGCCATGAAGGTGGATTCGGTTTTGTACAATAACCATTTATACACTGCATACCATTCCCACAAGATGGTATATTAACACCACACATCTTAGACTCTAATTCTAACGTGGTAGGCATAGCAAAACCTTCTACAAATCCTGATTGAATTACATATAAAGTCATTAAAACTATAAGGGCAATAAAAATGCCTGCTATTAATTGACGATTCATATCCCTAATTCACATCCTAGACTTTTTTAATAGTTATTGCTGGACCTTTTAATCTTCTAGCACCATAATTATCTAATGCTCCACCAGCATCGTCATCATCTTTCTCCTTTGAATATTGTAAGCTCTGTGCCCATATTTCAGGAGAACCAAGACGAAAATTGGGAAGATTAGCGTCAGCTTTATACCAAAAAACAATGTCCTCTAGTTTATTACTTTGTGTTGTATTATTAATAACTAGACATTCATAGTTCTGTGTACATTGATCCATAACCTGACAGAAAAATTCAAATGATGGAAAAGCAGCTCCGTAGTTATCGTAAATTCGCTTACGATTGGATAGATAGGGTTCACGGAGAATAAATACATAGTCAACATTTGTACGCAATGATGGCATAATACCTAGAGGATACTGCATTGTGATAAGTAAGAAAACTTTTAACCATCTTCCATTCATAAAAAGGTAGCGAATATTTTTATCGTGGGTCCAACTATCATCATACATACAGTCATCCATTATAAAAAAAGTCCGTGGATCCATATTGACTTGTACACCGGCTTCTTTATTTTTTTGTATTTTCTGCATAATCATTCGCTGGCATCTCATAAATCTTTCTAGAATTACAGGATTGTATTCACCATGTATAAAAAGGGGTGGAACTATTTTTTTAAAGAAGCCATTTGATTCTTCTGTTCCACTTATTACTGTAGCCATAGGCATATCACGATGGTGGTACAAAAGATCCTTCACTAATGTGGACTTACCTGTGCGTCGCTTACCCAAGAATATACATACGGAATCTTGTTGGATCATCTTCATATCAAATTTGCGAATAGTGAAGTCTAATGATTGCTGGGCCATAAATAAATACTAAATTGAAAGATATATAAATATTATTATTATTTATCACAAAGTTACTGACAGTAAGTGCGGATTGTAAAACTTTGTATAAACCTTTGATTTCAGAAGATGGACACTAGAAAATTTCTAAATAATCTTGAACAGAGTTCGCTTCGCTGGATTAAAAGCGGAATTCAAAATGGACCACTTTTACATTTAAATTATAGGCAAAATTATTGGCCGTATCTTAATCTTTTTAATATACCAGAATTTGGATCAATAGAAAAAAGTGAACTTGATACTACATTTTTTATAACACAGTGGCATAATCAAATAAGACCAAAGGTTTGGAATTGTTCTATCAGTGATATAAATAATAATGATAGTTCTGCGAATGTATTTATAAAAGATATTCACCTTTTAGATCCAATAAGTCTATTAAAAAAAGAATTTATACCGATTAATTATGGATTTCTTCCTAACTATAATCGTAATTGGATAATTCCTTACGAAAAAATCCAAGCGAGGGATAATCAGGCATATGTTGACTGTTTATCATATTATCTTTTTAGTCGCCTGAGGGAGGAAAATATTAGTCCGCATTTTGTTTTATTCTATGGTTGTCAACTTGGAGTAAAAGATACGTATGAATATAAAATAACGGATTTGTATGATAGCTTGAGAAATGATAAAAAATTCTGGGATGGTGTAAAGAATAATGAAAGTAGACTTAAAATTCAAAAAGATGATGTTGATATTAGTGAATGTGATGAACCAGATATTTATCGATATTTGAAGGTGCCTGAAAAATTTGTATCTTCAAATAATGGCTATGATGGTAGTAGCGATTGTGAAATAGTTGAATTACCCTCTGTACAGCCATCCTTGCTATCTGAGACTTTATCAGGTGAGCTATCAGGTGAGCTATCAGGTAAGCTAATTGAATTAAATGATTTAGCTATATCGGATTCAGGTCTTGAGACAATTAATATTAAAAGAGTTGATAGTGAGTCTGTAAGAAGTCAGGATTTATCATTGCCTGAAAGTTATATATCTTCTGAAAAAACTGATAATCAGAACTATGGTGAGGACGGTGAGGACGGTGAGGACGGTGAGGACGGTGAGGACGGTGAGGACGGTGAGGACGGTGAGGACGGTGAGGATGGTGAGGGCGATGATGATATAAATATTGTTGTAGAAATTCCAAATGTACCTATAATAAGTATTTTTCAGGAGGCACAAGATGGTGTTCTTGATAAACTTCTCAATGAAGATGAAATAGACGGTGCTGAGAGAGATACCCCAGAATATGATAAAATTTGGTTAGCCTGGTTGTTCCAAATCTGCGCTGCTCTCAGTATACTTCAAAAAATATTTCTATTTACACATAATGATCTTCATACAAACAACATTGTTTGGCGAAAAACAGATAAAAAATATCTCTTCTACAAATCAAAAAAAGGGACAGTTTGGCGAGTTCCAACTCATGGTAAAATCTTCAGTATTATTGATTTTGGCCGAGCTATATTAACGTTCAAAAATGATATGATTATAAGTGATGATCATTGGCCAGAAAATTATGCGGGTGATCAATATAATTTTGGACCTTTTTTTGATCCAGAAAAACCTGAAGTTGTGCCGAATCCAAGTTTTGATTTGTGTAGATTAGCAGTGAGTATGCTTGATGGTTTATATGAAGAATTTCCAAAATCCCGTCCAGTCCTGAAAAATAGACAAGCACCAAAAATTATTTCTCAAGAACCAGGATGGACAGTTTATGAAACAAATTCACATTTGTTTAATGTTCTTTGGAGTTGGACAGTAGATAAGTCAGGTAAAACGGTGTATGAAAATTCTGATAGATCCGAAAGATATCCTGGGTTTGAACTTTATAAAAGAATTGCCCAAGATGTTAACTCTGCCATTCCAAGAGATCAGATTTCTCGCAATGAGTTTCAAGATTTTATAATTACAAAGATTCCAAAGAACTGCAGTTTTTATTTTATTGATTGTAATTGTTAAACAGATCTACCCAGGGAACCTGATGGAATCGGTCCTAATTGTAATTGTATATCATCAGAATTTGAGGTAGATTCTGATGAATTTAGAAATCCACCTATTTTTGGCAGTAAACTTACAAAAGATTTATTATTTACAGTTTCAGTAACAGATATATTTTCAGATGATGCTGAGGCCGAGGAGGGTTTAAAAAATGCTAAAGCGGAGACTCCCGTAGGAATTGAAACTAATTTAAAAATATCAGGAAAGTAATCAGGAATTAAAACGGCCAAAAAACTCATAAATAGTATCCCACCAATAAAATCTTGTAAAAATTGCATAGAAGTTCTTTTTTGTTCATGGTATTGATTAGCGAAATAGCTAAATAATGTAAAAAGAGAGCCACTTAATAAAATCCAGGCACCTAAATTATAAAGGTTCATATGACTCTTCACTAATTCACAAATGGCGATAAAACTTTTTTTATAAACGCAGGTATAGATATGATTTCTGAAATAGGAATCTTTAGCTGGATTATTTTTGGTCTGTTTATAATTTTCATAATTTGCTTTGCTTATCAAAATTATAAAATGGAGCAATTTCTTCAAAAACAGCAACAGATAATTTTAAAGGAAGTATTGGAACAACCTGTACTTTTACGTAAAATTAATAGTGATCAAAATATTTTTAGCGAAACTAAAAGTTGGAAGCCTCTTACAGGTTGGAAATTTTCTTGGCTTTAGGCCAATATTTCCGCATCATCTATTTTCAATTCATCATTCTCCATATCCCCCTTTTTATCATCATTTTGAGAAATTTCATTATCAGGTTCTATTTGAAGTTCATTAGAATCAGATAGATCAAATGTATAACCATTATCACTTTCAATATCACTATCATTATCTTTTGGTTCATAAACAATTTCCGAGGCTTCAGGATCTGAAGGTTTGAACACTGTATCAAATTCTGTAAATAAAACTTGTTTTGTGCTATCAAGATTTATTATTGGTTTTTCATCATCTGTGATATTTTTAATGGTTTCCGATTCTACTTCTGCCATAGTTCCAGTTGCGGACTCTGCCACGGTTCCAGTTGCGGACTCTGCCACGGTTCCAGTTGCGGACTCTGCCACGGTTCCAGTTGCGGACTCTGATTCATTTAAAGCAGAAGATTCTGATACCGATTCCTTTTTTTCTATTTCTTTATTATTTTTATCAGATTCCTCAATATCATTATTACCATCACCATCCCCTTCTCCTTCTCCTTCCATATCCCCATCATTTTCATCAGCTCCCCCGTCTTGATTAATAAAATCTTTAAGAATAGTTTTTACTGGTACCATTGCTCTGATAGCTTGATGTATACCTTCACTAATGAGATTTTCAATTTGTCTATAATTTTTTTGTCTTTCAACACTTGGCAAACTTTCAGAAAATAGATACGAAGAACCCCACAATAATTTACCCGTTTCACACAAAACTTTGAATAAAAAATGTTCAACTTTAGGAACTGTAATTTGAACTTTTTTTTGTTTTGATGAAAGACGTATTGCTGTTAATACTTTTGTATGAGCAATAAAAACGGCTGTTAAAAGATCCTCAATATAATCACAAGAACAAGCCTGCTGGATTAAATTAATTTCATTAGTGACTTTTTCCATATTCCAATCAGGTATTTCATTTAAATAATTCTGAAATTGCCATAGGGCTTTTTTAGGCTCATTTGCCGTAGTTTCTTTCGCTTTTTCAAAAAGTGATATATACCACTTAAAATAAGCTGGGACAAGAAAGATTCCTAGTTGACGCATATATTCGTGCCGAGCATCTGAATAAACTGACACAAAACTATCCGTCGTACCACTCTGCATGTCTCTCTTAGTCCTATGAACATTTCATATTTATCAATAATCGCACTGAGAAAATAACAAGGCCCACAATGAACCATGATTTCTGAGTGTTTTTTCATATTTTTTAAAAAAAAATTCTTTTTCTTTTTCTTTTTCTTTTTCTTTTTCCACTGTATTTCTTACATTTAGACCTTCAAACTGTTTTTCAATCAATGTTCGTGGATTTAGCCCACTTCCATAGCTATTTTTATAATTTAGATCATTTATTTGAATATTTTTCTCTAATTTTCGTGTTTTTACAGCAATTTTCCATTCATCAGGATAATTAGAGGCTAAATCTAAACATTGATAAAATCTGCGATATGAATATTCAGAAGGAAGCAAATACTCTTTTATTTCATTTAGAGATTGAGTTGTAAATTGAGAAAGAATCGATGGATTTGTAGAAAGTAAATCATTCCATGTCGGTCGCATCATTCGGTAGATGATATATCTTGAGCGGATAGGTTCCTGAAATTTAGCAGCATTTCTACATTCCAACACAAAACTAACTTGAGGACTATGGGTTTCAGAAATTCTTCTTAAAAATGCCTGTGATTCTGGAGTTAAATCATCAGCACCTTCAAGCCATATGACTGAATTATCCGTTCTCTTAGCCCATAAATGTAATAATTGCCGACCTTCGCGCAAAGTTCTGTCTTTCCTACATGGACAATGTAATAGCAATTTCCCCTCTTTTTCTGCCTGCTTTCTAATAAATTCCGTTTTTCCACATCCAGGTGGACCTACCACAATTTTCGGAACATCAAAAAAAGACTGATTATTCATGGATTATTAATGAAGCTATACGCTTTTATCTTTCAATTAAAATCTATTTTTAGACTGGAATAATATTTTTACACCTCTCCTTGCCGCCTCTTCGTCTATTATTATAACCCATACGAGACTAAGAGACTAAGAGACTAAGCAACTATACCAGGCATTTTAGCCAAAATAGCAGAATCATGCGCAGCATTTCTTTGTAAACTCTGCATCAATGGATTTGTATCAACAGATTGGACAGTATCATATGTATTACGATCTCGGCTCACATCCAGATTTAGTGGTACACGATATTCCATGCGACCAATATCACCAACACCAGGCGATAATTCCCATCCAACACGATTAACAGCATTTGGTCTGTCATTAATGCTGTCCGTATCCAATTTCTTAGTACTCTGATGTATTTCTCCTGTGAATACAGCTAATTTACCTGAACCAGCAATAGGACGACGACCACGAGATATTTGTTCTTTATTGGGATTTGAACGCATGTTATAAGCAAATGTTGTATCCATTCCATCCTTTGAAGCAGAGAGTCCTGGACCTGTCCAGTTATGATTACTTAGCTGCTGTTTCTGAGTGGGTCGTGCAATATCATCAGGATCATAGACCTGTAGGCGATTTGGAGCAGAACCTGAAGCAGCAATACCAGGGCGATCCAAATAAATTGTTCCTTCCTTCACAGTTGTTCTGGCAACATCCTGTGGATCCCACACAGTTATAGCAGGAGCCTTATTATCATAAATTGTAGGTGTACCACTTAGACGAGGATTTCCAACAGTTTCAGCACGTCGTGTTGGTCGTGCGTCATCTGCTGGATGTGTTGTTACCAAACCCGCTTCTGCTGGAACCAAATTGAGTCCCATAACACGTTCAGATGTTAACTCGCGCTCATTTGGCTTATTTTCATAGGAAGAGCGACCATAATCGGCCTCAGCACCATCAATATCCTTAGTGTAATATAACTGCATATCAGCATTACGGAATCCTGCTCCAGCATATTGCTGAGCCATAGGAGTACGATATGCTCCAGATACATAGTTACCTCCATAGTCAGTTGAAGCAGGTGTACCAATCAATTCACTACCAGTTTCACTTCTACTTGTGAAGGGCATCACTTGTACAGAGCGTGCTGTTTCTCCAATATATTCACCTGTTGTTGTCAGGAAACGTTCAGCTCCCTGATTTATAAAAAAAGTGTCAGGTTTATATTTTCGTACTTCTCCATATGTATTGCTATCTGGTTGAGTCGTCACAAAATGTGATCCAGGTACCATTACACCCTGGAATGTAGTTTGCGGATTATCAGCTGTTCGCATTACATTTGTTTTATAAGCTCCGCGCATTATTTCATTGACCTCAAGTTGTTGAAATCCACCTTTTCCTAAAAATCCATACTCCTCACCAATACCAGGAGCAACTTGTACCTGTTCCATAGGTTTTTCACCATTACGTATATTAGGATCTACAATACGTGATTTCATAAATTCAGTGTGATTTTCCATACCAAAAGGATTACCAAAAGGAGCACGCGATGTTTCAAACATATTTTCAACTTCTCGTTTGGCAATCTGTGTTGATCCACTACCTGTGTAAAAATCCAGTGTTTGTTGATTCATTTGTGGACTAATGTTTTGTTTTACGCGGCCACCAAAAAAAGGCTGCATATTATTGTGTCGGTATTCTTCTGCGGGAATCTTCTGACCGCTTAGAGGACTTGTAACATATTTTGTATTAACATATGAGGCATTTGTTTCAATACCATCAACACGCATTTCCATCATTGGTACATTACAGTCAATTGGTTGCGGTTCAGGCTGTGTTGAACTAAGGGCAGTACCTCCAAGTTTTGCAGAATCCGGAAGGACTGGTGGTTTCTGAGAAGCATAACCGAGTGCTGAACCATGTGGGCCTGGATTTGGTTCAGAGGGATATAATTGACCATTTGGATATTTATACATTTGATCCAATTCAGGAGAGAATCCTGTTGCTGCTCCTCCTTGAGGTGTCTGTGTCAAAGCATCGCCACTGGGTCCACGAGCAGCGGGAATAAATGCCTCTTTTGTCTTTTGCTGACTGATATTTACACCACTTGTTTTTTTATCTCCGATTTGTGAAACAACATAGCCAAGACCTAATAAACTTGCTAGGACTGCTACTTCCATCTAACCCAGGTTGATTAAATCTACCAAAAGATAGAACACCTTAGTAAGCATGACTACCTAAAATTACACCTCTAGATATCATAGAGTAACTACTTTATTGAAATATGTCCAAACCAGCAAGTTTTTGTACTCTAGCAACCAATAGTTGTAAAAATGAACTCCTTGGATTTCTTCTGAGTCTAGCATGTCATCATAAAAATACGAATGTTGTATGTTTAGCTGATGATGATACAAAAAGATATGTAGAGGCTTGTTCAGTACAACCAGCACTTAATATTATTTGGATTCTCTCACTAAATAAATACTCGGGTCGACAACGAAAAGATATGGAGGCAGATGGTACCTGGACAGACTTTCAAATGGAGAAAACACGTGCTATTGATGAGAGTCTTGATCGTTTTACTGATACACTTTTCTTGGATAGTGATATTGTTATTGTAAATGAGATTGATTCAATTGATAAAACAAAGTCCGTTGGTGTAAGTCCTCATTATATTCGCAAGAAAGATACCGACCGTTTCGGTTATTATAATGGTGGTGTTCTCTGGACTAACACAAAAAAAGTACCTGAAATTTGGCGTGAGGCAACCAAAACATCACGATTCTATGATCAAGCATCAATTGAAGATATAGTAAAACAGTTTCCACAATCCTATTTTGAATTTGATGAAGGACATAATATGAGTTGGTGGCGTATTCAACAAGCAGACGAAACACCAGAGAAAATGGCAAAATATTTTAAGATTTCAAAAGAAAATAGTTCAGAACCAATTATTCTTTACAAATCCTATAGATTGCGATTTATACATACTCATTTTAATAGGGATCAGGAAGCAAACTTTAATAATTTTATGATTTTACTTATGTCACATTGCCGACCAAAATATTGTAGAGAACTTGCCATTATTAACCGAATGATAACTAATAAGTGGCAAATACGAATACCTAAGCAACCGCAACCATATCCTTTTAATCATACAAATGACAGTTTTCGCGAGCTACTAGTTTTACTTTACCAAAAAAATAAAGATATCGAATTAATCTATGACAAAAATCATAATATTATTCTAGAACCAAACATATATTTATATGACCGTGACACACTAAAGTGGATAGAGCCAGAAATAGTTCAGAAATCTCAGACATTATTTTTAGGAAATGGTGGGGAGAGTGATATAAAGGAGTTAAAGAGTGCTGGAATATTTGCTAGGCCCTGGATTTATTGGCCAAGAAGACCTATGATTATTGAGAAGAGTATGGGTTCAGCACCTAAGCCTTGGTCAGAAAGAACAATTGAAAGCATCTTTATAGGAAATATTGAAAATTCTATTCAAAGAAAATTTCGCGAAGGTAAGGGATTTAACAATTATATTCAGGAATTTCATTTAACAAATGTTCCAGAGGGTGAAAAATATAAATTTACACCTCAGGAATATATTCAAAAAATAAGCCAGGCTAAGTTTGGTCTGACTTTACGAGGATTTGGAGCAAAGTGCCATAGAGAGATTGAATTAATGGCTATGGGCACTGTGCCAATCGTAACAGGTGATGGATTGAATACAAGTTCTTATCAAGAACCTTTAATTGAGGGCAAACACTTTGTATACTCATTACAACCGGAAAATATTCCAGCTACTTTAGCTAAAATTAATGAAAATAAATGGACAGAAATGTCTCTAGCATGCCATGATTGGTATATGCGTAATATTCATTCAAGTCGTTTATGGACCACCTTTTTATGTAGATTTTTGGAATATAGTGATGCTTAGATAATACCCTTAGAACTTCTAACTGAATCACTAGTTCCCTGTTCAGGATTCAATGCTACATGTGTATTACAGTAACGAGTTGAATGTGTATTAAATCTCTCCTTATCCAAATCACGACTTGGTATGAAAAAATCAAAGGGGGTTTCAAAAGTCTCCTGAGGATTATGATAGAGATTATACCAGCGATTCCAGCCCGTAGCGCGCAAAGTAGATGGCGGATCATCCAAACGAGTAAAATTCATTGGTACATTTTCATCAGGAGCATTCTTATATGGTACAGCATTGAAACCATTTGTATTTGGATTGTATTGGCGTTCTTCACAACGGATACGTGTACCTATTCTATCAATACCTCTCAGATCAGATTCAATATCTGTACGCCACTGACCTTCTGGCCAGGAATTTCCAGATTGTTGTATGCGGGTCCAAGGATTTACAGGAAATGTTGTCGGACAGTTTCTAGCAGGCTGATTAAGATAATAGCGACCAGCATAGGATGTGATTCGCATATCATCCGCTTGATGATAATTATCAAATCTAGGGCGTGTTAAAGATTGTTGATTTACAGGACAATAGGCCATTTTACCTATTGGCGGTAAAGTTTAAAATTGAACCAAACTGGCTCAATTCTAAGCTAAGAATAATAAAATGGAAGTACGTTACTGTCTTGAAGAGGAAGTAGCCAAATTAACAGGTGAATTCATTAAAATGGCCAAAGAACAAAAAAGAAATATCAATATTATTCCTCAATTTGTTGGGGCTGTTCCATCGGCACATTCATTTGGCCCACCATCAACACCCTACAAATCAATAATTTTATATCCTTGGCCAAAAGAAGTTATTACAATTCCAAACTTATCCAAAGTTCTGTAAATATTTCAACTAGCCAGCCATTTGTCTGTATAAATTCTATCAGGGTCCAGACGTTCCTGAATTGTCACAGGATTATGTCTACGAAAAGGAGCCTGACTAAAAGGAAGTACCGATGCTACCCAGCACCAATTTCCAAAATTCTGCGCAAAATCATAGTCAACTAAATGTTGAGCGAACCATTTTTCACCCCAGCGCCAAGGGACACCCAATTCTTTTACTAGATAATCAGCACAAACTAATCTAGCTCTATTATGTATGAATCCCTCTGCTAGTAATTGTTTCATACCAGCATCTACTAATTCAACACCTGTTTCCCCCTTTGTCCATAATTCAAATGCATCTTTAACCTTTTGGGATTTATAGGAGGATGCAGTGGCTTTATTACGTCTAGCTGTGTTGGGGTCATTTTCCGTCCAGAAATCATATGGTGAACATCCATATAGTTCCTGAAAAGCCCAGCAAATATGACCATAAAAATCTCGCCAATAGAGTTGGCGAATAAAACCATCCAAATGTTTTGGTGGCATCTGATTTTTTGCTGCCCAGTAAATCTCCCTGATACTAACAGTTCCATAATGATTATGTGCTGAAAGACGTGATGTTTCTACAGCTAACAGGTCGTGAGAAGTGTCATAATTTTCAGGAAGTTTTGAGAGTAGGATCAGAGCAGAGGTTCGTCCTCCATGACGTACTGTTGATCCTAGTTCAGCAGATTCTATAAATGTTTCCTTAGCCTTTTTTAGAGAAATTTCATTTGGTATATCTGAAGGTCCTTTTATCCAAATATTCTTAGGAGGGGTTCCAATTGGATGTTCTACCTGATATTTTTTTGCTGCCTCCCAGAAAGGTGTAAATTTTTGGAACATTCTACCCTGCTGATTAAGAACTGTTCCAGGATTCGTAAGGTATGTCTGTTCTATCAGGAAAAACGGCACACCTGATAGCGCACATAGCCCCCTTATTTCTAGCTGTCGCTCAATAGCAAAAGGTGTGTAATCTTTTGTTTCTACCAATCCAGCTAAATGATAGATTTCATTTGAAGTAATTTTATTAAAAATATCTCTAAGAACACTAAGTGTATCTCCGTAATAGATTGTTAGATTTCTGGCAGTTGCCTCGTATAATTCTTCCAAACTTTCTATCAGGAATCGGACGGAATTGGAGGATTTGTAGGGGTTGCTGGTAACTTGTTGAGGTGTAAAAATAAATATGGGAAGAACTTTTAGTCCTGGATGCTGTTTACGAATGGTTTGTAATCCTGGTTGATCTGTTGTTCGTAAATCACGATGAAAAAGATATATTAGAACTGTTTTCTTTGGAGCCATCTGTCATCACCTGATTAATTTAATTGTTTTATATTTTAGACCAATGAAAATATTGAAATGTTCATTTGCCGCAGTCAAAGAACTATTCTATTATCTAATAATCAAGAAGTAGAGGTTCTAGCCATATTTCCCATTCATTTTCAGGCACCTTAGCATCGCGAAGAATACCACGACCTTCTTCCATTTTTATCTCGGCATCTATATTTGATTTCTTGGCAAGAGCTGCCATACGTACTTGTAGCATCTCCTTTCCAGATAAACCAACATGAATATTTGGATGTATTCCAACAAGACTATTTACAAATCTACTTACTTTACCTGCAATACACATTTCTCTACCCTCAAACAATTCATCGAGAACTCGCAGCAGAGCATCTTTTTGTACATCTGCATTTTGTTTAAAAATCCAGTTAAATATTTTATAGAGAATAAACCATGGTTTTCTACCATAAACAGACTCGTCATAACTCATTAGAACTCCAATTTGATTACCATTAATTAGAGGAAACAATTTTGGCCAGATAGTTTTCTCTTTTTCTTCCAAGCTATACGCTGGATTCCATAGGAATATTTTTTCAAGAAGAGCTTTACATTGAGGTAATTTTTTTCCATCTTTTCCCATGATGGGCCATAAATCATTTTTCCATTCATCGGTACAAATAATTTCAATTGATTTACTTACGCTTTCATTAACACTAGTTCTATGAACATTCTGTGTATCCATAAAAGGTGGTGGAATTTTGGGAATAGCTGAAACAGCAGCTAGCACCCTGGGTAATGGATTATTTTCAATGGCATCAGCATTATGCCTCTGTAGTACAGGAGGATTTTGTGGAATATGAATAGCATATTGAGTACGTCGTGTTGCTTCCGTCCATATACGAGCACCTAGTTGTTGTTCTGTTAAATCTTGACGTTCACCAAGTCTAGGAAAATGGATACGTAAAATATCTGTAGTAAATCGGTCCGTTCCTGGGTGTCCCCACTTCCAACAATCCCTAATAAACGGCATAACTTCATCATAAAGATGTCTTCGTGTAGCCGAAGATAAATTAGCCTCCATAAATTCAGGCCTTATATTAATTTGATGAGTATTATCCCAATGAAAATAGTATTTAATTGAATTTAGCGATGGTGCTATATTATTTCGAAAACTTTGGGGATCGTGATAGCGACAATATTCATTTATTGGCGCTGCTCCCAGACATTTTCTACCCTGGCTAGTAATCCCTTTACACATTTTTTAATTTAATTATATTTTTGTCTACTTAACAGTAATATAATTATTTGTATCAATTTTTTTTGGCAGTCAATAGCATTCCAGGCACTCTAATATTTTTCAGGTTGACGGCAAACTTCACTAACCATAGGTTGTGGCCCAACAAGTCCTGGATACGCCCACATTTGATAAGAAGGTAAATGAGTAGGTTCTATATTAATTTTCAATTGGGTTTTAGTATTATCCCTTTGTATATATCCACTATTCAATGATTGTTGTGTTGGTGCTTGATACTGTCTCCAGGGAGCATGTGTTATCGGTATTGTTATTCCACGTAGATCTGATTCTAGATCAACTAAATTTCCTTTTATAAGACTGACTTCATTACCACCTACTAATCCTAAAACATGGCGCTGGGGTAATGGATGTGTAAATTGACTTGGTAGATAATCATAAGCTTGAGGATTTTCTGTACTTTCCCATGTATTTATTCCCATTCTGGCTGAATTAAATGCTTCCACATATTTAGTTTTAGAATTAGGTCCATTACTAATTACGGACCTTGACATTCTCCCTGATTATCTAGTATTTTTATTATAGAATGGGATTAAAATACATGTGGCTGAATCTGATTTAGCCAAAAAGTATTAGCAGATAAAACATTTACTACTTTTACTCTTTTAGCAATTTACATCACGTAAATATGAGCGTGTGGGAATTCCTCCATGTACCCATCCTGGTGCTGCAGCCTCTTCAACTAAATTTTTAGGATCTTGTACATTCTTTGATAATAAGGGAATCATAGGAGTATATTGTTGGCTGAAAAATTGTTCTGTAACTGTACCACATTCCTTACCCATACGAACTTGTTCACTGTGTTGTAAGAATGATTCTACATCCTGATTTCCACGGCCACCAGCCATGTAAGGTACAGTCAAAAATGGCCTTGCCTGTGATCGGGTCAAGCAACGATTATTTTTAAATCCAGGTTGATTTTTGAAAACACTATCTGCATCAATTTGACCATTGTTAAAGCCGTAGCCTTCACGAGGATATACAAGCAATTGTTCAACAGCCAAAGGATTTACACCGGACGCTCGTGGAACTAGATTAGTAGTAATATAGCGACCAGGACCCACCGACTGAGCATAATATGACTGGATACCACAGAGATCATCTCTGGCATGAGTTAAACGATTAATCTCCATATGGTAAAAGGTTCACCTGAAAACCAGAGATAAAAAAATTAAGCAGTGAAGTAGATTTTGCCTCAATGATTGTTCGCAAATTTCAAGCCTCCGCTCCCAAAACTGCAGAGAAACTTTGTAGCTGTATAAAAAAGGTTCGTAAAACAGTCAAGGTGCGTAAAGGAACGCCTGACACATTAGAGGGTCGTGAACAGGCCGCCATTGGAATCTGTGTACGGTCTGTAATTCAGGGCAAAAAGAAACGGAGGACAATTAAAAATTTCTCATGCCGTAATACACCAACGCTTATAACACAAAAAAAGTATAAGTAAGTAATAGATGGGCGTTGTAAACAATATTAAGTCTTTCCTTTTTGGCAAGAAATCTAACCAAGTATCTTCTTACCCTCCTACAAAAAATTTGGAAGCACAGTTGAATTCACTAAATATGTCATCAAATAGAATGGCAGGTAATAATGTTGCTGTAAATGTTAAACCAGAACCTATTAATGTTAAGGTTGTACAGGGAGGACGTCGCAACCGTCGTAGCACTCGCAACCGTCGTAGCACTCGTCGTCGCTCCACACGTCGTAGAAACTAATTATAATCTGGATTCCATCCATTGTGTCCATTAATAAATGAAAGAATAAACGGGTCATATGTTTTTCTATGAATATTATATTTAGCATGTTCAAAATCAATTATCCATATTTTTCCATCATGATAAATAAAGTTATATCCAGTAATATCAGGATATTCAATATAATTGTTATATAAAATCTCAATACATGTTCGTATTTCTTCAATAATATTTGTAGGTATTTTATTAAAATTTTCACCCCAATAATCAGCCACAGACATATTAGGAATTTTCACCATTTTTAAAATTTTGGTCATAGGTCTATATTTATGTGGTCTGGGAACATTTACAATATGCTGATTATAAACAAAATCTTGAGTTAAATATTCTTGGGCCTCAACATTTTGTTTATAGAAATACTCTTCCATTCTTAGTGATTTTTGCGTGATAATTGTAATAATATAGAACATCAATTTTTTCTAATATTGTTGATTTAGCCAAGTTACAGGTGAACCATCTGTACCAGGTAAACAAGCAGCTGGATTACCCTCTTTACATGTTTTACCAGGTATTTTATAAAGCCATTCCTGAAAACTTTTCTGATCATTCGGTACACTCGTAACTGCCTGTGAGATAAACTGTCTCTGATTTTGATTTCTTCCAAAAACATCCGTTGGATCAGAAAACCATTGAACTCTGAAAAAGTCATCCATTGTTGTTTTAATTAGAGGATCAGTAAGAGGTGCTGCTGTGGGACGAGTAGGATTGTATTTATATTCATCAAGCAGAATATTCATAAATGGATTCCGTGCTGCTGGAAGAGTTACATCAGGAAGGGGTGAATCGGCCTGATAAGGTGCAGCTCCAATACCACTGAGGCCAAGGATTTTATTACCTCCAATATCTACAAATCCTTCCTTGAGTGGTTGACCGCCTGTAGTAGCAGGTGTTGTCATCATATTGTATCCTCGTAGAACTTCCTGAGATTTTATAAAATCGGCTGTTTGTTTGGCCAGAACCTTCATATCTGCTTTTGTTGGTCCAAAAATACCTTTAGAAGATACTTTATTTCCACTGTTATCCGTAGGCATTACAACATTTGTAAGTGGTAATTCCTGATAGTCCATATCATCAAGTGCTACTGTATGTTGTGTATCATATTTGACCATAGTTAAATCAGAATTTAGACCATATAGTCTACTGAGAATTATTATTGAACCCATTAAAATAATTACAAAGAATACGACTGGAACTACAACAGCTCCATAACCTGTTACAACAAACAGTGATGATGTCACGGTTGCTATAATAAATAGCCGGACAATAAAATTATAAAGTTGTTTTGGGCATTTATTACAATAATTAAGATTAAAATTATTAATTATTACCATAGGGTCCTCCCAGAATGGTTTTTCACAAACTGTTCTATCATGTACCATATTAGGCCTCAATCCTAGTATTTATAAAGGATATTAGTTAGTGGTGAGTTTCCAACCAGTCCTTATAAATTTTCATGGCATTCTTCATATCTTCTGTTTGATACTTATGATGCTTAGCACGATAAAACATTGTGGTAATAACTTGTTTTTGATATATAGCAGGTTTTGTTGATATTAATTTTATAGTTTTTCGTGCTGATTTAGCATTTTTATATCCTGTTCCTGATGTTATAGGTTTACCACGTGGATTATTATTATATAATTGCGTACCTTTGGATTGTTGTTGTCGTCTTCCTTGTCGTTGGGTTTTATTACCCCTTGTCATTTATTATTTACTATTTATTTTTTTAAAGATCTGCCGCCTTTTGAATTCTTAGAAAGTTTAGAGGATTTTGATATACCTTGGCTAGTATTTTCAATAGATTTGACTAATTCATCAAGGGACTGAGATTCAACAATATTTGTCCCAGTGGCTGTCTGAGAAGAACTGCTTACACTACTAGCACTAGCAGTCTTAGCTTCCATTTTTTTCTGTAATCTTGCGCGAACAGCAGCTAATCGTGCTGAACCCTCTTTACCTGCTTTTTTAGCAAATCCCATATCCTCCATTCCAAATATGGACTTCATACTTTCCATGAGTTCAATCATCTCAGGATTATCAGCAAAATCTTTAATCATTTCCTCTGCTTCCCTTGCTATTTCAGCAGGATTAATAGCACCAGACTGAATCTTTGCCTGAAGTTTTCGTCCAATCTTTTGAATAGTTCCCTGGAGAAATTGCGGATTTTTAGTTAACATTGATATAAGTATATCAAAAGCTCGTGAGGGACTGGACTCAATTTCAGCCATAAGTTCAGGAGTAAATCCAAGCTCCTCAGGATTAATATCACGAACAAGTTCCTCTGCAAATTTTGCCATATGACCCTTCAAAAATTTTTCAGGAATTTTTGGAAATTTCTTAAAAAAATTGTTCGTTTCATCACCCCCTACATGTCCTTCCTCATCACCCTTCAAGTTCTCAAAAAAGGATTTAAAGAAATCTGTAAAACGTCCTAAATCTAGATTCTCAAGACCCTGCGTCATATATTTCTGCCAATCTTGACTAGCACGTTCAGCCCAATCAGGACGATGACCACCATCCGTCACTGGAGAAAGTCCCTTCTCAAAAAAGGAACACATTCCAAGAACTCTCATATATTCCAAAATAGCATGCCGTGTATTTTCACTAAGTGTCAACCAAAGTTCCTGAGAAACCTGTACTCCTGGAAGAACATGAATTGGACTCTTCCCAATTTCTGGAGAAAGTTTATCAATGGATTGTCCGTAGAACCATGAACCGAAGAAATTTAATTGCGCATCTCTACTAATCCCTTTAGCCTCTTTAATTTGGACTGAAAATTCAGGAAAAACACCCTCCATTTCAGATAAATAGGAACTGTATTGAGAATCAAATGAATTATTATTTGATGATTCTGTAAATTCCATTCAGACTAAATATCACTCTGAATGGTCTTTACACTCTTTTGGTTTTTTATTTAGCGCACATTTGGTTTTACCGTTGGAGGATTTACAATACGTCCACACAAAATACATAGGACTTTTAAATATGCCCAAATAGATTTTTTATTATTTTCACTTAAAAGATGCCACTTTGTGTCAAAAATAGCCAGAGCAGGCAAAATCTCATTAAACTTAGTGTTAATTTTTGTTCGTGCAACTTGCTGAACTGTTGCTAGATCCTCATGATTGATAGCTTCAGACAAATCTAGCCAAACATGCTCATGAAATAGATCCAGAATTAGCCGAGGATTAATTTTTTTTGCTCCACGAACTGCTTCAAGGGCCATTTTAACATCTTTTTCCTCTGGGAAAACAACAACTAATTCCTCAAAAAGAGAAATAAGTTGATTTACAAAAACTGTAAGAGGTGATTGCTGTTGACTTAGGGACATTTTCTAAATTTTATTATGTGATTTATCTTTAGATTATTGTCGTGATTGCATCTTAGGAATTCCCATATTTCTTTCCCTTTGGTATGCTTCCATCTGAGCATCAAAAAGTTTCTCTTTTTGAGATCGGTGATCTCCACGATTACTATTTACCCCACCTCCAAAATTTTGTGCTTCTCTTGTACCAACAGCATCTTGACCATTTAAGAAAGAAAAACCATGGTTTGATGAATCTATATCCGTATTATCATAAGATCCATATGCATCATCATAAATTCCCCCCATAGCACCAAACATAAATGGCTGTAAATCATTACCGCCATTGTCCCCACCACTGCCGTGTTGAGGTAGACCACCTTGAGCACTTGCCAAACCTGTTTTTCCATCCTTCATTTTTCGTTCATACAACCAATTCATAACATCAGAATCCGTACGGGGTTCATTTTCACCAGAAATCACAAGTGTTGGAACTTTTTTTAGCCAACCTGGAAGTTGGGGTCTTTGAGGATCTGGATCAACACAAATAAATCTAAATTCTGTTTTATATGGCAAAGTTGATATTTCAGTTAAAAAAGCTTTTGACCATTTGCATTTACTACTATAAAAACAAATATGGATTGGTTGAGACTTGTGCGGGGGCGGAGTTTGTTGATAATTTCCACCTCCACGATTCATCATTGAGACCAATGGGGGATTCCTATAAATCTAGGCCTGTTTCCTAAAATAAACAAAACTCGCAATAGAGTGTTATATTCTGACTACTATGGTGGCAACAACCCTAGCAGTATAAAAAATTGATTAAATTATTTAATCAAGGGACTTGTAGAAAATGGCGACGATGTCAGCAACAATGGCAACAGCTTCAGCTCCAGCTCCTCTCGAGTTTACAAATGTATCTAATGTGGATCCCCTTACAATTAAATTCCGTCTTGCTCCTATTCACGTAAGCTATGCTAATACTTTAAGACGTCTTATTATGACAGCAGTAGAAACCGTAGGATTTCGTGCTGATATGACTCCAGAGGGTACTACAACAGATGTAACAATTATTAAAAATGATACTCCTATGACTAATGAAATGTTAGCCCACCGTATTGGTCTTATTCCTTTGGATGTGCCTGAACCTCTGAAATGGGATAAAGAGGAGTATCTGTTTAAACTTTCAAAGGAAGGTGAGTCCGATCGTGCTGTAGATGTTACAACTGGTGATTTTAAGGTATTTCAGAACACTAAAATTGGTGAAGATACAATTGAGCCACGAGAGATTCCAGCAAATCAATTCTTTAAACCAAATCCAATTTCGGGTGATCATATCCTTATTGCACGACTTCAGCCATCGGGAGCTGAGACGAAACAACGTATTGAGATTTTAGCAAAGGCATCTGCTGGTGTTGGTCGTGAAAATGCTCGTTTTATTCCTACATCACAGTGTTCCTATGAATATACACGTGATGATGATGAAACCCGTATAGCAGCTAATTTTGAGCGTTGGCTAACGATTGCTAAGAAAATTACACCTGGATCTATTGATAAATCGGGTGAACAATACAAGGCCTATGAGCGAGAATTTAGAACAATGGAAATTGCTCGTACCTATCTCCAGGATTCTGCTGGTGAACCTTATAGTTATGATTTTACAATTGAAACCTGTGGAATTCTTAATATTCCATATATTGTTCGGCGAGCATGTGAAGTTGGTGAAACTATGTGCGCCAAGTACGAAAATATTTCCACTGCTGGAAAGGACCTACCTGCTGATTTAAGCGTTAGTCCTACTCCCTCTGAAGGTGATAATAGTGCCCGAATGCTCAGTTTTGACTTTCTTTTCAGAAATCAGGACCACACCCTCGGAAATCTATTACAGACATATATTGAACAAAATATGATGGGCGACGTTGTAACATTTGTTGGCTACAAAGTCCCTCATCCTTTGCGTGATGAAATGTTGTTGCGCATTGCCGTAAAAGACAATGATATTAACACAGCTATTCAATGTGTTGGAAAAGCTTGTCGTGGATGCACAGGTCTATTTCTAAAAATGAAAGAGGCTTGGGCAAGAGCTATGAACCCTGGTGCAGGATCAACAGTAAGTAGGGTGGCTCCTAGTGCCTCTGCATCACCTCCCAAGATTCGGCTCACCAAAAAAACTACTGCCCCTGCCCCAGCTTCAGCCTCAGCCTCAGCCTCTACCCCTCTAGGTTAACTTGACTCCGCTCGCATTCTAGTTATCAGGAAAAGTACACGTTGCCAAGGCTGTTTATTTAAATAGTTCCGAACTTCATTCATTCTCACAAAATGCCCCTTAGGCTTTAGAATATTGATAAAAATACCATGAAGCCCATAAACATGTGGACGAAAGTAATCTTTTAGTCCATCAACTTTTATTTTTTTCTTAATATGAAAATCAACATATTGACCATATAGTTTACTCACAACATTCTTCATATCCCGCTCCATCTTCAAAAATCCCTCAACATCTTCAGGAAAATATTTCAGATATTCGCCAATTACTGAAATATCTTCCTTCAGTAAACGCATCATTCGGACATCCTGACGATTCTCAGAATGAAGACGTCGCAGACGACTGTATTCCTCACTTACAAATTTCCAACGCAATCCATTTGAATCACTTAGCATTAGTCCCTGCCAAGTTGGCCCTCGTTCCTTCGCCATATTCTGTAAAGTTTCCTGAATACTTGACACTGTAGAAACTGTATTAGTTGGAAGACTATATCTCATAACATATGAAAGTGATTCATTATTACATTGAAATGTATGTAGGGTAGCAGTGTTACCACTATCATCCAAACGGCTCTCACCGCATAAAATAGTTACAATTTCTGGTTTTTTAACTACTTCTACAAATCTATTCTCAGGATGACGTAGTACTACACTCATAAAACGACTAATAACTCCACTAGACATATCCTTGTGGAGAAATTTATTAATCGCTTCACCCTGTTCATCAATACTCCATGCTTCATCCAAAAGTGTTTTAAATGATTTAGGCGAAAAGAATGTCCCGGTTGCACCAAGACTGCTACGAGATGCTACATAGGTTTTATCATCTCCTGGCAAAGCCCAGAGATTTATCATTGTGCCCTCCATAAATTCTTCCAAAAAATATTCTGTATCACTGCTCGCAGTAAAACTCTGTGTAGCCTCAGATTTTCGTGGACTTACAGCAAGTGGTAGTTTTTTTTCTTTATCCCATACAACCGATCTATACCATTCCAAACCAGTTATTGAAGATATTTCATTATCCGTGCGTACAAGTTTTGTTAGTACAAACTTAGAATAATCATCCTGTCCATCTTTAATATCCATAACATCTTTTGATCCTTCCACTGATGACCAGGAAAGTTTTACTTGCACCATTTTAACTCTAAACAACTATATAAACCTTTTTTAAACCACCTAAGTTATAAAATAGTGAAGACTATTTTATATTAGGAATTGCGAAAACTATTTATATCTAAAAAGCCAAAGGGGTTTTAGAGGACCTTGGTGTCATACGATGGACAATGATGATGAAGGTGTTCAAGTTGCTCCTGATATAGAAACAATAGAAGCTACAACAGCTCAAGCAGAAGCAACTGAAACTGCAGCAAATGCTAAAACTATGGAAGAGATTGACCCTCGTCTATTTATTGAATTAGGTGATCGTGTGTGGATTGAAAGCAAAAAATACGGAAGAATAATTGGCCGTGTATATTTTCGTGAGCCAGACTTGATACGAATAATGCCAGACGGTATTTCAAATAAACTGTATGATTATCCTCGTATTTTTAATGATGAAGAAGACAGATTTGATGATGATCTTGGCGTAGAGGTTAGTTACGTTCTTGAGAAAGCAAAATTTCCATCTTGGGTTGAGCAACAGGATCTGCAGGTGGGGCAGAAGTTTGATGCTTTAACTGCTGATGGAGATTTTGTGACAACCTACAAGATTCATCGTATAGACAGAAATCAGGATGCTGTGGATATTATAGACTCAGAGGGTCAACAACAGAATATAGCATTCGAGTTTGCTGGTATACCACGTGATGCTTTGTTTGCTATTATTCGCATAACTGGCATTGAACTTACTGAGGCTGATACAGGAAGAGTAGAAGGACAGACAGAGATTATCGTTGAACCTGGTGATATTATACCAGAACCTATTGAAGGGAATTTTAGTGAAGGTGAAGTTGGTGTACCGCAATCTTCAGAGGGATTACGAGCTGAAGAAGCCCAAACTCAGGCGCAGACTCAACGTCCTCAAATTCCAGTTTTTAAATTTATTGGATTTGTAGAGCGTACAAAGAAACAGGAATTTATTCAGGAATTACGAGAATCTGAGAGAATTTATCCTGATTCTGTACAGAAAGTTGATGCTCTCAATGATTTACTTAGTATTCTTGATAGAGATGAACAGAAAAATCCCATAAATCAACGGGCCATTCGTATTTTAATGGAGACAATGTTTGCGCTAAAACAGGAAACAATAGCTAGAAGACCAGATGGTACAATTTCTGGGGCAAAAAAACTATCATATCAGTCCTTAATTGATATGTTTCGTCAGGGTCATGTTCCAGTTGGCAGAACTGTTCTAGATTTTGCCCTAAAAATAGTTACAACAGAATATGACTTACTCCTACAAAAAGATGATGCACCACCTGAAGTAACTGAGGACTATTTTACTGAGAAAATTTCAGATATTATTGAACTTGCTGATAAATTTAAAAAACAGGAGGGTGGAAGTGGAAGTGTAGGAATCTCGGCTCAGGAAACAAGTCCAAGATATTATGAAAATATGGCAAATTTTCTTGGTGCTCTTTCACCAATTTTCTCTAGGAATACTAGCCCACCGACATTTGAACCCCAGGTTGATCAGGATTTTCTTCGTAGAAATTTACCTGATAGAATAACTCCAACACTTGAAACAGTGACACAATATTCTTTTCAGAAGGAGGGAGAAGATGTTAGACTAAATCTTGTGGATTTACAAACAGCAGCATATTCATATCGTCGTGTTCTTGGAAAAACGTGGCGAAAGGATGTAAGTCCAGGTGCGCCCAATTCAAAATTTACACTTCTTCCAGCTGAAAGAAGTCATGTTGAGCATTATCTTCTCGTGCCTCTTGATGAAGGTGTCTCTTATGGTTCAACACGTTCAGGGAGTTTAGCATATGATATGGCTAATTCAATCACACCTCCAACACCATTTTTCAAACTACTAGAACGCTATGGGGATCCACAGGATATTCCATCAGCAAATAGTATACTTATTTTAAATCCGACAGGTGGTTCCATGGGTAATATTCAACTTGCTGACTATATCGCAGCACAACGTCTTCAGGGCTATGGGCTTGGAGATTTTGGACCAATCTTAGTAAATCTTGGACTTGATAAAGCCGAGTATTCAAAAGATTTAGCAGGAGTACTTGATAAGAAAATCCGCTTGGCTCAAAATTCCCTAAAAAGTATGCTTGGTGTACTTCGTGAAAGTCTTGCAACTGCTGAGCCAACTGAAGATATCAAACATTCCATAGCTCCTTCTCTAAAAGTCCTGACAGAGGAAGGTTTTGATCGCCTTGAAGAAAAACTACGTACTGAGCCACTTATATCAGATGCCCTTTCAAGATTTTCACTTACTAATCCCGCCTTAAAATCATCAGATCTTGCTCAAATAACTTTCCTGATGAACACATTTAGCGATTATATGTTAGCAACTCTAGGTCAACAAGCAACCCATATAGCCGTGGAACGTTTCCGTGCTATTCGCTCTATTTTCTTGCATTCCCTGAATGAAAGTATTCGTAGAAAAGCAGCAGAAGAATTTCATGGAGAAGCACCCGTTCCAAATAAGTGTGTCCATGTTGCCAAAATAAATACTATCAGGAAAGTTGACGATGAACAGGAACGTTATATACTTTTAGCAAAACTATTAACAAAATTTCAAGGAGCTCGTTATGAAAATTATATTGAATGTTCCCTATGTAATAAACACCTTATGTGTGTACATGAGCGCCTACAAATCCAGGCATTTTTAAGTCCTCGTGATAGAGAACAACTCACAAAAGAACTATATCTGAATTTTTCTGGAGGTCAATTCCATGGTAAGTTTATTTGCCGAAATTGTGGACAACCAATAACAGAAATTCCCTATGATAGTAATCTTGAATTTGACGATCAAGGGCGTCCTATGATGGGACGTTCTGTCATAACAGATGCTCCAAGTCAGGAAGACACATTAATGGCAGTATTAGGAGCTCCAGTTGGTAAAACACCTGAAATATCATTTGATGACCCTGCTGAAAATGATATTTATCGTGTTCTCAAAGAATTATGTGATCGTTTAGGTATTTACATGGATTCAAAGGGTTATCGTAGAGTCATTGACCGTGTAAAAGCACCTCTAATGGTCCGCGAAGCAGATTATCGCAAACGCTTTGGTTCCCTGACGGCTGCACAGAAAAGAGAGAGAAAGATTCCTGAATTAGCAGTCTATCGTTCTGCACAACTTGTGCTATTAAGTGGAGCACTCTTATTAATTGAAATACAGACGCACATTCCAGATTATGTTATTCGCACAGCAATAGTTGGCTGTCAGGCAGGATTTACAGGATTTCCTATTGGAGAAGAAACAGATAAAACAGCAGTGAATTATATGGGCTGTGCTATAGCCTCCATTAAGAAAAAACAATCTCCTTGGACTGAAACAGGATTTTTATCAGTGGCAAATGAAGTCCGCCGAGCTGCTAATATTTCGGATCTCCTTATGAAAACTCTTAGTGCCCTTCTAACAACAGATGCGACCATAAAGATAAAACTTCAGGAAAAAATAAAATATTTGGATTTTACAAAACAACAGCAACAAGGACTTCGTAATAAGGATGAAGTTCCTGATAAGTTTCTACCCTCACTTTTTAATCCTGCTGGATCAGTAGAAGATACTGCCGCGGCTGTAGCAAGACCAGTTGTTGCCGATGCAGCAAATGAATTGGAAAAAGTGCGAGCCTGGATAATAGAAGCCCATGCATTGGCTAAAAAAACGGCTGTTCTCATTCGTGGAAGCCCCTATCAGGAAACAACATGCTGTCTATCAAACATACAATATCCAAAAAATTTTTGGCTGTCGGCCAGTGATTTACCAAAACTTAAGCCACGTACAATTATTCCACATGATAATACACCGTTTCTACAAGTCCACTTCATTCCTCGCATTTTAGCCCAGATTAGCGTAAAACCTCAAGAGGAATTTTATCATCGTCTATTTTTGAGTGCTTGTTTTCGTGGTCAGCACAAGGGTTTATCACATCAGGTAGGATTGACAAATAGATGTAGATGGTGTGGTTTTCAATTTCCTGCTAATCCAAAAGATATTATGGTTGATGAGGAGGGAAAACTTGCCTTGGAAGAACAGCAAATTGAAACAGGTTCCAAAGAGTTTCAGGAACTTTTGGATAGTATTCATATTGCCTATCAGGCCGAACAGATTGTTCAACAACCACTTCCAGATTTTGATGGTATTTTGAAGGATTTTGGTGAGATTGAACCAGCTCCATTAGCAAATTGGAAGGAGGTCTATTTTGAAACTCTGCGTCTTCTAAAATCTTTGCCACCGAATGCCTCACCTGAGGATGTGGCGATACAATTAGCTACTATTTCATCTACTGCGTCTGAAGCAATTGAAGATGTTCATGCTCGCCTTAAAAAACCTAGCACTCAGGAAATATTGGCAGATATTTCCAGGCAAAATTGGGGAAATTTTCTATCAATTCTAGAACAATACTTTTTGATCCCAGCAAATCGTTTGGTTACAAATTTTGAAATTGAAAAAATGCGTGTGCCAATTGAATATAATCTAAGTTTTGATCATTTAAGAACTATTGAGGAGAATATTTTAGCACCTGAACTTGCAATTGTAAATAGACTCAAAGGACAAATGTCGGCAAAGGTTGATACACCTGCTGCGGCAATGGTTGAAGCAATACGAAGGAAACTGGCATTTTTTGTGGATCAACTTCGTCAACTTATTGAATTTAAAAATCGTATTACACCACGAATGGTACCAGGTACAAATAAAACAGTAGATTATATACAAAAAATATGTTTATATGGAGTTCTTGCTACTCTTTTTTCTGAACAGATTGGATTTGGAGGAATGGCCATGACACAAACTATAAATCCAAGAATTTTATTAGAATTTATTGAAATGACCTTACTAAAATACAGTCAAGAACGATTATCATTTAGCGATCAAGATATAAAGAATTTAATTGAAATTCGTAATGAAAAAGAGAGACAGACATTTATCAAAGATTTTGATGTACTTGATGATGAGATGCGCAGGGTTGAATTAACGAAAAAATATTTGGGGATTGGTAAGTGGGCATTCGGTGCTTCAAAAGCTGTTTATGCATATGATCCTGAACAATGGGACCGAGAACAAGGAGAGCGAGCAAAAGCTGGTATTTCGGATTTTCCTGGTATGGGACCTTACGAAAGTATAGCTCCAGGAACTGAAGGACGGCAATTTACTGAGGACGGTGCTTTTGGTGATAATGGTTTTTATGATGATGTTAATGGAGGATATGATAATGATCAAGTAGCAGAGGATGATGCCTGAAAATGCCTAAAATAAAATACGAGAATATATGTGAATGTTTATAATTGGTCTAAATTACCTCAAGATGCCTTAGGGAATGCGCCTTCTTCTGTATTCAGGAATATTATACTTAGCAGGTGTAGCAATAATTTTAGCACTTAAGCCAACTTTAATGTTTCGTGAAGATGGTGGATGGAAAGAATTTGGAATTGGTAGAAATCCAGATAAATACACGTGGTTTCCATTCTGGTTTTTTGTGATAGTTTGGGCAATCATTAGTTACTGTATTATTTTAATTTTGGCTTCAATTGGAATATTACCTGGTATTGATTTACGAGCAAACGGTTCTTTTAATAATAGTCGCAATTTATCTAAAAATATGTACAATGTGAAAAATGAGATTCTTCCAGTTGTAGAAGCTAATGAATTTTTGGATGGTGATGAGGGAGAGGGAGAGCCAGTAGAAACTAGTGAACCATTTGAAACAACCGAACCCACTGAAACAGAAATAGATACTGAAATGAGTCCTTTTCAAAAACTCGAGGAGTTAGAAGTTACTGCTCCTAAATCCAATAGTCGTTCTACGGTAAGAGGACGTCGTGTAGCCCAACCTTTAAATCTTAAGAAAGGTTATTATATTCTTAATACAAATACAACACGTTCATCAGGTGTTCCCAAATATATTTACCTAGGCCCAGAGGCACCTCGTGTACTTTATCGCTAATTCACTGTTTCACCTCCTCTTCGGGGAGGAAGGGTGAGCGCAAAAGCCAGCCATAGTGTTAAGTGCTGATTTGTAATATTTTAGATCTAACATATAATATTTTGAGTATTTCCAATAACTGATGAAAAAAGTACAGCAAAGAAAATATAATATGCTGCACTAATTCCAAATAGAGCGGGATTCTGAGCTTCTAATGCTTCCAAAGTTCCCTGACGAATATCAACTAAACGAGTATTATTTGCTGAATTCATATTTGATAATTTTCCTAAATTCTTAAATGTGGAATAACTATGTGGGACTAATAGTGTTTGAAAGGCAGATGCCACAGGAACACGAAAAAATTTAATATTATTAATGCCCATAAAAAGAAGTGCTAAAAAAGGACCTGGGATTGCCCCAAAAAAAGCAGGTCCTGGGCTTATATTTCCGCAAATTACAGCCTGATTAGCAAGGCCCATTGAAAATCCGACTATGAGAATAAAAAGTGGTATTCCAAGCCAATATATGAAGCTAAAAATCATCGCTGGAATATTACCCTTAAATACAAAGAGGGCAAAAACAGCAACAGCCGTAAGAGTAGCAAACGCAAAAGTAATTCCATAACTTTGGGAAGTTTGGGAATCTCCTCGCTTCCCTGACTGTTCTTGTTGCCCTGACTGAGAAGTTGACATCCTCTTTTTACTGTAGAGGATAATCCTTCAATGTTCCCTCATTTTTATCACAATCAACCTTTTCAGTTACATAGGAATAACAAACACCATTTTTATCCTTATAAACCGTTTTTTCTACATTTGACGGACTAGGGTATCTAAAAACAATTTTATCAAGAGGCTTAAGCAAATAAATACCTACAAATCCCAACACCAAACCTATAATAAAAGGTATTAGACGAAAATGACTAAACATTTTGTTTCTATTCCTATTTTCTATAAATAAGTCAGAACTTTTATAAAGTTAGCTAATAGATAAAATATAAATAAAATAAAAATGTTATGGGATATCTTAAAAGATGAACGATTTAGCATAATGTTTAGTTTTATATTGGGCCTTGGAATTTTAGCCGTTTTACGTCCAGCATGCGATAATGATAAATGTGCTAAAATAAAGGCACCACCAGTACCCGACTTTGATGGTAAAACTTTCAGAATAGGTGATTCTTGCTATAAATTTAAAACAAAAACAAAGGATTGTCCTGCTGAAGGATTTATTGAGTCTTTTGCTGAAGATAATGCTCAACTAGCAGCCATACAAAGTGGAAAAAGACTAAATAAATTACAATTATATGGTACTGTTTGCGGTGAAAATTAACTGTATATTTTTGGATAAATAAAGAGAATGGCGGCTAGTGCTGGTACTTTAATTAGTGATTTAGATTCAAATCCTCCGGCCTCAGATGATAATCAATTTGTTCAAAGAATTTTGGCGGAATTGAATCAACCATCTGCTTCCAATCCAGTTAGTGTTCCACCAGGTACACTTTCAGGAGGAATGGCAAGTGGTGGTATTATTAATAGCCCTAATCCTAATACCATGGCTCCAATGACAATGGATCCGAATCCAGCTCAGGCTCATCTGATTGGCAAGGATACTCCGAGTCCTGCAGATTTTGCTCGTATGATGTACCAAGGTCAATCTGCTGGCTCTCCTGTTGGCGGTATGCCAGTCTCCATGTCACCACCAATGGGAGCCTCGGCATATGGTACTGCTCCATTAGCCCAAGCTCAGGCCCAACTCCAGCCTCAGCTTGTTTATCCTCCACAACAGGAGAGTTGGTGGCAGAGCCTAACAAATGGATTGGTAGGTCAATTAAAATTACCCCTTCTTGTCGCTATTGTTATTTTTATAATGAGTTTACCCGCAGTAAATCTTCTCCTTTCTCACTATGTACCGTTCCTTGTTAAAGCGTCTGGCGAAATGAGTTCTGCAGGGCAAATTGCCAAAGCACTTGGAGGCGGTGTACTCTTCTGGATACTTTATAAAGTTATAATTCCTCTTGGTTCAGGAATATCCAAATAAGTTTGATAACATTTTAGGAAACGCCATAGATTAATAGAGATATTGGCTAAGATGAAATTATCTGAACTAACATCTATGAAGTTTGATGATATAACCAAGAATATAAGTGTTGGAGTTCTAGGTTTATGGGCAGTATATATTCTATTAATAAGAGGTGTAGTAGGTATTCTTATTTCAGCAAGTATAGGTCTACTAATAGCTTCTTTTGAAAAGCGTATTGAAATAATAGCTGCTGGTACAGTTATTCTAAGTTTTGTTATTCTACAGGCAATGAAAACATTTAGAGTGCTAGAATTTTACACAAATGGTGGTACTGGGTCGGAAATAGCGAAACGACTTGCTAAGATTGATGGAATGGGAGCAGTTAGAGCAGAAATGCCTGATTTTAGCCAAGGTGCCCCAGCCAATATTACAAAACCAATCAGTGTTGAGGGATTTGAAGATGTATCAGCACCGTCCTCTAAACCTGCTCCTACTAAGACAGGAACACCTGTGAATCAAATATCAAAAGATTTACAGGAACAGGTCAATCAGGCATTAGCTGCTGCTGGATTAAATGGCAATAAAGTTTCTAAGAATGAGAAACCTGCTGAGCCAAAACCTGTTGTACAGCCCTTTCAATCCGAGTCATCAGGACTTTTTAAGCTTGGAGAAATTCCAACTGAATCACGAGATGGCCCAATGATAGATGCTGGAAGTACGTTTATGAAAGCTATATCAGCACTAGATCCTTCTCAAATAAAATCAATGTCTGAAGATACTGCTAAAATGGTAGATGCTCAGAAAAACTTAATTGGATTACTAAATACAATGAAACCTATCATTCAAGATGGTTCAAAACTCCTGACGACATTTTCAGGAATTCTAGGTAAAGAAGGTGGAAATAGTGTAGGTCAGTTACAATTAGGTCAGATGGCAAAGTAGAATCTTTCCTGAAATAATATTGTTTTTTTGAGCTATTGGAGCTCTTGGAGTCCTATTAGTGCTGTAATTTAGTAATGAAAATCCTATAGTAATAGTTTCATTATTATATAAGGAATATTAGGTATTTATACTTTTAAGAAATGAAATGTCCGCCTGGATTTGTATGTATTGATTCGGTAATAGGTGGTGTTTTACTAGTCATAGGGATAATTATGTGTTTTTATCTAGTTTTTTACATGATGACTATGCGCCTTGGTGGTAATGATAGACCTATAATTATACATCAAGCAGGAGGAATGACGGGATCAGCAGGTGGTCCACAAGTTCCAGTTCCAATTCCTACTGAAAATAAATATGCCCGTGCTCCCCAGCCCCTGAAAGATTGGATGGCACCACCCGAATTTCCGCCAAGAGGTGGTATTGCGTCCATACCAATTAACATACCAACTCAAGGACTCCCCGAGTCTTTCCACACAGTTGGTGTCATTAATGTGGACGGAGATCCATGGCCAATCTATGGACGACGTACAGGAGGTTCTTCCGACAGATGGAATTATTACACACGCAACAATACATATAATCCTGTCCCACTTCCTATTCGTTCTCAACGACGTGATTGTATGGACCAAGTTGGCTGTCAGGAAATATTTTCTGGAGACCAGGTTGAAGTCAGTGTTCTGGGAAAAGTCGGTAAAGTGAATATTTACCAATCAGACGGACCAAAATACATTGCTGGGCTATTTTGAATAGTTTGAATACTGTCTGAATGAGTAGGTAGAATGGCTAATCAACAAAGATGTCCAATGGGAGCTTTTCAGGGACCACAACAACTAACAGGACCAATTTCACAAACACTCCTTAGACAAATTGAAAGTAGAGACAAACCTTTTTTAATAGATATAGAACCAAAAGGAATTCGCCCAACAGTTATTAAGGACCAATATATTGCCGAAAGTTATAATAATTTCGTGGAAATAGATGGTTTAAAATACAATCTTTTTTCACTAATTTCTATTTATAATCCAATTCACACAGGATATATTGTTCCCCAACAGCCAGCAAATCTATCGCCTACTGCCGAGTTAATTTTAATAGCTATTTCACAATCAGCTCCTCAGAAAGTTGCCTTACTATGTTTTCCCATTTTTACAACAAATAATACATCTGCCTACTCATCTTATCTTGATCAGCTATGGAATCCCGAGGCTAAAATTGCCAATCTTCAAACACTCTTCATGAATTCATCCAATGACACCTCTACACAGGTTTCAATTAATTATACAATATGTAAATCAAACCCAATTAGTGTTTACGTATTTCCCATCGGAATTTCAGTACCATCAGCAAACTGGCAAAAACTCATTAATGTAACGGGCTCTCCAAAAAACTTTCTATCAAACAATATTCTGAATATAAATGTGAGTCAACCATCACTCTTGACTGTTACATCGGATGATTTTAAAAACCGCTTTGTCTATTATAGTAAATCACCAGGACTACGAGGTAAATTCAACGGGTCCGTTTGTCCAGCTTATAAAACAAATGAATATAAGTGTGTTCCTTTTGATCGTATTAGGGATTTACAGGGTGACAATGTAGTTTTAGATGGAGCTCCAACTCTTGCCGATAGACTCACTAGACAGGATGAAGCAAAGTCCCAAGCTATAGATAGTGTAGGAGGTTCATCTACAAATCCCGAAACTGGAATTACAATCGCAGCCATAGCAGGAGCATCAATTGGTGCGTTACTATTAATTTGGGTGGCAAGTACTATTTCAAAAACAATGGATTAATCAACTCTTCCACCTCCTAATCCCTTACCCGCCAAATCCTTGTTTATAAAAAAATTCCATGTCTTACTACCTCCATCAATTGTTTTAGTAGGTTGTTTGGTATTTATGGAAGGAGCAACGGGCTTAAACTCATTTCCATCACAAGCATTTTTTGGATTCCAGGACCAAATATTACCCAGGCTTGGAATATCAAAAGGTAGGACTGGCACAGTGGTCTGTGGCTTGCCCTCTTCACTTATTGTCGCCTCTCTTTCCACATTAAGTTGATTTCTTCTTCCATCATTACCTAAACCATCAGCACCCTCTCCAGCACTCATTTTTGTAGCCAATTCTGAGTAAAGACGAATTTTTGTACTAGTAATTTTACGATTGTTTCTCTCAATATACAATTGTACAATTAGTAATAACATCATCACACCTACTACTGGACCTGTAGTGATTGCCCACAGGATTAGTAGAATAGTTCCTATACGTATGAATAAATTGTCTAAAATTAGTAAAATTGAGTCTGGTAGATATGGTGATCCAATAAATAAGACAAAAATTATTAAAAAAGATGCCCAGGTCAACATTCTTCTAATATTCCCCTACTACTAGTCTGAGATGAACAGAGTTGAATACTAAGTTGCAGTGGAAGTGGCAGCGGCAATATTTGGGTACAATATCAGTTTAAATTATCTTTACTATATTTAAAAAGTATATGGCACTTCTTCATCAAACAAATCGTGTTTTAACATCAAAAGGCTATGCTCTTCGTAAAGACTTTCTGTCTCCTGCTCAAACTCAAAAAATTCGTCAGGAATTGACAGTTGCTCCTGAAGTTCCTGAAAAATATAATAAGGGTATTACTCATTTTCCTATTTATTCTGAATCTGACACTCGTTTCTATGTTCCTCGGCAGTGGGGTTATGATAATTTTGGAGAACCGGAAGTAAATACAGTACCTGATGGCCAGGATTTACCTGAACTAGCCGTACAATTCAATGGGACGCCATATAATTATCAGGAACAAATTGTTTCAAAATTTATAAATTCTGGAGCCTGTGGATTAATATGTGTACCATGTGGCCGTGGTAAAACTTTTATGGCACTTTATACTGCTCTTTGGATTGGTAAACGATTCTTGGTTGTAGTAGATAAGGAATTCTTAATGAATCAGTGGTGCGATGAAATCAAAGCATTTTGTCCAGGAGTACGTGTTGGAATTCTTCAGGGAAATAAGATTCAGGTTGAATCCTCGGATTATGATTGTACAATTTGTATGTTACAATCTGTTTATCCAAAGGAGTTCCCGCAAGGATTCTTTAAAGATTATGGATTCACAATCTTTGATGAATGTCATAAATTGGGAGCACAGCAATTTAGTCGTGTTCTTGCTAAAATACAGACTAAATTTATGTTAGGACTTTCGGCAACACCTGATAGAGATGATGGGCTAACAAGAGTTTTTGAATGGTATATAGGTCGCCCTGTTTATCAGGAAAAAGTACGTGATCCAGATCCAACTGTCGTGGTGCGAGCTGTCTGGTTTCGTTCAGATGATGATGCCTATTTATCTTTGCCAACAGATTGGAAAGGGGATATAGTAACAGCACGCCTTCTTGGTCAAATCTGTGATTTTCGCCCTCGTATAGAACGGGTCATAGAGATTATTAAGGATATTTGTAAAGATAGTAGGCGACAATTACTAGTTCTCAGCGAGAGAAAAGAACTTTTAGCTGCATATGAGGAGGGTATTTTGGCTCAGAGGACTGAGGGAGATCAGGAAATAATCTCACCTTGGAAATTACGAGTAGGTTACTATGTAGGTGGTATGAAAGATGAAAAACTAAAAGAAAATGCTTCAGGGGCACAAATTTTACTTGCTACCTATGCTATGGCATCGGAAGCCCTAAACATTAAAACTCTAAATGCAGTTATTTTGGCAACACCGCGAAAAAAGATTGAACAGAGCACAGGTCGTATTCTTCGTCTTCGTCCTGAGCAGAGAATTGTTGAACCTATTATTTATGATATTATTGATCAACATGATACATATGTAAGACAATGGTGGGTTCGTCAGAGATACTATAAACAATGTACTTACACTATTGAACATATTGGACGAACGCCACATTCAAAAGAATCCCACCAAAATGAATTAGTAGGTTGTGCTATACAACTGACATTACCCATCAATGTTTAGTTCTTCATCTGTTTTTCCTTTGTAGCATTAGGAGGAGGCAAAGGATTTGAAGCCTGTTTTGCCTTCGTGTTTGATTTACTACCACGGACTTTACGTAAAATTCTTCTAAGTACACGGGAAGTACTACGTCTGCTACGACGGCCACCTCGTGTCGGCCCTACACATGCTTGATTATAGGACTTAGCATCATAGTGATTTTGGACTAGAATTGCTGGATTTGTAGGTGGTGGGTTGGGCATAGGCAGATTAGCATAACCAGCCGTAGGAGCATAGTATGCAGCTGTTGTTGTATCGCCAACATGGTAGCGATTTTCAATACCATTTGGTGGTGAATTCACCTGACCAGCAGTTAATCCAGCAGAAGCTGGATTAGAATATTGATATGAACCACCACCACCTTGGGTATATGGAGGTGGGAATGCCTTTACTGCTGTTCGTAGAGGAAGATCATTGGCGCCCATACTAGCAGCTTTAGCAGCATTCAAATCTGCCAAACCAGGTGTTCTTGGATCAGTAGGTTCGCATGGTGTTTTCTGAAATTGGGCAAATGCTGCTCCCACAGCATTGTTGCCAAAAGGCCATGAGGTAACCGATCCAAGACCATCATAGCGACCACCTGTCATTGCCAGACCGGGAAGACCGCCACGAGGGCCGCTAAATTGCCGAGGATCTACCCAGGATGCGGAGGCCAGAGGTGTACCAGCACAGTCCTTTCCTGGGCCTGGATAAGGTGTGTGTATTTGATTACCAGAATTAACTGATGTTATTTTGCCTCCATAAGAAGATGTTGCGTCAGACCAACCAGCGCCACGGATTGTTCTGCGACGACGATTACGCACTGAACGATTTTTTCCTTTCTTTTGATTACGACTATGACTGCCACTACCACTGCGAGCCATTATATCACCCTACTAATCCTTTTTGTTATTTTGCTGGACTAATAAAAAAGTGTTGTAGGGCGAAATAGATGTTCCATCAGGCATCATACGCATAATTTTAAATTTATTAAATTCTGAACTCCATTGTACTTCAACTGGTGTACCACTTTCATTTGAATTAGTAATAATATCCCTCAATGATTTACTAAGTTCCATACCCAATACTGCTGCAATACCTAAATCATTTCCTTCTTGACTAAAAAGTGAGTAGATATCAGGAAGAATAACCGCGGATTTATGTGGCTTACATAGAGCAACAACTTGCTGAGGAACTCCTGGAAATCGCTTAATTGTTGGTGGAATAAAGGTTTTTATTTTTTGAGGAGTTACTGAATCTCGCCAAAACCATCGTGGCTGATTAAAAAAATCAGGTTGGATTATGTATGAAAGACTAGAATCATAGTTTATTGCCCATTCATTAAGTGTCCAAGGTTTTACTAGACGGGGATTAAAAGAAAGAAAGGGTTGATTTTCAGGAATTGTACTCCAAACATTAAGAAGTTCGGACCAGCGTTGATTAAAATTTTTATGAATCCACAAATTGCGACCACCATAAATAAGAATGTCCTCAATCTGTAAAACAGATTCTCCTTTTAGAAGATTAGCCAGCATTATACACGGTCCTTTTTCAGTAAGACTTGACGGTAGAATCATTTTAAATGTAAATCCCTCCTGACGATCAGGACTCCAAAGACAGGGTGGCCAACTCTCCATAAAAATTAGATAGGATGTTGGGCGTTTATCAAACTTGGGCCACAACCATACTTTTTGTTCTGAAAATACCTGCTTTGTACGTGTATAGGGCATATGAATTTCCAAACGACCTTTTAGAAATTCATATGTATTGAGAATTTCATGAATAGCCTTAATATGAGACTTTTCAGGAAATTCAAACCGAATATTTTTTTTACTATCTGTATTTTGATATATTGTTGTCATTTTTGCGAATTTTACTACTAATATATGTATGCAATGAAAGTTTAGGTTCCATGGGAAGAGGGGAGGGGAGAGGAGAGGAGGGTATCCCCATCATTTAGAAGGCGGAAAAACCCATCTCTGCTGCCGCACTATCATTAGCAAATACTCCTGACATAAATTCACCTCTATTTTCAATAAAATCAGTATTAAATGCTTGTATTGCCCCCTCGGTGGTATCAGTAACTGGACTAGCAACTCCTCCTACCGTGGCAATCATCGTATCTGTATTTTGAACCGTAGGTCTATACATTCTTTCAGGATTACGAATAGTTTCCTCGGCATTGGCAGCTTGTACCTGTTCAGCATATGGATCTATAGCTGTAGGAGGAGCGGTTATGACAACTTCACCATCAGCAGCTTGTTGGGCTGGAGGATTCGGACCGGATGGTGTAACCTTTCTAGGTCCAGCAGCGGGAGCCGGTACGAAAACATCTGCTCCACGACCTGGCATCTCTAGATTTTCTTGAACAATAGGCTGAACATCAGTTCCCACCATCTGAGGCCCTGTAAATCCTGTTAAATATCCTCGTGATACAATATAATATACCAAAAATGCTCCAATTATCAAACAAAATAGAAGTCCAGCACTGTTATCCATACTTTCTCCTTTCAATATTTAAAATATTATCCTAATTTGGAAGCGCACGAATACTCATAAGCCATTCTGAATCCGTCCTTGGAATTGAAAATACATCCGTCCAAATCTTTCTTTTAGTTATAATTTGCTCACTTCCCAAATATTGACCCCCGCACCAACCTTTATTCATTTTTTGAGCACAAACTATTTTTTGTCCATTTATAACTTTTTGGCCAACAATTTTATAACTGATTTCATCTTTATTATTTTCATGCTCAATCCACCAGTCTAATCCAAAACTAATTTGCCCTCTAAATTCTTTAGAATCTTTAGAATCTTCACAATCTATTCCCCAAATAAATATAGAATAGGACATTTTATTTAATAAATAAAGTTATACCACGACCCAGCCACCGTTATATAAAATTTGATGAGTAACATTTAGACTGACATGTTTCAGTTTAAATCAGACACACAATAAGATTTTAAGAAATGGCTCCAAAAAATAGTCAATTATTTAATGGTGTTCTACTAACTCCTCAAGGAGATATAAAAAATGCTAATATTACAAAAGATTCAGAATTTCTTACATTGGATAATATGCAGAAATATTTTCGTCGTAAAGAATTAGCCCCTATTTGCTTAAAACTAATTGATATTACAGATTTAGGCCTGTCATCAGTGCCTTTTCTGGGATTGTTTGGATATACAGCAGCGATGACGAAGGGAAAAAAGTCACAGAAAAATAACCCTCTACTATCAAAGTATCATTCTGAAATTCAATCTGAGCTAATTTCAATGGAAATTGTTGGAGATATTTTAGTTATTGGATTAAAAGATAGTTCTGGCTCTTTGAGTCAAGCAATTCCTATTAATTCTGATTTTTGGAACACTTATATTAATCCTGATCCAAAAAATATTGTCATGACAACAGCAAAGACAGTGAAAAAGGTAAGAATTTGCGAACCATTACCGCCAACACAGACAGAATTAAAGACAACTGCTAGGATTAGTAAGGTGAGTACTAAAACAAATATTAAGACAGGTGTCAAGACTAGTAATAAAGCAAAAGTTAAGGTCAATAATGAGAAAGAAGATATAGAAGATAAAGCTGATACTATTAATGATGATAAAGATGATAATATGGACGATGATAATGAAGAAGAGGATGAAGATGATGAGTTAGAAGATGATGAGAAAGAGGAAGGTGTAGATAATGAAGAGGAACTGGGAGATGAAGAAAAAGAAGACGCTGAGGAAGATGCCGAGGAAGATGCCGAGGAAGATGCCGAGGAAGATGCCGATGACGGTGCTGATGACGGAGCTGATGACGGAGCTGATGACGGAGCTGATGACGGAGCTGATGACGGAGCTGATGACGGAGCTGAGGGTCAAGATGAGGATGATTTTGAATCTGAACACGAATTAAATTCAAAGAAAAAGAAAAAACTCTCAAAAGCAAAAATTAATACGAATCTAAAAGATGAATTGAAATCTAGTGATTCTCCTTTTGAGAATTCTATTCGTACTAATTTTATCAAAGAATTAGAAAAGGTGCTTCCAAAGCTTTTTTCCAAATCATATTTAGCCTCTCATAATATTAACCATGAAATATTGGAAATGGAGAATATTATTTATAATAAAACACTGGATAGAGCTGATAAAAACACTGTTGTAAAGAATTGGAACTATCCTCTATTCTGCTCAATATATAAACAGTCTGTTGCCGAAATTTTCTGGAATCTTCATCCAAAAAGTAGTCAACTTAATAAAAATCTAATTAAACGTCTTGAAGAGGGAGAATTTAAACTCCCTAATATTCCTAATATGAATGCCTATGAACTAGCTCCTGAAAAATGGCGAGAAATGGCTGATAGACAATTTAAACGAGAACAGAAAATTTTGGAGGGTGATAAGAGTCGTTCTACGGATCAATTTAAATGCCATCGTTGTGGTAAGCGTGAATGTTCATATTATGAACTTCAAACACGCTCGGCAGATGAGCCTATGACTATGTTTATCAATTGTCTAAATTGTGGCAAACGTTGGCGGCAGTCACAGTAAATTAATTGGTTTAATAATCTTCTGCGTTATTTTATTTTTTAAAAAATAATATTTACGATTAATGAATAATCAAGCGAATGCTGTTAACGTTGCTGATGTGGTAGCTCTTTTTGGTCCTGAAAGTGATAAATGGCCTATTATATATGATAACTCTTTTTTTATAAATAAATTCATGAATATGAATTATTTATCGGTTGGTCTTGATACTGAGCCCTATTTGGATATGTATGTAAATTCAAAAATTATTTCAAATGCAAAATTTATAAATGTAACTGGATCCGAAAATGAGAATTTAGTTATGAAAAAAATGGAAAAAATTCGTGAACTAGCAAGAAGTTTTGAAGAATATAGAGGCGATGATGAATTTACTTCATTTGGAAATAGTCAATTTGTTGATTGGGATGATTTTAAACTAATTAATCTAAATCCTGAAACTAATCGCAATGAATTATATAATATAGTAAAAAATTTAGAATCACTTGAAATTTTGAAGATTAATTCTCATGAGAATATTTTTTGGATATTAAATACAGTTATTGAATGTGGATTTCTACCATCCCTAATTTATGCTAAGTTTCCTATGGATGATTCTCATAATATCCTTACAAATGCCTTCATTGGTAATTTGAGAAATTTAGGTTACAGTTTATTATGTAATTTTGAAGGAAAATGTTTACTCTACCTTGGTGAACCTTTAGTATATACCTATGCAGATTGTACGGAAGCATCATCTAGAAATCCATTGGTAGAAACAATTATTAAAACTTCTATTGATTCATATAAGCAATTTTTGGAAAATCCAAAGAATAGATTTTCAGTACGATTTAGACCTTTCAAAAAACTGGCAACTGTTCCAGATGCATCTTCATCATCCTCTGAAGCTTGCGCAACGCCAGATGCATCTTCATCATCCTCTGAAGCTTGCGCAACGCCAGATGCATCTTCTGGAATTGAAACAAAAAACTAAATTGGCAGTTTATTTTCAAAAAAAATCTGAATATTAATAGATTTAGACTGAGCTCTAAAATATAATGAATATGTTTGATGATGATATGCTCCGTCAGTGTATTCCAGTATCATCATCAAAACTAAATACCTATGATTTTGGAAAAACAATCTTTCTTATGGATTCAAAAAGTCGTAATTTGACTGAAAAAAGTGATAAAAGTGTACATAAAAATCATGCTAAATCATTTAATAAGATTGTAATAAAATCATTTCTAAATAAGCATTAAATCAGCAAGTCTCCAATATTCATATTGACCATTAGGAAGCGGACGTTTTACAATAAAAGGTAGTCTTTTTTGTTCTAGCTCCATTCTAGCTATTTCTTTTACATCCGTAACATAATCTGGAACCATAATATATGCCTGTGCTCCATTACTTAGCATTTCTGAACGAAGACCAATAATTGATGTACGTTCATAAACAGTAAGAAATGGATAGGTCTTATGATTTTCATCAGTTGCAGAAGACATCAATTCCCCAATTCCAGCCTCTGCGCCAACTACAGCTTCTTTACTTTCCTGAGTCTGTTCTCGGATCTGTAAACGTGGAACAACAGTTTCAACATAATCAAGAACACATTCAGGATGATAATCAAACAATTTCTTTAGTTTTGAATATGCAGAAAGATTAGACGGAGCACCTTGTTGCCCTGTGTCATCCTCTGTTTGACCCACTCCTTGTCCCTCTTCAACTTCATTTAATTCCTCCTCATTTCCAAAAACTTCCTCATCTCCACCTGACCCACCTGAATTAATAATTTCTTCAGCATCCATTTTCTATGAATCCTACTTACTACTCTAATGACTCATTTTAAATCAAATCAAATTTTAGTCAGTCCAATGCCGGTTTAAACATTATTTAAGTTTATCTACAAGATTATGATGTCAGATCTTCAAATGGACGAAGTATCTAACCCTGTTCAAACTGAACAGGAATCTAATTCAGTGGAGACTAATAGTGTCAAGGCATATGAAACTTTTGATGAAATGGAACTTTCTGATGACCTACTGCGCGGAATTTTTTCATATGGTTTTGAAAAACCATCATCAATTCAACAATTAACAATTGTTCCTATGAAATATGGCAGAGATATACTAGCCCAATCTCGTTCAGGAACTGGAAAGACAGGTGCCTTTACAATTGGTTCCCTTGCTAATGTAGATCCGAGTCTACCGTTTCCACAGGTTATTGTAATTTGTCCAGTTCGTGAGTTGGCTGAGCAGTCTTTTAAAGTAGCACAAGAGATTGGTAAGAGACTGCCCATTAAAGCAATGTATGCTACAGGTGGTAGCAATCTTCGTGGAGATATAGCGAATCTACGTGGTGGAGCACAATATATTGTTGGAACACCTGGGCGTATTTATGATTTGATTCGTCGTGGTGATTTATGTCTAGATTATATGCGTTACCTAATTTTTGATGAAGCGGATCAGCTACTTGATAATCTATTTCATGATCAAATTATGGCAATTCTAAAATTTCATTTTCCTAAATCAACATCGCTTGCTCTTTTTAGCGCTACAATGCCAGATGAAGTTCTAACAATTGCTGAAAATTTCCTTCAAAATCCAGTCCGAATTCTAACACCGAGTGAAGAGTGGTCATTGGAGGGCATAAAACAGTTTTTTGTATGTGTAGAACGGGATGAATGGAAGTTTGATGTTTTACAGGATATTATGGGAAAAATAAAAATCAATCAGGCTCTTATTTATGTCAATAAACGTCAAAAGGCTGAATGGTTGGCAAAGAAAATGATAGATGCTCATCATAGTTTAGAATTTATTCACGGTGATATGGAGGTCCAAGAGAGGAAAAAGCGTCTAAATGATTTTCGTCTTGGTCAGAGTCGGGTGCTAATTTCTACTGATCTTCTTGCTCGTGGTATTGATGTACAAACTCTAAGTATTGTAATTAATTTTGAACTTCCACCAAGTCGTGAAAACTATCTTCATCGTATTGGACGTACGGGGCGTTATGGTCGTAAAGGTGTTTCTCTTAATATCGTTACTGAAGATGAAATGGGAGAGATGAAGAATATTGAAAGAGAGTATGGAACAACTATTTCAGAACTTCCTAGTGATCTGGGTGTTCTAGGGCGATAAATAATTATATTATAAATTAGATATTAGTATATGGATGATAATGAAAACTCATTGCTAAGCCTTATTAAAACTAATAAAAATAGTTTTTATAAGTTTTTACTAAAAAATGAAGGTTATAACAATACAATTCAACATATTTTGAATAAAATGGACAAAGAATCTAGTCATATTTCGTCAGATCAGCTAGTTCGTTGGATTTGTAGTAGTAGTTGTGGTATATTTTCAGATAAAATTATAAAAGATTCAGTTGGATTTCTTAATACGGAATCAATTCATAAGTTTATTATAAAATTAACCTATCTTTTTGTTCATTTTAAAAGTCGGAATAAAATATATAGTTTATTACCAAAAGTTACACAAGTTCCAAATAATTTAAAATTAGGGTTTTATGAAACTTTGAATAATTGTGGATTTGTAGAATTGATAAATTATATTAAAATTAGTTTGGTAAAAATTGCGGGGGGGTCTCAGGCCTCCACACCATCACCACAACTACCACCAGGCCAATATCAACCAACATGGACAGCCTCTCTATTTCTTACTAGTCCCACAGTAAATTCATATAAAGATATTCTTAATGTCTCATTTACCAAATATTTTTTTCCAATAATTATCAATGCCATTGCTTTTTATGAGCTTTATCCAAAAGGTTCAATTAATTTACTATATGACCCTGAAGGTGCTTTTCAAAGCAAACTATCATCAATAATTATTAATGCTCCTAGTGTTAAGGATGAAATAAATATATCAGCCCTTGGTAAATTCCTACAAATTCTCCATTTTCATCAATCACAATTTAATGATTATGAAGAAATATTAGCACATAAAATAAGAACAAAACTTTCCATAATCATTCGTCAAACCTTTTCTGAACTTAATTGCGTTTTACCTGATACTTTAACATTTGAATTTCTCTTCATCTATCTTCTAAATAAATGCGCTCCCTCATCTAATCAACTCCTTATATTCCGCTACATAGTTTCAAACTATTTCAGGACAAAAGACGGTCATCGCTTAGGCACAAATTTAAAAAATATTCCTGAAAACTCTAATGAAGTACCAGGTCTAGGATTTATAGGACAGTCTATGCGATTCTTCTTTCTTCGCCAAAAAAAATTTATGATTCAGGAAAAAACTCACTGCCCTCCATCATTTTGTCTTTTTATGGATGCTCATACATTCGGATTTTGTACGGCCACTTATCACGTGGTTGAAGCTTTCAGGGAAAATTATATAAAACGAAAGAGTTTATTAATAGACGAGATACCTAGTCAATATCTTTTCAGCCATAACTATAATTATTCTCGGCAATGGCATACACCTTTACCAACTAATTTTACAAGTAAATATGAACATCAAAGGAAATCACCAATATGTGGATTTGTATGTGTGATTGGAGACAATACTGCCAAGGATTCCACTTTAATGTCTGATAATGACTATCAGGAAACTTTTGGCCGCATACTTACTTTCCGAGAGAAACCACTGGGCAGACCAAAAAATACATGTGATCTTGATTATGGGAATGATGAATTTTTAATTGGGCATATGTTTCAAAAATATTCGGATCCTCGGCAGAATCAAATAATTTATTTCCCCATGCACTATTTTCATGGACCTCACAATATTTTTAATATTGATCAGGAAGAAAATGAACAGATTATAATGAAAAGAATTTTTAGAGTCTGCTACTCAAAGCTAGCTAACACCCCATTCTTATCTCCTAAAAATAAACTTCTTCAAATCCGTGACATCAAAAAGTATCTTTTAACCAACAGTTTATTTCCTGATAGAACACCTATACCATTTTATTTTAAGTATTGTATTCCTCAGGATCTTAATTTTGTAAGCTCATATGCCTGTTCTGAAAATATTATGTATCCACATCTTGGCACTGGAGGAAGTTTGGCAGAACTTGACGATGATATACAGGTGGGTCTAAATCACTGGAAAATACCTGATAAGTATGTTGGTTTTAAAATACTACAAGATTTAAAGTTAAATATTCATAATCTTTTTTTCGAGAATATAATGACAACGTGGCTAACGGACTATATTTTGCCTGAAAAAGTTCAAGCAAACATTTTAATTAAAACTCTGGAAGACTATCGTTTTTTTTATTATAATATTTTTAAGCATATATCAACAAATTCTCTTCTTCCGCAATTTTTTGAAATAGCAAGTCTCAGAAATTTTAGAATTCTAAAACTTTCAACCTCTTCAAAAACTCGTCGTCAGGTACGAATTAAAAATATCGTAACAAATACGCAAAAAAATTTGATTGTAAAAGTCATTCGGTAGATAGTAAGCATAGTAGAGCGTAGGCAAGTAAAATCCTTTAAAATGCTAAGTACTAAAAAGAAATTCGGTATTCTATCTACCGTTAATAGTATTGAATTTCAACCACATGTTATGGCTCTATATCCAGGATCTGAACACGAGTTTAATATTTCAGCACGAAATGTACGTGATGAAATAATAAAGTCATTGACGAATAAATTTGGTGGAAACAATTTAGTGAAACGAATTATTGAGCACATGAAAAAGTTCGGAAAATATTCAATTGATAATCATTCTGAATTCGTTATTATCTTAACAGAATTTGCCCACACCCGTCTTGTGTTTAAAACAACCCGTGTAGACGGTGAAATGATTGACTACTTTCTTAATAAATACGACTTGGATCCGCCTGAAAAATTTACAAAGAGTTCAAATTGGCTAAGACTTTTTGGCTATTAGACATTCATACTAATGGTATTAATCTGAGGAGCGGGGATAGTCTTTTTTTTACGACTACCACCGCGACCAGTTCTAGTAGAATCTGCCTGACTCATAACTTCCTCAGAAGCAATACTTGTTACTTCATTAAGTACTTGAACGGCGGGTTGGCCGATAGACCCAATAGGAGCAGGTCCTCCAAATCCAACAGCTCCCTGAATAGGACCTTCTGCTTCTGCCCGCCGTGCTTCCTCAAATGTTTTTAGAATATCATCAACCCCTGACGGCCCTCTCATTTCTCGTCTTGGCTGTAGAAGCGGCGGAGCAGCTGCGGCTGCTTGAGGCATCTGGGCTGGTGGAATCTGAGTCTGGGGCGGCATTGGTGGATTTACAGATTGAAAGAAAGCACCTGTACCAGGTACCTGCATAGAAGGAGGCTGTTGTTGTTGAACTCCCATTGACATTCCCATAAAATTGCCAAAACCTGGTCCTGCTGCCTGAGCAGCAGCAGCAGCAAACTGCTTGGCCAACTCAGGATTTTGTTTTAGAATATCACTCATATCCATTCCACGTGTTTTATCTCTAAAGAACTGATTACTCATATGAAACATAAAACCTGAACCAGCTAACATAAAAACTAGTCTAGCCTCAGGAGGCATAGCACCACGTCCCTTATATTTATCATATAGTTCCTCAAAAACTTCATCAAAATCCTCAATATTTTCATGTACACTTTCGGACCAGCCATCAAGTTGCCAACCAAAAGGATCAAAACGATTATTCAGCATTTCAGCCCCCGTTATAAATCCCATCATCATTTGACGCTGAAATTTTAGACTTGCCTCCAGATTTCTCTGATCACTCAGACGTTCAAACTCGGATTTTATTTCATCAAGTGAATTATCCATTGTAAAGCGATGTGTCAATGTATATCCTCTGGTTTCCATGCGATTGAGTTTTGTCAATAAATCGGCCTTTTCTTTGCGTTCCTTTTCAATATCTTCTTGTGTGCGAATTCCCTGAAAAGGGCTTGAACCAAAACCACCCATGTTACCTCCACCAACACCTACAAATCCATTACCATCACCCCCACCACCTCCACCACCTCCACCACCTCCACCAAACATAGTTGAACCATTCGGAACATCACTGTCTTTTGAAATTCTAATTTCTGGAAGAGGTCCTAGAGGTATAGCATCACCCATTGGAATATCTAGTGAAATAGGCTCAAGAGGTTCAAGTGGTGCTACGGAAATATCATTAGATAATCCACTATTAAGTGATGTAACATTCACTGTATTACCGGACTGTCCTGTATTTGCTCCACTATTAGCCCCTGAACCACTACTAATCTTATTATTGGCAATAAGGTTTAAGCGGATATCATCACTAAAATCGGCCCCCCCTAGTGAAATGACATTACCTACATCTGGACCCATGCGCAAATCAACAAGCGGATCAGTAGAGATTGCTGACTCGGCAAAACTTTGCATATCTGATATACTGACGCTTGTCATCTTGTTCTGAAACAATAGTTCACTTTTAAGCTTTGTATTGAACCGCACATACAAGAGTCTTCTTTCTTTTCAATTCTAGACGGCAGTCAGCGCGGAACTATGTCCCACTCACCCCCTCCCCCGTTTTTGCTGGGTTAGAAGAGTTCTTTAGTCTAAGTACGACGGCGATAAACACGTCTAGTTTTTGTTGAGCTTTTACGTAAAGCCCGTCGTTTAGTTCTACCTCCTAATCTATGATATCTTTGATCTCTATAAATACGTCCTACTTGATACATTTGGCCACAGCCCTCTGCAAAATTATAATCATTTATATTTACGATTTCATAAATTGTATTACCTACTAATAATCCAGCCGGACTTTTATTCCCTCCTTCTATAAATCTTCCAGTCATTTTAACAATTTCACCGCCTGATTTAACATTTGTTTCTATACAATCATTTTGAACTGGAAAAGCAACACCGCCTTTATAATTAGTATTTCTTTTAGAATGTGTTTTTCTTGCCCAGGCTAATTTATTATTTTTACGTTTTTGATTTATTTCTTCATTTGTAGATGGCGAATTACCTACAAATATATTTCCTAATTTACTAAGGTCAACACTCCACACCTCTCCATAATTGTTCATTTCTTTACTTTCTTTTTCGGAAAGACGACTTTCAACTGGTTTAATCTTTAGAGGAGCGGGTGGAGTAATTGGTCCAGGTCTAGTATTCATATCTAATTATATTAGAACATTTTTGTTATAATTTTAGAGGAATAAACAATCTGAATTTTTAGATTGCTTTTTGTGTATTTATAAGGGGTTGGTAGTCTAAATAATATAAACATCTTATAGATGTCCTGTCTTTTTAATAGTTTTTCAAGATTTGTTGGTGAAGCTCCACAAACTATTCGTCAAAAAATTTGTGATTATCTATTAACTAATCCATCTTTATATCAGGATATTAGTGCTTCAGAAGCAATTTTAGCAGATTATGGTAAAGATGGAAATCTAGAAGCCTATGTGGCTCGTATGCGTTCTCCTTCAACCATGGGAGGTGCAACGGAAATAAGAGCATTTATTAATTTATGGAAACGCCCTGTTTTAATCATTTCAAATCCAAATAGAAGACAAATAGAGTTTGTTTGTAGTGAACCTCATCAAGGTCCTCAAGTAAAATTAATTTGGACAGGAGGTCATTATTCTCCAGCTTAATTTTTTCGTTTTTTCAGACTTTTTCTGCTGCCACGGCTGCGACTGCGACTGCGACGCCCACCACTTACTTGTGTTTGATTATTATTATTTGCATGCACCTCCTCCCCTCCCTCCTCCAAATTAATTATTAAATTTGGCGATGTATTTTGTTGTAAAAATTGTAAATAATTGTAATGATTATTCAGTAATACGTCTATTTTATTCAATAAATCCTGTTTTTGTTCTTCATTAATTAGTTCATCTTGAAAAGCACTTATAATATCCTGTTTTTCTTCATTGTACTTATCAGGATTTAGTTTTATAAAACCATTTAGTCTATCCAGAGTGTTCAAATAAAAAGACATTTTCTAATATTATGTTGTAAAATCGCAGCACATACAAATTACATCCGCCATATCAGATTTTTTCTTAGCACTTCTCCAATCTTCAATAAATTTTGGCCCGGTAATTCTGCTCTCACAAAACAGTTTTTCAACCCTTTTCTCGGAAATTACCTTGCGCTCTACATATCCAGCATCACCCTTTTTCACATCGCTTCCACCCGTTTTTTTACCAGCATGAACAAAATAAAAAGGTACTCGCTTTGTGTCTAATATCATACTTCGCAATGTAGCAAAAAGTAAAATCTGTACAGTTTTCATATGCGGATTTTTAAATACGGGTTGATTTTCCAACAAAATTACATCAGCCTCCCTAAAAATATCTATATTTATCATACAAAACTTTAGTATATAATCATGTAATTCCTCTGGACCTAGAGTATTTGAATTCTTCTTCTTTTTACGTGACAGTGGAATAGCAAATCGCCTCCTAATAATTTCTAAAATGGAATCTCGCTTTCCTCCATTTTTTTTGGCTTCTCTCGATTCTTCCTTAGTTAGAAGTTTTTTTAGAAAAGAAACATTTGGAATTTTGGTAGCAATATCTTTTCCATCTGGATTTGTAAGAAATACAAAATCTTTGGGAAGATGTCTACGACAACAAAAACCACGCTCACCAACCTGAAAAGAGGGTGCTACTTTACACTCAGGTTTCATACACACCTTCTTATCCTCTTCTTGGGTAGTTTCAGTTGTTTCCATGATATTTATATTGGCAAGTCCTAAAAGACGATCAGGCAAAACATTTCCAGATGAATCTACTTCATTTTTTCCAAGTAAACACCATGCTAAATTTTTAATGCCAATATCAAATGCTAAAATACGCATTTCATCCTGATAATAGTTTGTATCTGTCTTTAATTTGCTCTCGCATTATTAGATTTGGATTTTTGAAATGACTAAATCTAATATGTATTCATCGGTCATCGTGTGTCTTGTGTTAACTGTGCTACTAGTTGGATTTGTAGCACAGATTTTAGTAAATAGACCCGATTTTTTAGCAATATTTTTTAAACCTTCCCCTCCAAAAATATACACAACTTCATATGTTCAACCAGTTGGTGGCTCTGCTAGTGGATATACTTAGCCTGAACCTCTCAAATACATTTGACCTCCTCTAGGAGTATTTCGTCCACCCTCATATTTTTTGGTGAGTTCAATATTTTTAAGATTGGACTCTCTTAAAGATAAACTAGGATTAACTTCATATGTACCAAATAATGATGGTGTTGGATCACCATCACGATAAATACCTATATGTCCATGTCTAGAATTTCCATCAGATAAATTACGTGTTTCACAAACAAACGGTGTACATTCAACTACATTTTCAAAAGGAGGTAAAAGATATTTAGCAGGACGTAGAGCAGCACCAGTCGTTTGGGCCATACGAATTCTATTTTCATTAATAATATCCTCAGCATTATGAACCATCCATTGTTTACTAGCAAATTGATAACCCGTAGGTAGATTTTTGGAACATTGAGGGCGATAATCTGTTCCAAAACGAGCATCGGCCTGTGGTCCAGCAAATGCTGGATAACGGGAATCAACGGCTGGTAGAATTTTTTTCTCAGGAACAGGATCAGGGATAAGTTGTATATTACTATCAGGTATAACTACGCTCTCAACAAATTTCCATACTGTATCTCTTGATGGAGCTGGGTAAAGATTTGGTTCTGTTACTTTATACCAGGACATATATAAGGCTCTAATAATCCTTAGATAACCCAGTTAGACTAAAGAACTCTATGCTCGTAATGCCTCAATAAGTTCAGCACGATTCATTTTGCTCTCACCAGGGACTTTGCGCTGTTTTGCTAAATTATGGAGCTCTTTTGCCGTCATTGATTCTAGAGAAGCAAAAGGTACATTAGTGACATTAGAGTTATCTGTTGCCTTTATATCATTCAGATTATCTAGAAAAGGAGTATCCGTCTCATCTTCCTCCTTTTCGTTATCCAAATTTTCAACATTACTTACTAATTGACCATTTCCAGATGGAAGTGGTGTCTCCTGATTTATGGGCATTCCTGAAACCAGTGATGGACTATCGGCAGAAGCTAATAGTACTGCTGGTGCTTGGTCACCCGTACTGGTTTCAACTGCTTTTGCTATTACATCTCCAAAATCTTCATCTATTTGAACATTATTTTCATTAGAACTGTTTTCATTTAAATTATAACTATATGTCTGGCTATTGACAGGTAGTCCACAATCCTGTGCGGAAATATTATAACCACTATTGTGGTTATTTTCTTGTACCTGATCCTGGTCAGTTTCAGTAAAACCTTCCATAGCTCTCAAATCATTGGACATCTTCAAATCCATGAGTAGACTTTCAATCAAGCTCATACGATTTTCATTAAGCAGAATACGACTGTATAAATAATAGCAAATGCTTCCAAGAACTAGAAGAACAACTAAAGTTAATGTAACTGATTCACTTAATCCTGCTAACATCCTATAGATTCAACTTATTTCAATTTATTCTATTAATCGCACAATACGTAGTAATGATTCAACTGAACTAACTCTGCAGATACCCTCTGCCAAGCCGTATGAAAATATTAGCTTTGTCTTACCATCGGCCGTAATAATCTTCTCTGCAGGACAACATATTTTTCCTATATTTGATGGCGCACTCTCTACAAATTCAAAAAGATGGGTGCTAATTATGCTTAAAATATTTTTGGATCTCCAAAGACGCTCAGTAAAAACTTTTGATGAAAATTCAGCATCTGGAGGATTTGTAGAATGAAATAACTCATCAATGAGAACTATTTTTGGATTATTACCAGGTTTTAGAATATCTTTACAAAATTCTATTTCACGTTCAAAACGGGATTTTTTTCCTGGTAGATCATCTGGGGTAAGACAAATGTGGAATTTTTTGAATATAGAGGATTTACAATTAGAACCAAGAGCAATACCGAATGTGTGAGATAAGTAGAGCGATGCTGATATTGCTCTAAGAGCAGTTGATTTTCCACCACGGTTAGGGCCTGTTAGCAAATAATGATTATTTTCTCCGCAACTGCCGCCACTGCCGCCATCGCCAGACCGAATTAAAATATTAACTGGAACTCTTCTCAAATTATCAACATCAGGATCATAACCACCTATTAATCCAAATTGAGGTAACCCAGTATTAGTCCATTGAACAATACAGGCATTACCAGATAAAACTTTTTGTGCTAAAGTTATCCAAACTTCTACTTCAACAACACATTGAACATAAATTTTCAGAATATTTGGATATAAAAGTGCTACTGCTAATGTTTCCCGTCTACTATGTTTATTTACAGGCCAATTAGGTCTAAAAATTTCTATACCTGCTCTGGATTTCAGAATCTCATATATATTTTCATAAAGTTCCAAAAATTCCACAATTTTTTCTGCTTTTGCTATTAAAAGTTGGTCTATTGAAAAAAGATGTTTATGTGACCAATACGATTGTATAACTGATTGAAACACTGTAAATCCTAAGCTAATAAGAGTCATAAAACTTCCTCCTCCCTGAGATGTTTTATCATTTCCAAATGGAATTGTAGATATAGCTAATGATTTTAATATTTCTAAATATGTATTAACAGAAATACTTTTACCAATTACACATCTTACAAAAAAATAGGGTAGTATTAATACTAGAATTGGCATTATCATTGAAGATATTGGCATTATCCAAACACGTAGCAATGCCCAAATAGTGAGTAAATAGGGTATAAAATTAAAGGGCTGAAAAAGCTCTCCCAAAAAAATTAACTCTCCTGTTGCTTCAGATTCAAGATTATTTTTTGAATGATTTGTTATGGTATATATATCATTATATAATTCTGAAAAGCGATTAATAGCACCACTTATATCAGAATCACAACATACTTTCATAAATTTCCTAATTTTTTTACTGGCCAAATTTGGGTTTTTTTGATGATCAAATTCACATTTAGCAAGCGAATTTTTCATCCAGATTTTAGCTCCATCTGTTTTTAAATTTGCCCAGGATACGAGAGAGTTATGAAGTCTCTCATTTGTTTGTTGAGTATCCATAGACAATTCTAATTGTCTGTAATTCTACAAATTTTTATGAAAATCGCATGCGGTTTTGAAGCATAAAGAAATGGATTCTATTTTAAATAGAAGGATGGGGGATATTAAAAAGACTGGTAGTGTTGAAACTCAGACACAACCATCGCCACTGCCACCATCCTTAAAACTTCCATCTGGAATAGTTATTATATGTCCTCATACAATTCAACTATTTTCAAGGAATTCCCGGAATACCACGATTTCTGATGATACAATTCAATCTATTAATTTAATTGCAAAATCACTTCTTAATGGAACTGACTCCAATGGATGGAGAAAAATTCCCACAAGAAATCATTTAGCAGATAATAGTTCCTTAACATTTCGCACTAAAAATTATAATTCACCTACAAATAAAACACCCAATTATCAACAGAATATTAAATATAGTAATCATAATTCTAATGGTCTATATCCTCAACATAATCAAGTAAAATATCCATCACGAACAAATTATCAATCTAATGAATATCGCCCTGCTCCTCAAAAATATGTTAGTCGTTTTCAAAATTCTGAGAAATCTATGGATTCTCAGATACTTAATACAATAATTTTAGGAAAATTAAATAAGTTTTCACCTCAAAATTATGATGAAATAAAAGAATTTTTGGAACAAATTTTGGATTCTGGACAAACAGATTTTCTCAAAGATTTTATGAAATTAGTTTTTGAAAAAGCTGCGACCGAACCTATTTTCTGTGCTCTTTATGCTCGTCTTTTAGGAGAATTGAGCACGAATTATTCAATTCTTATAAATGAAATGGAATTTCTATATAACACATTTATTCATATTTTTGATGAAATATCTGAAGAATCATCAAAAACATATAATGAATTAGTTGATGCGAATAATGAAAAAACCTATCGTCTAGGATATTCGCAATTTTTAACAGAATTAATGCCCTATTCCGTGGTAAAGCCTGAATTTCTGCTAAAAGTTATTCAGGCTATTTTGGATAATTCTCTTAAGATTGTTCGTCAGCCAAACAATATTCGGCTTGTTGAAGAATATTCAGATTGTTTGGTTCGTATTTTAAAAAGTATCATTAGAACCAAAAATGTAGAACTTATTTCTAATCTTTCTTCAGGTGATATTTTTGAAAAAATTAAAACACTTTCAACTAAAAATGTTGATTTTAAAAGTCAGTCAGCAAAAACACGTTTTAGTTGCTTAGATATTATTGAAATGTTAGAGCATAAAACAGATTTTTAATAATTTGTGTGGGTGCTTATGCTAGTTCTGGTACCCTATGACAGAATGTTTTTTGGTCTCAAAAAAATCCATAGGACATTCTATAAATCCACTGTGATTATCCATTGAACTATACCAGAATTGAGCATATAAATTTTTGCCATTTGGACGAATATTAAATCCAATACAATATTGAATTGTATGTGTTAAGCTGTTTTTATCTGGAAAATAAAAAGGTTCAGTAAAATGAGTTATTAGTAATTTTTCATCTTTCAGTGCTAAAAATACTAAAAAATGAAAATATCTGCGAAGTCCCTTGCCATCAGGTGGATCCAAAGATAAATGGGTGACACAACAAAATTTATTTGGATTAATAGGTGAATTGTATTTAATAAGACAACTTGAACCACGCATATAACGAAATATTTCAGGAAGATTTTCTTGAATATATGTTATCTGAAGTTTATTATCAGCTTGTAAAGAGCCGACTTGAAAAGGCCACCAGGAATAAATAATTTGAAGGGTTTGGCTACCACGACCATCACCATAAAAAGGTATCCAGTTCTTCTCACAACAATTGTTATCAGGCGGTTCTAATATCTGAAGATTTGTAAAAATCGGTTGATTTCCCAATAAAGTATCAAAAATAAGATTCCCCCTAACAATCCTATTAATCCCATCACCACTCCATTGTTGCTGGGTTGCCCAGAATTCACAGCAACCATTTGAATCTTGAATTAGACGTATATCTTCTAATCCAAAACATCTCGTCGCAACAGTTTTATTATCCCAAAAATTTTCCTGGACAAATTTCTGGGTTTCTGGATCACTTCCTAGCCAATAAATTAGATTTTTAGAAATATATTTCTCCATAGATGGTATTGAATTTAATAGGTCATCATAGACATAATTTACATATCTAACGCATAAAATATTTTCAGGTGGATAAAAACACATTGACGAACTGTGCAGTTCTTCATTTTCAATGCCACACTTTTTAAATATTAACCACTCGGTATCACCTGGAATTTTATGACTAAAAAAATAAAAATTTGTATATATGAACAGTGTATTACATGAACCCTTCATATTCAAATATTGAATAGCATATTTAGCACCAGCTAAAACATTTTTTCTATAAATATGCTCATCAAAAATTCTTTCAAAAATAAATTCATTAATATATAAAAGATTATCATACGATTTTTCTGTTTCATTGTCTATTTTTTTTATCCACTGAGATGCTTTTTCATGATTTTTATTCATTCTATAAAAACGAATAAGTAGGATAATTGGATCAATATATTGTGGCCATACCTTATAAAATTTTTTAAATAAATCTTCTTTTTTCTGAATAATTTGATAGTCATTATTATCAATAATATTTTCTTTGGAAAATTCCTCCTGAAACTGTTTAAAAGCAATTTTGTAGCTTTGAGATAGTTCCATGATTTAAAAAGATAATTCTTTTAACTCTTAGGTGATTAATATCATATTCCTGATATGATTAATTACTATATTAATTATTTTGATCAAAAACCTAATGAATTTCTCTATCTTACTTTGGCATCCTGGATTACTCATAATCATTCAATTACTCTAACATTATATATTAATGTTAAAGATGATGCAAAAATGAAACAGTTTCTTGCGCCATTTCTGGATAAAATTAATATTATTCATACACTACCACCTGATAATTATAAACTTTTCCCAAGTTTTGCCGTTATACTAAATAGCTTTACTAAAGTTCAACAGGCAATGGGGGATGAAAGAGATCCAACTTTCTTTAAAGCTAACGATAATTTTTTTAAAATAGTATACACTTCAACTGACCAATTTCAAAGAGAGATTGATATACCAACGGATGTGCTTTTAATCCCACCGTCATTTGTTGATTTATTTCCAGTTCTATGGGAAAAAAAATCAATTCTGGGATATTATTGGAATCTCCATGTTTCACCCTTTTTATCTCATCTCAGCAAAGTTGATTCATTTTCGTTTTGTCTTTATGGTTCAAAAGCAAAATATTGTGATGGTATGATTCATAATATTAAGATAGCACGAGAACTATTTCCTAATTTCCATATTTTTCTATTTGTCCGAAATGATGTTCCTGAAGAATATATTGACAAGTATACTCAAATAGGTGGTGAAATTTTACACCTGTATTATATTGAAAACTTTAATGTTATGATGCTTTATCGTCTATTTTTAATTAATCACTATCAGGTCAAATCTGTCTTTAGCAGAGACGCAGATAGTCGGCTCTGCCAAAGAGATAAGCAATGTATTGAACTATTTTTAGAAAATAGTACAACAGTAGCATATCCGAATAAAAATTTTCAGGTAATTCGTGATCACTATTTCCATAAATCCAAAATAATGGGTGGAACTTTTGGATGGAAAGATATACAGAATTGCCAAAAACCGAATATGTTTTTTCTATTTCAACAGTGGTTAAAATTACATTCTTTGACAATTGAAAATATACAAGAATATGGAACAGATGAACAATTTCTACAACATTTTTATATTGAATATTATAACAATCTATATATACAAACGAACATAACAGCCTATAAAAATGAGATTACATTTAAAATGCCCCAAAGTAATCAAATTGAACTTACTCACAATTTTATTGGTAATACATGGGAGATAAATAACAATACAAGTTATCCGCTTTTTTCATACTATAAATTTCCTGTTGAAGCTCACATTCAATGGCTTTTTCAAGAAAATCAATGGGATATTCTCAGCAGAATGGAATTAGATGGATTCTATGAGTGGGACTTTCTAAAAAATTTTCAGAACGTAACGGGAGGCGGAGGACTCTATGGGCTTAAAAATATAATTGAATATTTTTATTTGGGGCAGATTAATAGCACTTTACCAGATTCATGTAATAAAGCACGGAAACTACTAGGTTATTTTCATAATTCAGTGTGTATGGATGAAAATACATACAAGAACGCGAATAAGCTTTTTGCCAAGTCAGCTAAATTAGAAGGAACACGATTCATAGCCACTACTAATCCAAATCGTATTTCAAAAGATTCATCTGAATGTGTAATTATTTATGGCGATTATCCATATTATGCAAAAAATCTTTGGACTGACAAAATACCAAACAGGATTTACAGAAATATTATGTTTTATAATGAAAATCTTGGTATTCCAATCACATGGGAATATGAATCATGCTGGGAACCAATTGATAGAATTTATGTACTCAATCTTGAAGATTGTCATGATAGATGGATAGCTGTCTTAGGCGAATTAGCTAAAATGGGGGCTCCATTACATCGTGTACATCATTATAAAGCAAAGAGGGCACAACCACGAGGAGATAAACTTCAAATATATTCTGGAGCTACTAAAAATCATTGTGATTGTGTCAAGGAATTTATTGAGAGTGGAGATAATTACTGTTTAATATTGGAGGATGATTTTATGTTTTGTTCAGATTATGAAAATAATAAACGGACTCTTAGTGAATTTTTTAAGAGAAGATATGATTTTGATTTATGTATGATTTCTTATTCTAAGATTGGAACAACAGAGGAAAAAGATGATATGATTTTTTTATCACGTCAGGCTTGTACTACAAGTTCAGGGTACATACTTAAAAAATCTACGGCGGAAAAGATTTACAATGTTTTGTTTGAAGGATATACAATGATGCTTAAAACAGGTAATTATAATACATTTTGTTGTGATAGATATTGGTCCAAAATTCAAAAAGATGATGGATTTTTTCTTTTAAAAGACAAACTGGGTTATCAGAGAATAATGTATAGTAATATCACTGGTCTTCAGAATATGTATCTTGACTAAAAAATTGACGGGATAGGGGTGTATAGTTGTGTTAGGAGTAAAACATAGAAAATGATTTCAAATTCTAGAATGCCGCCAATCACACGTGGTCAAACGGAAGCAAATAGTTCAGTTGCGGCTTCTAAAAATAAGAAGAATTCTAATGATAAGAAGCGTCAAGTAAAGAAATCAGGAGGAGGACACGGAGGACGCGATGATGATAGCGTTGATTCACGTGGTAATCTTCGCGGATTTATTGATTATGATGAATCTGATCAGGAAGTAGCGGTTGTTTCAAAGGAAAAGCGGCGTCAGCAGGTGTCTAATAGAAATAATATGAAGAAGTTTGGGGGAGGTAAACAGCAAAATGATAGTGAAGATGATGAAGTTCCAAACTTTGAAAAATATAGTAATAAAAAGAATCAGGTTGTTAAACCTTTTACTTTAAATACAAACTCAAAGACTTCAAAATTGGGAATGAGTAAAAAGACAAATGGGGCCCCAACTGGAGGTCTTTCACGTCTTAAGAAATTTGCTGATTTGAAAAAGAATAAGAAAGATGAAGATGAGGATGAAGATGAGGATGAAGATGAGGATGAAGATGAGGATGAAGATGAGGATGAGGATGAGGATGAGGATGAGGATGATGAAGATGAAGACTATGATAATGATGTAGATAGTGAAGATGTAGATGATGAAGACTTTGATGATGACGATGAAGATGATGATGAAGATGATGATGATGATGATGAAACTAGTAAGAATAAAAGCAAAAGTGCCTCAATCTTCTTTACATTTGGGGATGATATGTCAGGGCGTATGGTTCCACAGCGTCATAATCTCAAAAAGGAATCATCTGATGTTCGTAAGTTCGTAAAACTCCTTACAGAACCAATGGAGGATAATACAATTGATACGCAGATTGATCAATTCAAGGCATTATCAGATGATAAACAGAAAGAGCTACTACAAGCTCTGGAGCGTCGTCCTACATCAACGGATACAGGAGTGAATCTAATGCTACGAATCCTACAACTCAAAGTTCCACATGAAGTTCAGGCTATGGTTCTGGCCAAGTATAATGCTCTTCAGGCACTTGATCCAAGTAGCGGTGAATATTACAAGATGCGTAATTGGCTTGATAAGGCAGTTAGTGTACCATTTGGTATTTTTAAGGAAATGCCTGTAAATTTGGATGAAGGCACTGAGAAATGCGGACTTTTTATGGAAAATTCTCGCAAGTGTCTAAATGAAGCAGTATATGGTCAGGATGATAGTAAACTCCAGATTCTACAGTTCATTTCTACAAAGATAGCTAATCCTTCAAGCCGTGGTTTAAGTCTTCTTCTGGTTGGCCCTCCAGGTATTGGTAAAACGTCGCTAATTAAAAATGGAATTGCTAAATCACTCGGTTGGCCATTTCAGCTAATTTCATTGGGTGGTGACAGTGATGCATCAACATACACTGGTCATCAACTTGTCTATGAAGGCAGTCATTCAGGTAAAATTGTTAACTCACTAATTAATGCTAAGTCCATGTCACTAGTACTTCTCTTTGATGAGTTGGATAAGATTAGTGCTACACCAAAAGGCGAGGAGGTTCAGAATCTTCTAGTTCATCTTACAGATCCTGTACAGAATTCTGATTTTGAAGATAAATATTTGGCGGGACTTCCAATTGATTTGTCCAAAGTAATGTTTGTATTTTCAGCAAATGATATTTCAAAGATTGATAAAGTTCTATTGGATCGCTTAACTGTTGTTCAGCTAGATGGTTATGATATGAAACAGAAAATCACTATTGCTGAAAATTATTTGCTTCCTGCTGCTCTACGAGAGGTTAATTTGACGGAAAAAGTGGCTATTTCACGTGAAATTTTACAGTATGTCGTTGATCGTTACGCAAAAGAAGAAAAAGGTGTTCGTGAACTAAAGCGTTGTATTGAACAGATTGTCCAAAAAGTTAATATGCTTCGCATGTTTAATTCTAAGGACCTGCCATTTCATATTAAAGATTTTATTCTACCGTTTGTAGTTAAGAAGGAACATGTGGATTTATTTGTAAAACGTAAAGAAGATCCTAATGCAGCACCAATGGGAATGTACACGTAGACTTTTGGGTATATAGGACATGTATTATGAGTCCAAATCTATGGGCTGTAAGACAATTCTTGATTATTTTTAGTTTAATATTCTTCTAGTCAAAGACTATTTAGGATTATTTGCGATTACGTGTGTATGAACTCTTATTTTTTCTATGAGTTCTGTTTCTTCTATGTGTTTTACGTCTTGAACCACCTTCACTTTCTATCATCATGTTATTAGTTACTGCAGGGGCAGGGGCAGGGGCAGGGGCTGCTGATGCTGATGAATTAACACCCAAACCCGATAAATTATGACGATATTGATTTAATGCTGAGCGAGCTAAATAATTATAGGCCTTTGCTAACTTGTATTGTTCCGTAGCTTTTGCTCTTAAATTTTTACTGATACCTTTTGTTTTGAGAGCTGCTACAGCTTCCTCTTTTAGAGCCTGAGCCTGTTTTAAATATTGTTCATGACGTTGTATTGCACTTTGAACATTAGGAAGTTTTGTACTATTAGGTATCATAGGTGTTGAAGAAGTAACTGAGCTGGCTGAAGTATTTAGAGGAATTAAGTTAACCTGACTCGTAATTTCCGCAATAGTTTTTTTGTTTTTCTCTTGCTGAGCTTTTTTAGTTGCTTTAGCAGTATTTTCAGCAACAGTTAAGGATTCAGCATATCCTTCAGGAGCAAAACTTTCTTCAACAACATAGTCATTTGAATTAACATTTATTGCATTGTCTGGAGCAACATATATGTCAAGAGAATTTTCTAGTAAAAGTTTTTCAGCTCTTTCTCCTAGAGCTTCTAATTCCTTAGGTGTTATGGAGGTAAAACCAATGATTTTACGAAGTCTAGCTAGTTCTTTCATTAATTCAACCTTATATTCTAATTTTTGACTGCGCGTTCTTGGTTCATATTTTTTAAATCCAGATGGAATATCATATGGTGCAGAGGATTTATCAAAAAAAATAACTGGCATTCTCTATATATTAACTGATAAATTAACTACCGATGGCTCGTGCGATTGCGACGGCGGCTCGTACGATTGCGACGGCGGCTCGTACGATTGCGACGGCGTCGGCCACCTAGAATTGGTAATTTAGGTCCACCACCTGCCCCACTTTCTTCTAATCCAAACTCACGAGCTTGTTCAGGATGATCTCTTACAATAGCATTAACATCTCTATCCTCTGAAATTGTAATTGTCATACTTACAGGATAACTTTTCTTAGTTGTAAAAAGTCCAAAAAAAGTAGGTTCATTAACATTCTCAATAGCTTGACTATATAAATTAGTAGGAGGTGCTGAAACTATAGATTCTCCATGTGTTTTTTCAGCTTTTTTAGCATCCAAATAGGTCAGAAATACTTTACGCGCAAGACCATCTAATGCTGCTTTCGTTCCAACAGTACCGAGTGAAGTACTACCAGTTCGCCTGTATTGTGTTTTATACTGCTTTAAAGCTTCACGAAATTCGTATACTAAATTAACAAGCATTTCACCTGTTTCTTCTCTTTTTCTGGCAGCAGAATGTAATGCACTTGGGCCTGAATATACACCTGTGTATGTAGGTTTAGATGCCATTTCTAAATTACTACTATATTTAATACCTGGCACAATTATGAAGATACATACAAATAAATATAATTACTTTGGTTAAATTTAGGTTCAGGCAAATACATACTGCTCTCATCATCCATCCACCACCACCGTCCATTTATTGGATTACAAAATTGTGCTGTATAATGACCACCCATATGACTTCCATGATGATCTACAACACCACGTAATTCGTAAACACTGTCAAAACCACTACCTTCCAAACCAGCACAATAAGGTTCAAAGAATATATTTAAATCAATTGTTTTTGCTTCGGGGACACTATTCATAATTTTTCGCCCATCTGGTGTAAACCGCTTTATACACACAAATAGATTTTTGGGAACCCGAACAAGTGAATAATTAATAGTTGCTTTAGTCCGTAATGGTTTACAATATTCACATGCATAATCATCAAGTTCCTCAACTTTAAAACAGGTCTTTATCCATTCCTGAAAAGGTTTTTCAGGATCCAAACAATCAACTTTAAGAACATTAAAAGGTTCATAGGAGTCACTGAATAGTTTACAGGACTCACAACGAACTGTCTTTTTTAGTAAACCAAAGAACAGATCAGCCACCTTAGAATTATTATTTTTTATAAAATTTTTCCAACTATCACATGCTTGAATTTTATTGGAATGTGATTGATTTGATTCATTAGAAGAGTTTTTCTGTTTTAGCGCCTCGTGAAACATGTCAAGTAGATAAACAAGAAATTCATGTGCATCATTTTGTATTGGCATCGCAAACATGTCCCAAACTGTCCCCTTTACGCATTCTTTAATCATATTCATCCAACCAAATGGCCTTACAAATCCTGGATGACTTGCTGACCAAAGAGATTGTAGTAAATCTTTGTATCCGCATAGTATTTTCATTTCTTTATTATCATTATCTGTAAAACTTTCTGAGAGTACATAGGCAGACCAGTTTCCACAGGCACGAAGGATTTGTAGGGTGCTATTTGCATAACAAGTATTACCTAGATTGGCTATTCCTAGAATTCCCTTCAGATCCGTTCCAGAAATATCTGGAGGTAGACTAACTGGCTGTGGACGTTGAAAACGGGGACGAAATTGATAGCGTGCTCTCATGGCCATCATACGTTGCTCCATATTTTTCTCGGACTCCTGGGATTGCTCGGACTCCTGGGATTGCTCGGACTCCTGGGATTGCTTGGGCTCCTGGGATTGCTCGGGCTCCTGGGATTGCTTGGGCCCCTGGGATTGCTCGGGCTCCTGGGATTGCTCGGGCTCCTGGGATTGCTCGGGCTCCTGGGATTGCTCGGGCTCCTGGGATTCCTGAAACTCTTCGTCTTTATCATCAAGCAAAGGCAACTCTTCTTCAATTAACGGGTATGGTGTTTGTGTACGGCTTGGAATAAAATTAATATGTGGACTACTTGATTCTTCACTTTCTTCAGGTTCATACCTTATTTCCGTATCCATTGGTTATTTTCTTATAAATATAAGGGCTTAAGTCCTTAAAACATAATATATTAAATGGCTAATTCAAATTCAAATTTTTTACGAGCGCGTGTAGTGCCGAACAATATGAGTGGATATCAATATATTTATGGTGTTGGTCTTCTGGATGATATTCATAACTACTTTCCAGAATTCATTTATAATCAATCAAGATTTCAAAGACCCAATGATATTTTTAATTATTTGAATCAAAATTTAAGAATGTTTAGTGGATTTGCTGAAGCACAGGAAATGTATTATCGTCATAGATATTCAGGTCAAACCTGTCCGCACTGTAATCACAGTCTTTATCAAGAAAATGAGCAAAGTCAGGGTCATCAGCAAAATACAGGTATTCCCCGAAGACGTGGAATATCAACACGAACTATAAATACTACTACGAATACACAGTCAAATCAACGCAGTACAGCCTCTGCTCCTGCTCCAGCCCCTGCCTCTGTTCCAGCTCCTGCCTCTACTCCTGCCTCTACTCCTGCCACTGCCCATAATTCCCAAACACAACAACAAAGAGCTCGTACATTACCAATTCAGCGTATTCCAATAATTACATCTCAGTATTTAGGATATGATAATAACAATCATAATTTATTGACAAATATACTTAATGATCCTCTTCTTTCCATCTTTCCAGAATTATCAGTTCTTCCCCTAAATATTTCATTTTCAAGAGATAATCTTCAGCCAGTTATTGTACGGCCAACAACTGAACAGATAGAAGCAGCAACTAATATTCATACTATTGATACGGCTAATAACAGTGGTGTATGTGCTGTTTGTTTATCCGGATATGAAATTGGCGATGAAGTTCGTTCAATTAATCATTGTAATCATACATATCATAAAGAATGTATTGATCGTCACTTTGAAGGATCCGTAAGATGCCCATTGTGTCGGCATGATATTCGCGAAGTACCACAGAATAATACCACAGGTTAATAAAAAAAAAGGATAAGATAGATATGAGTTTTATTGCTGGCGCTCCCTACACATCATCTCAACCAGATACAAATCAACCAACTGTTACTTTTCCAGGTGGAATAGGTTCATTATCAGCTGGAGAAATACGTATACCCCTCAGTGGAGGTCGTAGCCGTCGTCGCAGCACCCGCAGCACTCGCAGCACTCGCACTCGCCGCACTCGCAGCACTCGCACCCGCCGCACTCGCAGCACTCGCAGCACTCGCAGCACTCGCAGCACTCGCAGCACTCGCAGCACTGTTAGACGTAGAAACTAATTGTTTTAGTTTTTCAAGATAAAGAATTCCATCCATAAGTTCTTCCTGAGCATGATTAATCCAATCAAGAACGCTCAAATCTGTTCTATCAAGAGTCGTTCCATACTTGCTGAAACCAAGTAGGGAACGTTTCTTAAAATTATTAATAACTGAATCAACAATTGTATCACGGGGGATCACAATTTGTGCAACAATTGGTTTATTGGTAGATGTTGCCATTTTTCCTACCTTGGATGTCAAGCTAAGATTTCCGTCAATTTTTTGCATATCTTAGACAACCAAACATTTTAGATTAAATAAAATTTATATTTTTTTGTTAGAAAGTATATTATATAGTGCGTTTCTTTTAGGTAATTTATATATACAATAAAAGAAATGCAAGAAGAAGATAACCGAAAAACTATATTTGTTTTTTACACTATTAATTCAAACGATTTTAGCCTTAATATAGACAATAAAATACCAACTGGATGGGAATGGCTTGGTACTGGACTAACATATCCCATATATAATACGGAAAATTGGAATGGTTGGCTTAAACAAATGTATGTAAACATTTTTGGACCACCTACAAAATACAGGTCCGAAACTCAATTTATAGGACCTATAGAAACAATGGAGAATATGAAAGAATATCTAAATACAAAATTTTATTCATTACAAGAAAGAGGCATGATAAAATTTTATAAAATACAAGAAACATTTCATCCTGTACCAATATAAATTTTTAACAATCCATTTACTCTGCTTATAATCTATTTGCCTGAACAACACCAGTATTTAAATCATAAATTCGTGCTGAAGGTATTTCTCCATATCCCCATCCAGGTTCAGCTTCACCTGGACGACTTGACATTGGTCCTAATTGATTTGGCTCAACAAAAGGAAGTTCAACTATAGGAGGTGATGGCGGAGCAGCAACAACAGGTGTTTTTTTCCGTGGATCTTTAGCAACGCTATATAAGGCCGATGCTTTTGCTGTTAATTTTGTTAAAATTTCCTGTTCTTCAGGTGTTAAAGCATCTCTACAAGGAATAAAATCTTCTTTTAATTCAGGTGTCGTAACTGGTTCAACAGGTAGGATAGGTAGCGATAGTTGAGGTATTTTGGATGCAGAGGGTGCTGGTGCTGGTGCTGGTGCTGGTGCTGGTGCTGGAGTTATCTCTTCATTTAATGTATTACAAGTTGTTCCTGAAATACCACTTTTGCCAAAAATACAGTAGGCAGAATTTTCATTAAAAAGATATCCTATTGATAAAATTACTACAACCCACATAATAGCAGCCACTGCCAAATTACGAGTACCCATAAATAAAATTACAAAGAAAAGTGCCCTGCGAATATAAGGATTCTGAAAAAATTGCTCCTGTCCAGGTGTCATTTCCATGGAGAGAAAACGACCACCAAGGTTCATTAATAACATAGCAGTTCCAATTATAAAAGGATTTCCATTTAAGGAACCCAGTAAAACTTCAACTGGACTAATAGGTGCTGGTAGGACCGGAGCACTCATAATCTAATTGAACCGAATAAAAGGCTTTTTTAACATATCAGTATCTGCCAGATATAAAACAACAAGTAATGCCAGAACTATACCAACTCTAGGACACCAAAATGCCCCAAGAATAACAAGCAAAACGACTAGCATTCTCCACCAAGGAAATTCATGAAGAATGACAAGACGCTCAGCATATCTTTCTTCAAAGATAAGACTGTTTGTTACAATAAGAAAAGTTATAACTACTACAAATCCTAGACGTAAAGCTCCATCCAAATTATTTGGAAATTTAAGAATATCAGGCCAAGATGATGACATTATCCCTAACGAAAATGACGAAAATCCCGTTGCCTATGCTCTTTCCCTACTCTATCCCTACCCTAGCCCTGTACAGCAACAGTTTCAACACGATCCGTCTCAATTACCTGTGGATCCTCATTCATAACTTTTTCAATAAACCATCTATGACCCTGTGTTTTTTTCTTTACCAAATCGCTAAATTGTTCAACCGTAACATCTCTTTCATTGGAAAGTTTATGGCCCTTGGCAACTAATATAAAAACAATTACTGCTAAAAGACCATATATCCAACCTACATATCCTGCAATTCCTATAATTACAAAGAATCCAATAGCTAATCCAATAGGATGTCTTAGTATAATTGATAAATCATTCATTAAACTATCTGAAAAGTTTTCTGAGAAAGCAATTATAAAAATAAGAACAAAACCAAATACAACTTTATCAGGACTATCAATTTGTTTAATTTGGTCAATTAAATACTGAACCATTTTATCAATAGGATTATTGAATTTAGTATTACTCATTTAACTGCAACACCTAATTAAAAATCATATTATCACTGGCGGCAAGTGCTCGGAAGTTAATATCTTCCTTATATTGCGCATTATCTTTGAAAAATTTACTGCGAATATCTTTCAGGAACATGAATGAGTTCGATGGATTTTGGCTGAGATAATTTAATATTGTACGATAAGCAGCATTAGCCTGTGAATTGGTTACAATAGTATCTGAGGCAAATTGTTGTACATAACGTGAAGGAGTGTTTGTCAAGAAAGCTGTTGTTCCCTGAGTTAATTCAGCTCCACCAGGCATTGTACCAGGACTTGAAGCCAGATATACAGAATTTGCCTGGGCAGTTTGAGCACTTGGTGATGGACTAGCTTTAACATCAGAATTTGGAGGTACTGTAATTATCCCATTACGAAAGTTTTCAAATCCCTCTGTCCCTCTAATTCTTATAACTCTAAGTCCAAAAAACAGTATTATAAAGATCAGAGTAAGTGATATTATAATTTTGTAATTCAACATTATCTATCTTCTCAGCCGACATTCATGGAGCCCTAAGTAAAGTGGGCTGGAGCCCTAAGTAAAGTGGGCAGAGATATGTCATCCAAAATCCTTTGAAGAAATAGGTTGTGCCTCCTTGTTCAAATAGAAATGAATGGATGCTCTCTGGAAGCTGCTTTTCCGTCCGATGGACCAGGTGCTCCGGGATGTAACTCTAATGGAGCTTCAAAAGATGCACGACGAGAAGAAAAAAGAAAGGCCAAGCGGTGCAAGGGCCCTCAAATGGATTTTTTAAATTGGGGACAAAAAGATCCAGACCGTCAGGCATTGGATAAAACACCTGATGTACCAGCAATGAACAGAGCAACTGGATTAAGAGAGCATACCCCTGTTACGGCCCCACAAGGAGAATCTGAACCATTTGTGGATGTAATTGGGCAGAGTCAAGAGCTACGCTACAAATCCGATCAGCCTCACATTGCTATTGTTGAAGAATCTCCTCGTAATGATACGGATCCTAGAGGTGATTATATGCGAAGTTCATTAACAATTACACCTGGACAGACACAACAACCTGTTAGTACTGTTAAACGTGCCAAATTTTTTGGTGCTGATGGACCGTCAGATAGTTTTGCTGATTATAAGCCTGAGGCCAACAATTTTTTACTAGAACCCGACTTTACATCATCTTTTAATTCTACTGGTGTTGGAAAAGCAGGATCAGGAACTGAGGCGAGAAGTGAGGTTGGGTTAGCTTTGGCAGGTGGTCCTCAAAATCTACCAGCACCTTCTGTCAGTGATTACTGGAAGCCCCTAACAAAATCAGGAGCAAATACGGCTTTTTATTCTTCATTACCTTATCCTGGTGGAATCTACTCAGATGACGACAAAGAGGATAGTAATTCTCGTGCCACAGTTAGCACAAAAGTTCTTAATCAAAAATTGGATCAGATTTTTGCTAGACTAGATGAACTTGGGCGCGGTGGTAGTGCTGAACAGGGTCAAATGGAGGTTATGATGTTTATTTCTGCTGGTGTTTTCGTATTGTTCGCTATGGATATGCTTCTTAAACGTGGAGGAAGATTTGCCTGAAATTTGCCTGAAATTTGCCTGAAATTTGCCTGAAATTTGCCTGAAAAAATGAAAAATAATTATAGATATTCTTGAATTAATAAAATGAGCGTTACAGATATCCTGACCTTCTTTAAATCATCCACAAGAAATGAAAATGATGCTACAAATAAAAAACGGGAGGATATACTTCACCTATTTTCCAATCCACCCAAAGAATATCTTGAACATCCTGAGTTTGGAAACTACTGGAAAATTATACAAAAAGAATGGAATGAAGCTATAAAGAAAATAGGAGTTGAAAATTCTGTCCCAGAGTATACTTCTATTAAAATTTTGAAAAAAGGAGGAAGAAAGTTCAATTATGATGCTGATATTTTGTATTATAATGGAACTGTCATTGTTGCTCAAATTAAATTGGAGTTAAAATACGGAGGAACATGTATAGATGAGCTACCCCAATTTCTGTCACTACAAGCTAAGACGGGATTATTCTCAGAAACATATGATAAATTCTGGTATGAGCATTATCTTGATAAATATATAGCTTGTGATGTAGGTATAACACTGCCAAAGCCATCACTTGATTTATATCTTAAAAATGTGATAAGTACTAAATATTCTATTAATCCCTTCTTCTTACAATTAAAAGATCGTGAATCTTTCTTTCAAAATGAAAAAATCAGATTGTTAATATATCAATTACTGATTATCTTACAAAATATGGAAATAGTATAAATATAGATTTCTTTTCTGAAAAAGTTAAAGCCACGCAGACTGATAAAATATATTTATTGTGGTCTTATAACACATTTTATATTGATAAATTATTACCAAATGAAATGGCTGATATGATATTTCATTGTATAAAAAAATGGAAATATTCTTGAACTCAAGACAAGTAATAATATTTATAGGCTTTTACTACGTTGGCGAAATCATAAAGGTATTCTAAATCCAGCTTGGCAGATTAGTATGAAACGGCTAGCAAAACTTGTGATTTAGAAAGACATATTATTATTACTTTTTTTTTGATAAAATTGACTGTTTATTATTTTATATTTATGTAGCTTATTATAATATTATAATATTATTATATTATAATATTTAATTAATTAAGAATGTCGCAATTATGTTGTGATATTTGTGGTAATCAATTTACAACAAAAACAGGATTAAAAAGTCATAAACAGCGAAAAAATCCATGTAAACCATCTGGCTCCGCCATATCACCATCACCTGCCGTGCCACCTTTCAATGAGTTTCGTGAAATATCCAAAAAATTTAATACATCATTGTCAAAAGAAATACGTCAGGAGCAGGGTATATTCTTTACTCCAAAAAAAATCCGTGATAGTCTATTCTCAAAACTTGCTGAATTACATGTTCAACCAAAAACTATTCTGGAACCATCATTCGGATCAGGAGAATTTATTCTGGATGCTAGACATGTATATCCACATGCTAAAATAACAGGAATTGAAAAAAATGAAGAACTATTCAATTCTACTAAATGTCCAGAAGCTACCCTTATTTGTTGTGATTTTCTTGAATGGAGTGGAACAGCAGAACTAATTATAGGAAATCCACCTTATTTTGTAATTAAAACAGATAAATTATCAGCAAAAGAAAAAAAAGAGTTCGCCGCTAAACACTCCAATGTTATGACTGGTAGACCAAATATTTATATTATATTCCTATTTAAATGTTTAACTGAGCACTTGGATAAAAATTGCTTTCTGGCATTTATTATTCCAACATCTTTATACAATTGCTCTTATTATCAACCTATGCGAGATTATATTTACAAAAATACAACAATAAAATATGTAGAAACACTTAATAAACCAGGATTTTATGAAACAGGTCAGGAAACAATGCTTATTATACTCCAAAAAAATAAATATAATGATGATTACATATTTATTAGGAATAGTAATATATTTATTTCTCCTCATTATAGAGAGCTATATGAACTTACTAAAAATACAAAAACAATTGCTGAATTAGATCTTGGAGTAAAAACAGGTAATATTGTTTGGAATCAGCATAAAGATAATTTAACGGATAATCACACTGAAGGCACTCTACTTATCTACTCAAGTAATATAAATAACTGTGAATTAACATTGAATAATCTACGTGGAGGACAGAAAAAACAGTATATAAAGGATATTAAAAAACCCACAATATCAGGTCCTGTAATTCTAGTAGATAGAGGGTATGGAAATTCATACAATTTTAATTATGTTTTTACCAATCTAAAAAATTTCTATGCAGAAAATCATATTAATATTATCTATCCAAAAACAGTCGGACCTGAATCAGAAGCAAATCTACAAAAGATTGTAAAAAGTTTTCAAGATAAGCGAAGTCAACAATTTATAGAATGGTTTATTGGAAATGGGTGTGTTTCATCTACTGATCTTGAAACAATAGTTCCCATATTTTAGATAGAAACATGCTACTGAATACCAGAATACTTTATTTATTTTATTTATTCTTTAAATACAACAATAATATTATTATCAACACGATTATTCACATTTGGTAGTTTATTTAAAAAAAAACTACAATCAAGATATTTACTCTCCCAATCTATAAGTAATTTTCTAAATAATAATAAAGAATCATACCGAATATCTTCAATAATAAAAACACCGCCTTTTTTTAATTTGTGTATTGAGTTTTCAAAAAAAATCTTATTAGCTTCAAAAGTATGTAACCCATCTTCAATAATTATATCAAAAGATTCTGGTAAGCTTTTATCATTCCACATATTTTTAATAGCCTCAGGAGATGTTTGATCGCACCAGTAAGTTTTTATTCTTTCCTCTTCAAATAAAATATCACGATCAATATCAGCACCGAAAATATTTGAATTTTGGAAAAATTTTTTCCATCCTCTTAATGAAGCACCTGGTTTTCCATGTTTTCCCATATTTGATGGTATTGATGTGTTATTTGTCCCCAAACCAAGTTCAAAAATATTTAAATTTTCAAATTGTCTATTTTTAAAGAGAGGGTAATAAAATTGTGTATAATTATGAAGTAAAAAAGGCTGTGTTCCTCCCTTATCACTTCCGTAGAATTCCATTATTTGACATAATTCTGTTGGTTTTGTAAAATCTATATTTTCAGGTTTTTTAAAACTCATTATATATAAGTATTTGATAATATATATATTGAGTTTATCACTGATATGATTTAGACTGGAGTATATCTGTTTGGTTTGCGACGATTTCTTGTTGATCTTCTTGGTTCTGGTGTTGATGAAGCATTAGAACGCTTTGATTGATTTTTTTTATTATTTGGTATACCAGACATAATTAATTTGTTAATTACATTAGCATTTGTATCCGTAGGCATATTAACTTTTGTTGATTTATTAGTTGTATTCTTGCTGGTATTGGTGTTCATGCTGATGTTGGTATTATTACTAGTATTGGTATTCTTGCTAGTATTGGTATTCTTTCTGGTATTTGTGTTCTTACTTGTATTGGTTTTCTTGCTGGTATTGGTGTTCTTACTTCTTATAATTTTAACTTTATATTCATTTGTTCCAATTTTCTCAATATTAGCACTAGCACTGGTCATTATCTATTTACAATATTCTTTTTTTTCCTTTTATAGTTTTTCTTTTATTTTTACCACCTTGTGAGCGTCTAGATACTGGTCCTCCCCTAGATAATCTATAAGGAGCTTGTGATACTGCGGGTATAGATGGTGGATTTGTAGGTGGTAATGTTCTACCTTCGGCTATTTGTGAGCGAACTTGCTGAACTATTTTTGGAACAGGGGATTCACCTTGAGGTTCAGGAATACCTTTGGTTATAAAAATTCCAAAATTAAAAGTATATTCATCACCAATAGCACCTCCTAGACTTTGTTTAACTCTTCTATTTTTACTTTTACGAGTTCTATTACCACCCCTACGAAAAGTAAAAATGCTATCATCGCCAAATTCAGTAAAATTTTGACCAGGAGCCACAAAAATTAAAAAATCATTTTCTTTAGATTGACGCACTAAAATTTTTATTAATTTTAATTTAGTACTAGAAAGATTCCATAATAACTTAGACACCTTGTGAGGATTTTGAATTTGTAAATATTGATTAGCCGATCTGCCTAATTTTTTACTAAAAAGATTTTGTAGTTGATTTAAGCTTTTTGTTGTATTTCCCTCTCGTTTTATTGATAAGTTATCAATATTAGTATCCAATGAACAAGCTATAAATTCTTTTATATGTGCTGTAAAACTTTCCTCAAAATTATCTGTCTGATATAATGTAAAACCATCAGGTATCATTTCAGATTTTGAACAATCTTTCAGCAAGGATGGAGGCAATGGTGGTAAAGTTCCAACTGCAGGTGGAACTTCTGCTGTTGCTGGAGGGGTGTTTTTATTATATTCACGAATATTTTCTAGAGGTTCACCTATTTCATTTCGCCAACTAACTCTAGATTTTATATTACTTTCTTTATCTTCATTCTCTACTAAATTTCTAAGCGGATTATAATTAATAGATTTTAAAACTTCATATAAACTTATTAATTTACCTATTTTATTTTTTTTATCTGATTCTGCCATATTTTTTACAATATTTTTTAATTGTGTATACTCCCCTGAAGATTCTAGATCTTTAAAAACTTCAAACATTTCATTCAAATCATAATTTTCAGGTAAATTTTCATCGTATAGACTCACTTGATTTAGAATAAATTCTCGTTTTTGATTATCAGGTAGATTTTCCAAAGAAGATTTTAGTACAATATCTAACCAATTTTCAGAAAAGGAATTTTCAGGATAAAATTGTTGAACAATATTTGAAACTAAATTCTGAGTGGACTCTTCGCCGAAATTAGATATACTTGAGCCTGAATTTGAATCAATATTAATATTAATTCCTGATAAATCAATTGCCTCTGGCTCTACCTCTGCCTCTGCCTCTACCTCTGCCTCTGCCTCTACCTCTGCCTCTACCTCTGCCTCTGCCTCTTCCTCTACCTCTGCCTCTGCCTCTTCCTCTAGTAAATTAAGTTTCTCATTTAATTTCTTTTCTTCTTCACTTCTCTCATTAAGAGGACGCATTTTTTTCCATAAATTATCATCATTAAACGGATTATATGTTCCAGCAGCACTTACAGATCCAATATTTGTAAATGTATTTATAATATTTGTGGCATTTAATTCCCCTTCCAATCCAAGAGATTTTTCCATAGTTTTATAGTAAATAAATAACATTATAAATTTTTTAACTGAATTTTTTTGTAATTCATTATCTATATTTTTATATTCACTTAAATAATTTTTTATGGATTCTAAAGTGTCAAATAATATTTTTAAAAAGTAGCCTTCAGCCTCCATTTCCTCAATAATTTCATTGAATCTTCTCCAATCTGCTGAATTTTTTTGACCAAACTGTTTCTTACCCTCTTTATATAGTTCATTTAATTTTGGTATAATGAAAACTGCAGGCATTGGAAAATTATTCAAAATACTAAGGGCTGTTTCTTCATTTGTAGGTAATGGTGGTATATGTTCTTCATATAATTCTCCATCCATATATCTCATAAAATCAAAGAATGTTATCAACAATGCTTGAAAATATTCTTGTCTTTCACCCTTAAAGACATTTCCGCATTCTTGTTGCCACAGAGACTCCATTAAATTATAGTTATTATCCTCCCTAAAAAACTGCAGAACGGGTTGAAATGCTTCCCATGTTGTTTTCTTTTCAGCATATAGTTTAGCATAGGCTTTTAATTCAGATAAATTACTATTTTCAGTTAATTTATCCAAAAGATAATTACATGCCTGAATTTTCAATGATATACCATCACTTACTTTTACTATTTTTCCTGATATTCCTGACAAATCACTACCATTATTTCTTGTATTTTTTTCTAATTCATCTTCATCTTCATCTGAAAATGGCTTATAATCTGGAACAATCTCTCTAGCTCTAAATAATTTTCTGAATGAATTTAAAATACCTGATAATATACCCTGTTTCTTTTCAGGAATAGATTCTTCCTCCAAAGGTCGCAAACTTTCATCAAAAGCTCCAGAATTTATACTATCATCTTCAACAACAATTGGTGTGGTTATTTCAATTATAGGGACTTTTAGGGCTCTAATTATACTCATAGCAACTTTATGGGCTAATTCAGGATTTTCATTTAATAGTTTTAGACATTTTACTTTTAGCTGTAGTTTTTTCAGGTCTTCTAAATTTGGTATTGATGACTGAGCTGGTACTAAAGTATTTTCAATACTTTTAGCTGAACAATCTTCTGAATTTAAATTATTATACTTATCCTTAAAAATTTTACCATAAATAAATTTATCATATATTTCTACAGCCTTTAATATTAAAATAAAGTCACTAGCAGGAAGATTATCTTTATCACAATTTCCTCCTGAAATTACTTTAAATAGAAAATAGCGAAAGTGTACTATTAAACTATTCTGTATTTTTAGGAATTTATTCCAGTTTGTCTCAATATCATCTTCCTGATAATTTGCTAGATTCTTTCTATCTTCATCTGTAAGTCTTAGTAAACTCCATAATACTTGGCATACCGACCCTTCTAATTGTTTAATATTTGGATCTGTAAGAGTTCTGTAGTTTGCTTCTAGCTCTAATTCAGGCTTAGATGTAGGTGTGGTGTTTTCTAATTGTTCTGTAGCTGTTTCTTCAATATCATCTTCTATTAATTTTACATATTCACCACTTGAGTCTAAAACTCTTCCAGAATGAAAAAGATCAAAAAATCCAGAAAGAGTATCCTGAAAATTACGATAAAGAGTGGCATAAAAAGGCTGTGGTTTTGAAGAAAGTATGGCAAATTTCTCAGCATTTTGTCTGCGCTGTTCATTTGTTTTTTCAGAATAGGAATTATAAGAAGTTACAATTGAAAGAAATAGAAGTTTATCAGGCGATAATTCACTTTCAATAAGATATTGTGTTTGATTTTTATCAAATATTTCCATTAATAATCTATCAATCTCGCCCATATCATCAATAGAATCAGCAAAAGGAGTATATAATCTTGTAAAAGTCTCCCAGTCTTTGTTTTTGGCAGCTCTATTTAATAATTGGATACTGTCAGTAAAAATTTTACTATCAAAAGGTAATCCGCCAATTAATTCTATTAATCTATCTATATTTGCTTTATCTTCTGGACTTAAAGGGGGTGGTTCTGGTGCTGGTGCTGGTGCTGGTGCTGGTGCTGGTGCTGGTGCTGGTGCTGGTGCTGGTGCTGGTGCTGGTGCTGGTATTGGTGTTGGTGCAGGAGCAGGAGTAGCAGCAGCCCGCCCTGCAGCACCTAAATTTCGTGCCAATTTCAATATTTCAGGTGAAACCTTTGATATAGGCATACTAATTCTCAATTTATCACATTCCTCACCCTTAACAATCTCAAAAGTTTTGTCACTCGTTTCAGGAGAAACCTGTAAAAGTCCAATAGCAGCATTAATAAAAAATTCACGCATTGGTTCACATTTTTCGCTCATAGCCATTACACCTTCATCAGAACATCCTTCAAATACAGCTCTTAATATTTCATCTTTCTCAGCATCAGTACTATCACCCATACCCAATGTATCAAGCACTTGCTGTTCATCTGATGTTATGTCACTCAGTTTACCCTCTTCTCTTGGCCGAGGTCGTAATTCCAAATAATTACCAAAAAATTGTACACGTTTACCACCAATCTGCTTTGAAATTCTTAATTCCCTTGTTCCTCCTCCTCTCATTCCTTGGATACTTCCTGCCACAGCAGGAATTAAACTTGCTGATGGATTGTAACCTGGTGGTGGAGCCGACATAACCTATTAATCACAAGATATAAAAATGAACACTTCTATTCACAAGTCAGTTAGCAGAGCTATGCCTAAAAAAGTGAATCGGTAAGCGTGGTGCTCTCTGCACCAGGGCATAGCGCACCTCTATGGGTTGCTATCGGTAATCTTTCAAGATATTCGTTGGTTTAAACGATAAAAGTCAGCTTAAAATAACCCGTAAATATCAATATAATGGAGATTGACCAAGCATTTTCACTATTATCACAATCACCACCTATAAATCTATCACAATCAATGACTCGTCGCAATAGAATTGAGTGTAAACCTGAATTAGTAGTAGCAAAACTTCAGAAATTCTATTCTACAAGTTCAGCTGTAAATCATCTTATGCCTTATCTAACAGGCTCGGCTCCAATTTCTCTCAGAGTAATTGATTGGTTTGTTACCAAGGAAGCTCGCAAGAATTTTACACAATATACTCATAATAATCAGAAATTTATTGTTTTTCTTTCTTACAAAAGTCAACTTCGCGCATATTCAAAGAAATATTTTGATCCAAATTGCCGAAGGGAGCGAATTATGTTTGAGATTCCTGGTCACGAGCCATTTCTAACAACAATTGGTAAGCTTAATTTTTTCAGATGGGCTTCAGAATGTAATGTACTCAAATATATTGAAGAACATATAGATGAAATTCGTGCTGGATATAATGAATTTCTAAAAGAAAATGGAGCATATCTTAAAAAATCAAATGGTACAGCTAACTCAACTGATTCTCAAACATCAACATTATCAATTGTTAGTGCTATTTCAAATCAACAATCTGATGCCGAGTCATCTCTATCATTATCCTCAATGGGACAAATAGGTTTCACTGACGGCGCTATATCACAATCCCGTCAAACTCGTAGAAGAAGATCAAAACAGATTCCATCTGCACTTCAAAAACTACAAATTCAAAACAACGGTCCAGTTGTTCTTGAATTCAACTAATTTTATTTCGCAACCACTGTTTTTCATCAACATGTCTTCCTAGTTTATCCATTATTAATACTAATTCTATTAATCCTCCTTTTACAATTGTTACTTTATTATGTCTTTCTTTAGGAATTAAAGTCATAATTAAATTTAAAAAAAAAGAGGTTAAAGTATTAGGTCTAATTATATAACTTCCCCAAACAATATCGGTCCATGAGCAGATTATTTGCTTTATAATTTTTGGACAAAGTCCCATCAATGTATTATTAAAAAGACCACAACCTTCAAAATCAATTATTAAAAAACAACCATGATTACTAATAGTTTTTCTTTTTTCTTCAATATCTTTTTTAACTAGATCTACTACCTGTGATTCTTTTAGTCCTTTCCAATAGGAATCTTCTAAATATTTTCTTACTGTTCCTATATTTAAATAAAAGAGCTGTTGATGCGGGTGCAATACTCTGCCATCAATCAATCGGAAAATATCCTGATATTGACTTTGTTCCAACAATCCTGACATCTTAATTAAAGAAGATGCTAAATTGTGTCCTACTTATAAAAAATTCTCATATCATCCATTTTAGGTCGCAGTTCAGACATTATTCTTCCTAAACCAGCAGTGCGTTGTGCCTCCCCTTCAGGAAGCCATCTATTATCCAGATTTCTCTGAAGCAATTTTGAACTTTCTTTTAATCCATCCGTAATCTTATTTTCATAAACGGCAGAACGAAGTTCCCTTACAGCATTCATGCCATCATAAGCAACATCATATTTATCAAAATACGGATTCATGCCTAATTTACCCGAATCGTTTTCCAATCGTGGTTGAGTTCTGTACTGTCTTTCAACAAATCGGCTATTTATTGGCTGAGTATCCTCAATCTTTACACGCTCATTTAGATTTCTTCTATCATAAACACCATATCGGCCATCCGTTTGCCAATGTTCAAATTGTAGAGCATTAATATTGTCCCTGGATTGTATTTCACGTCTTGATCTAGGTATAAATCTAGGTAACCACTGATCAGGTTCAACAGGAAGGGGCCAAGAAGGTTGAGCAGACATTCCTGATATTGCCCTAGAAGTCTAAACCATTGCAAAATATATACTTAGGCCATGGATAATCCAATTATAGTTCCATTCGTTGCTGGTTTTTCTGATGAAAAAAATATTGGTGGACAGAAAGTGTATTTTTGTCAAATACGTTTTTTATGTGAAGGTGGTACAAAACTATGGCAAGAAGATTTAAACGATGATACAATTGTTCAAATTATTAGGGAGGCAGGTCTAGAAATTTTATCAAAACCCAATAGACAAAATAAGTTGATATTACTACAAATCAAACCTACATCTAACATAAATAGTATTGAATCATGGGTGCCCAACAATACTTATGATCCTGAACAACTTTATTGGCGCTCATTTAATTTTGTCATACAATTATCAACTAATGGAAAATATATGTATCAAACACCTGTCCCAAATTACATATATATTAATCCAATTACAGTACAACAATTATTAAACACTATCCTAAAGGTCTGTTTAGATATAGATATAGAATAATGGAAACAGATAATCCTAAAACACAAAATACTGTTACAGCAATTTTAGAAGAAGGAGCCAAAGAGGCATATAGTCGTCCATGGCATAAACTTGAAAGAGGTTTAAGACTCAATCGTATAAGGCTATGGATTAATGAAACTTTTGCCAAAAATGATACTGGAGAAGTCTCGCTTTCAGCACAAGAATTAGACCACGTTTTTAACTATTTATCATCAGCTCTTGATAAAAAGTTGCTAAATACATCCAAAATTGTTGAATATGATGGAACAAAACAGCGTATTGTTTCAATTAAAAGTTTTGACGTACGCAGACAGTTAGATGGAACAATTCGTTGTGGATTTCTAAAGAAAAAAAGTGAAACTACACGAGTTAGTTCTAAAGGTCATGTGACACAACAAGCAGGGACAAGAAGAAATAAAAAGAATGGAACAGGTTTGGCAACGGGGAGTCCAAATGAACCGAGTCCAAATTAGGCCCTAAACACATCAGACCGATGAATTTTTTGAAAATGTTCTGCTCACCGAAGGGAGGTCAAATATTCATTTGTCTAAAAATTGAACTACTGATGTGATTGTGATAAAATATATTATTTAAATAACATATTTTAGAAATATGGACTACGCTGTCTATCCTCAAATATCAGATGAAGTTCAAAAATTAATTTATAAACAGAATCCTAAAATTTTAGAATGGATTTCGGCTATAGAAATATGGTTAAAACCACCACTGTCAACTTATCATATAGATAATTGGTTATCACAAGCCCAAGATATTGCTGATTTGGATTTGTTTCAATTAAATGATTGGCAATCCTGGCTAACAATTCAAAATATTTTAACACTCTATGAATCTCATTTCCAGAAATCATATATGACAAACAATTCTGAAACACTGCCTTCATTAAAATTAGCTACAAAAATAGAAAAAGTAGTAAATTCAGCTCAAACTACGCAGAGAACAGAGGCCTGGTATTTGGAACATCAAAATCTTTTGACAGGTTCCGAAATTGGAGATTTATTTGAAAGTCAAGCCACAAGACAATCACTTATTTGGTCCAAAATTATTCAAAAAGAATCCAAAATTCAAGGTAATCAGGCTGTACCTTATGAATATTTAACACCATTTGATTGGGGTCATAGATTTGAGCCAGTAGTTAAAATGATACTTGAATGGAAATATAAAATAAATATTAAAGAATTGGGCAGAATTTGTCATCCAAATGAACCCAGACTAGCTGCGTCTCCTGATGGAATAATTACTAGTACATCCGAGAATGATAATTCAAATCAGAAATTAGTAGGATGTTTGGTGGAAATTAAATGCCCTATTAGTCGTAAACCTGATGGACGAATCATTCCAAAATATTATCATCAGATTCAATTACAGTTAGCTGTAACTGAACTTGAGGAATGTATTTTCACAGAACATGTATTTATTTCAGGATATAAAAAGGAGTTTGATCCTGTTTCATCAGGATGGGTTGAAGCAGTGAAAAATGGTCAGCCTCATGGGCGCATATTTATTGTAGAAAAAGAGGAAAATGTTTCAAATTCTGAAGATGTTCGTGTTTCTCATAGATATGAATATGGTCCAATTAATGATCTTACTTGGGAACCTCTATTGGACAGAGAGTGTGAACATATTGTTGAAACCATGCCATGGGCACTTGGAAGTGTAACACAACAACATGTAAAAGCTGATTCTGAATGGTGGGAACAAGCATTACCTGCTATACGGAATTTTTGGATCGAAGTTGATACAAAAAGAAAAGAGTATGCAGATGGAAAAATTACACCAGCTACTCCAAAACGTCGTCTAATAAATCAACCTGAAACAATTCAAGAACAGCTGTGTATAATTAAACTTTCTTAGGACTCTGGACTGCCACTTCCAGGAAATCTATCCATTCTGTAAAAAGACATGACTAGTTCCTGATAGGGTGAGTGACAGACATCTGGGCGGCTGTGTTTATAATTATTTGTCTGCTGAGCATAGCTTCCAACTTTTTCAATCAGGCGTTGAAAGTTTGAGGCGTAACAATTACGACTGTTTGTGTTAGAAATAATTTCTTTTTCACATGGTTTGGGGATATTTAGGAGATGATAAGGTGTTGTTTGTTCTTTCCAGGTGTATGGAGCAGGACCTCCAAGTCTAAAAATATTGTCATCCTTTCTGGGAGAAAAATTGTTTGACATATTTTGTTCTTTCTCTGATGATTCTTTAGATTTTTCATCAAAACCTTCACGATAATAAATCCAGGGTCTTTGGCGGTATGGCCAGTTAAACCATGAAACCCACGTTGGATAACCATATTCTGTTAATTCACCATTATAGGGCCATTCATATGGACTAGTAGGAACAGCATAATAAGGGGCATTTAGAAGAGGTGGTCCATAGTACCATGGGGGAAAATAACCCCAGTACCATGGTCCCCAGCCCCCTCCTGATCCTCTACTTCCCCAGCCACCCCAACGTCGTGCTCTGCCACCACTGTGCCCGCCACCGCCACCGCCACCGCCACCGCTGTGCCCGCCACCGCCAAAATTTTCTGACATGTATCCAAAATTATTTATTCCTAACCAAATAATAAAAATCATTAATATAATAAATACTATATTAGTCATTTTTCACAGACCCTACTAATCCAAATAAAATTGAGCGCACACTTTGCTTAAGAGCGTTATAGAAACAATCCCGGAAATACCAAGATGATTAGTATGCAAGTCACAAAACGCAATGGTACTCTTGAGGAAGTATCATTTGATAAAGTGCTTACAAGAATTCGTAAGGCTGCTAAAGGTCTAGAAATTGACCCCGTTCTTATTGCACAGCGCGTTGTAACACGAATCTATCAGGGTGTAAAAACTAGTGAATTAGATGAACTAACGGCTAATCTTGCTATCTCTCTAGCAACTACGAATCCAGATTACGGAACTCTTGCCGCGCGTATCGCCATTAGTAATCATCAAAAGAATACTCCATCATCCTGGTTAGCATCGGTTGAAGCCCTGGCAGCTCACCCTCAACACAATCTCTCCCCCACCTACGTAGAATTTGTCCGTCGCTTTGGCAAAAGTTGTGAATCAATGATTGATTACGAGCGCGATTTTCTGCTTGACTATTTTGGCTTTAAGACTCTTGAACTCCAGCATTATTTGCTTCGCGATCCGACTGGTCGTATAATGGAGCGCCCACAGCATCTTTGGATGCGCGTGGCTGCTTCTCTGTGGATGGATAAGATTGGAACAAATGAAGATTCACCTTATTTCAAGAATATTGGTGAGACGTACAGTCTTCTTTCAGGCAAGTCATATATCCACGCAACACCAACTAATTTCAACGCTGGTACAACTCGCCAACAACTATCCTCTTGTTTTCTGCTAGCCATGAAGGATGATAGTATAACAGGAATTTATGATACCCTAAAGGATTGTGCCCAAATTTCAAAACATGCAGGGGGTATTGGTTTACATATTCACAATATCCGTGCTAAGGGAAGTCATATCGCTGGTACAAATGGCACAAGTAATGGCATTGTACCAATGCTACGAAACTTTAATATGACTGCCAGATATGTTGATCAAGGAGGGGGAAAACGCAATGGGTCGTTCGCTATTTATCTAGAGCCCTGGCATGCAGATATTGAAGATTTTCTGAAACTGAAAACACCTCAGGGAGCAGAAGAAGAACGTGCGCGTGATCTCTTTTATGCTCTATGGGTCCCTGATCTATTTATGGAACGTGTAGAACAGGATGGTGAATGGACTCTCATGTGTCCCCATAAGTGCCCAGGACTTTCCGATTGCCATGGTGATGAATTCCGCAGTCTTTATGAAAAATATGAGTCTGAAGGCCGAGGACGTAAAGTTAGTGCCCAGAAACTCTGGTTTAAGATTCTAGATAGTCAGATTGAAACTGGTACACCCTACATTCTATACAAGGATGCTGCCAATGCCAAGTCAAATCAGAAAAATCTCGGAACAATTAAATCTTCCAATCTCTGTACTGAGATTATTGAATACAGTAGTCCAACTGAGTCTGCTGTTTGTAATCTTGCCTCTCTCAGTCTTCCTTCATTTGTACGCGGAACAACCCAGAAAACATTTGATTTTGCCCGTCTACGCTCAGTAGTTTCTACTGCCATTACAAATCTAAATCGTGTAATTGATATCAACTACTATCCAACTCCAGAAACACGAAATTCAAATATGCGCCATAGACCTATTGGTTTAGGTATTCAAGGATTGGCTGATGTGTTCGCTCTACTACGAATTCCTTGGGAGTCGGATAAAGCCACATCTCTAAATCAGCGCATTGCTGAGCATATTTACTATGCGGCCGTTGAGACATCGGCAAAAATTGCTGAAAATGAAGGTACATATGAGACCTACATCGGTTCACCAGCATCACAGGGTAAACTCCAACCTGATTTATGGGGTGTTGAACCTCTTACTGAGAAGGACGGCACTTTAGATTGGACTGCTCTACGTGCCCTGGTGGCAAAACATGGCCTTAGAAATTCTCTACTTATTGCTCCTATGCCGACTGCCTCTACAAGTCAAATTCTTGGAAATACTGAGTGTTTTGAACCAGTTTTATCCAATATATTCACCCGTCGCACACTCAGCGGTGAATACATCATTATTAATAAACATCTTATGGCAGATCTGAGACGTTATGGTGTTTGGTCAGAAAATCTAAAACAGAAAATTATTGCTCAAAATGGCAGTGTTCAGGGACTTGAAGAGGTACCTGACGCTATTCAAAAGCTCTACAAGACAGCATGGGAAATCAAACAACGGACCCTCATTGATATGGCTGCTGATCGTGGTGCTTTTATTTGTCAGAGTCAGAGTCTCAATCTCTTTGTGGCAGATCCTACATACGCCAAACTAACATCTATGCATTTCTACAGCTGGCGTAAAGGTCTCAAAACAGGTATTTATTATCTTCGTACTCGCGCCCCAGTTATGGCCCAGAAATTTACTGTTGATCCTGAAATTCTTGCGGAGGCCGAACGTTCTGAACATGAACGACTACGTAAAACGGCAGAACCTGAAGAAGGTTGTCTGGTTTGTTCTGCATAAAATAGGAACCTAGAGATTATTTAATAGTAAATACTAAATACTGAACAATAAAATTTAAAGATGTCTGTCTTTAAAAATCAATTAAAAATAGTTCAAAAATACTATTATTTTTTTACAAGAAAATCAAGTGAGCATTCAATTGTAACACAAGTTGTAGATCATTCTAAATATCCAATTATGCAGATTGATATCAATACTAATCGGGAACACATAATAAGACTAATGCCTTTTGATTCAAATAAGAATCCTTATATTTTACATTTTGATACATCAGAAGACGCAAAGTATCAATTTGATTTAAATATTAGGAGACTGTATGGAGATAATAGAATGTCCAAAACTCAGGTAGATACTTCATCTCCGAGTCCAGATGCTCTGGCAATTTCTATTCTACAATAAAAAGAATCATTGAAATAGAGTTAGAAAGAAATGGACAATCCAACGAATCCTCCTACAATAAAAAAAATAGTTTCGCAACTTCATAAAATTCAGTCCAGTGCTGATCAGGGTGGTAACAATCTCTATAAATCCCTTGAAGCACTGATGCTTATTTATAATTCATGGATTGAAAGAAACAGCGATGAGGGCTGGTTAGTTTCTACTGGATTATTTCAGGAAGATGAAATAAATGAATATGAACCAGTATTAACAAAAATTTTAAAACACTACTCAAATATTCATGATTTTTTCCCTAATAATCAACGAACTACTGGGCAGGGTATTGGTGGTGGAAATGAGATACAGGGTCCTGATCAAGTATTAAAAATGGTTTTGAATAAAATGTCTCAAGCAAATGAATTAAGTCGTAAATATGCAGTCCAATATGGTCTCCTGAAATATTTAAATGATTCAGATCAGAATGCAACTAGTAATATTCGTACAACAATACCAACACCTGTTGGTCCTATCCCTATAATTTTACCCCCTCGTCTCCTGATAGCAGGTATATACGTTGGTATTGAAATTATGCGAGTTATTGTTTCTGCTCCTATGAATCCTCTACGTAGTGATTTTCTCCGCCAGATTTTATCACTTACAATGACTGTTTTAGACCTTCTTCTTGGTCGCTGGAAACAAGCCATATTATCCTTCGCAGGAACAATGGGACCGACTGCTATGTTCACGGGTCAAGCTCTTAAGGTTTATTTGGAAATCTTTCGTCTAATGGGACCATCAATGACTGAACAAATGATTTGGACACATTGGAATGCTTTTAAATCAGCATTAATAGGATTTCTACTAGCATCTTTTCAACTTTTTGCCCCAGGACCTGTAAGAGAAGCTGTTGACAAGTCTCTAAGAAGTCTTCTTGAGAAAAGACTAAATGAGATAAATCAAATATTGGAGTCAAGAGGGCTAAAACCTTTAAATGACAAATATGAATTGTCTTTTACAGATATTAATCATATACAGACCCTTTTTCAGGAACCAAATATTGTTTGTTCAGCCGAGATGGTCAAACTCTACAAATCCATGAAATCAAGTAATATTTTGAATGTTGTTCTGCAGCTAATTGGATTTCCAACTGATAAAGAGTATAGAAAGATGATTTGTCAGGAAAAAGAAGGAAAGCCTATTTCGGAACTATTAGCCGAAAATGCTGTTACTTCTTCACAATCCGATTCTTCTGAGCCTGAGTCCGTCCAGTCTCCTTCTCTCCAGAATTCTCCACCCCTACCCCTACCAAACCATGAACAAATTTCAAATAAGGCCCTGGAAATCCCCAAAAACACCCGTTCGGCTCTGAAATATCTGGGATCCGTCGTGAAGTAGAGTTAGCACCATGTGAAAAAGCAATAATAATCTGTTGAGGTGGAATTTCAAAAAAATTCTCTTCACGGCCCTTAAGCCAATCCTCTCCTTCTGCCACTGATATTTCAGGAAAATTTCTCTCATTCCATACAGATTTAAAAAAAGTTAGGGTTGCCTCACTAACCCTCTGACACTGAGGAATATCCCACGGCGGTACATTTACTGCACTTACTCCCTTTTGTAGATCATAGAGAGCCAGTGTTGAACAACCGCAAATTTTCTTTCGTCCCTGACTTAATATATTTGCCCTCTGCAGCCATGCCACTCTTCTACGAAAACTTGTGACTGGGTAATGGTCATCATCATCCATAAAAAGGATTATATCATTTGTAGCATTTTCAATAGCAAGATTTCTTTTTTGCCCAATTGGCCATGATGTTCCATCCCCTCTCTGTCCAAGGGGAATGTAACGCAAAGTCAAATCGCGACAGTTCATTTGGAAATTTACTAATTTATCACTTACTCCTGAATCATTTTCACTATCTTCAATAACTATCCATTCAATCTTTTTAAAAGGATAATCTGTCATCAGGAGATTGTGAAATGCTATATCAATTAATTTTCGTCTGTTTCTAGTCGGTGTCACAATAGTTATTGGTGGACAATCTTCAGGCACCAAAACAGGAGGACAGTGCCAGTTACCTTTCTTTGGCTTCCGCTCATCAATTAATTTTTTTACCCTATTTAATACACGCTCCAGAAAAATTTCCATGCATGTTTTCAGGCGTTTTTTTACCATTTTTTCTCCAAATTCTTTTCTCTTATCCGCTGAAATTGGATCAGACTCAAGACTTTTTATAATTTCTTCACGCAATTTATCACGAGCACTGTTACTACAATCTGGTCCCATCAATTGATATCTAAGTCCACGCCGAGCCTTAGGTGCACAACTAGTGTTTGAATCAATCGGCACTGTTGGGAGCCATACTGGTCCATAACCTTCATTATCTTCATAATTATTTTCCAAATAGTAATTCCAAAATACGGGTAATTCACTTAAAAAAAGTTTGGCACCATGGGCTTCAGCTTCTGCTGCTCCATAACCGAAACCTTCTCCACGACTACATACAAGCTGACCATAATATAACCACTGAAGTCTATTGATAGTTTCTCCATCCAAATTCTTACATTCAACCTGTACATTTGATAAATCACCACATACCCCCTTCAATTCCGAAGCAAACTCTGGTTGACTTGTGTAGATACGAAGGGGTGGATAATCAGATTGCCACATACCTCCCGCCAAAAAATCCCGCAACCATTCATATTTATACTCATTCTTACCAAGAAAACTAACAATACCCATACGTTTTAAATCAGTTCCAATAGCATTATTTTTCCAAGATTCTTCTACCATATCACAGCACCAAGGAATATATAGAAGATTATCAGTGCGTTTACCAGCCTTTTCCTGATCCCTCATAAAATATTGTAGATCATCTACTGAACGAAACATAACCATATCAAAATCCTCCAAATAGGTATCATAAACATTTGAAATCCATTGCTCAGCATTTACTAATAGAATATTTACGTGGGCATATCCCATTACTTGTGCTACTGGTGTTTCAAGGTGAAATGCCACATCTGCCCATACAGGTGCTTCATTAAAATCCATCTCACGAATTTTGGTCTTTCCACTTACACCGCTGCTAGTTAATAATTTCTTAATTATACGGGCATCTACACTTAATCCAAAACAGGTTTTATTATAGTAAATATTAACAGATAATTCACCCATTCTGAAACTATTTATATTCTAGCCTTAGACTAACATGTGTTGATTAACAGAGTTTTCTAAACTAAATTAGGTATAACCTCATTTACTCTTAACTAAAATGACTGGTGAACAAGTTAGAGATTTGGGGTATGTTGCTTGGAGAGATCCCTGGGCGTGGATGGAAAGAATGTCAGGAACCCGTTGGAAACAGCTCTTAGCAAATGAGCGAAAGAATTGGCGCTCTCTTACAAATCAAGAGGCTGTCCAGTCGCGAATAAAAGATTTTAAAAAGGAGATTGATAATTCTACTGAAATATTGAATGCTGAAATATTTTCAATTGGTTGCCAGACAATCTACTTGTCCTATACAAAAAAAGATTCATATTGGCGTTGGAAATGGTCAAAAAGACGGGAAAAATTCTTTGATCTTGATTTTCAGGAGGCTATTTTATGGGTTGTTCGTCCTGATAAATCTGCTTCTTCCTCTCTTAATGAATTAGTATGCCGTGATCTTGATGATAAAGTTCTCTGGAAAAAAAAATTTACCTCTAGTGACATTGCTGTAAAAGATGGACTCTGTTATTATATTAAAGTAAAAGGGCTTGTTACAACAACATCCCTTTATTGCTGTGATGCTATTTCAGGTAAAAATGAAACATTATTGTTTGATGAAAAGGATAAACGAAATTATTTAAATATTGTAAAAACAAGTGGTCGTACTATTTATCTACAATCAGTTAATTCAGGAAGAAGTAAAACCTGGCGTATTGATGGAAAAAAACTGGTACCTCTTGATTTAGACACAGACCTACAGATACCATGTGGACAGATTTTTGAGGGTGAAGACTGTAGAATTGTAAAACTAATAGGGGCCAATAAATATATACTTCGTGGTAAGCCTTTTAAAGATTGGATAATGCCGTCAGGTTTTCCTATTTGGATAGGTCTTGATGCTGGATTTATGATTATGATGGAAGATGGTAAGGAAACTCTGTATAAATGTGAATCTCGTACAAATCCAAAGCCGATATTTGGACTTTCGGCTGGTTCTATCATTCCTAATCCATATTCAAATTGGGAATCAGCAATTCAACAGACCTTTCATGTCTTATCACCTGAAAGAGATCCCTTTTTAATTCAGGCCATTCATAATAATTTCATAGCGATACCGTTAAAAACCACACACCTTCCTAAACTCCAAGTTCATAATTCACATGTGAAATCTGAAGATGGAACAAGAGTTCCTTTTTGTTGGATTATGAAAGCTACGCGAACACGTCCAAGAGGGCTCTTGGTCACAGCCTATGGATCCTATGGACAAACAACTGTTGTCAGGTGGCCGTGGCAATACTGGGGGCCTCTAATTGAACGTGGATGGGCAATAGCATTTGCTTATGTACGGGGAGGTGGAGAAAGAGATTTCAACTGGGCTGAACAGGCTCGTCGTGAAAATAGACATCGTTCGGTTGAGGATATGTTGGCAGTCATTATTGCTTGTCGCAAAGCAACTGGAGTTCCAGCAAATAAAACTGCTATTTACGGGCGTTCTGCAGGTGGATTTCTAGTTGGTTCAACACTGGCAAAAAGTCAAAATGGTGAATTATTTGGAGCTGTATATACGGAAGTTCCATATGTTGATCTTTTGCGCACTACAACAAATCCAGCATTACCATTAACAATTGGCGAGTATGATGAATTCGGTAATCCAGCTGAGCGATTACAAGATTTCATTGAACTTCTAAAAATTAGTCCAATAAACAGTCTTCCCGAAAAAGGTATACGGCCTGAAATTCTTGTTATCGCGCGAACTGGGCTTTTGGATTATAAGGTATATCCCTACGAGCCATATAAATGGATACAAAGGTTACGAGGATTCCTGACTCCTGAACAGGCACATCCTACGGATCCTCGTGGAAAATTTATTGATTACGAGGCTAGTGAAGGACATTCCTATTCTCCTATTCATTTTTCAGAAGCTCGTGCGACTGATTTAGCTATTTTGGACGCATGGGTTGGAGGAGAGTTAAAATTTTAGAATTGATAATAATAAAAAAATCTATTGTTTAAATATAGTAGTTGATATGGAAGGTATGCGCAACAAGAACCGTCGTAATCGTAATTCAACCATGGGTGGCAAGCGCCGCAAGGCCCGCCGCGCCACGCGCCGCAATCGCAAGGATCGCAAGGATCGCCGCTAAATGCTAGAAATCTAGTATTTAAAGGAACTGATTATTGGGTATAATAAATAAACTATTTATTTATCTAAAAAAAAATCAGATAATTATTAAAGTATAATTACCCGATTTTTACTATAGTCTAATAAGATTAACTAGTAATTCTTTTTACATAAAATTGAATCTATTTAATTTTAGGTAAGTTATTAGATTCTTAGCAGATAGGTATATAAAAATGCCACGCAGTAATACATCTGTTAAAAAATACACTAACAAGGAACTATCAAAGTCCAATGAATATCATAATACATTACAGACTCAAGCTCAGCCACAACAACCACAACTACTTCAAAAACAAAATGTTTCTATTGGAAATTCAATTAAAGAAGGAATTGGATTAGGTTTTGGTTATGGACTTGGTTCATCTTTTGCTGAAAAAACTATGAATATGTTCTTTAGTAATACAAAAGAGCATCCTACTATTAATCCTAAGGATATGTATACTGATTTTAAATACAAATCAGAAAATACCGAATATAATAAATGTATGGAATCACACAATGATAAATTTTATTGTGATGATATTATTAAAAATATGATAAATAATCATACAGATAATGATTCATAGGATTATAATTTAATCAGGCATTTATCTAATGATTTTTTACTGGTAATATTACCGCTGCCGCCACCATCACCACCGCCACCAGGTACCCAATTCCTAATAAATAGTGTACGATGTCCATCACAACCTCCCCATAGTTTTAGTCCATTTCTATGTAAAGCAGTTCCATAGCCTTTACAAGTCTTCATACCATATCTCTCAGAAAGATTACTATTTTCATCACACCATTTTTCAATCCATTCATCATGACTAACTTTTGCCAATATTGAAGCCAATGCTATAGATAGATAGTTAGCATCCCCTTCTACAATTAATTTTTCTTCAACAATATCACAAAGAAGTTCACGATTATCTTTTTCAACAAAACTAATTTCACCATCTACTAGAAATCTATATGATAAATCACTATCATTTTTACTTATAAGTTGACTTAGAGCTCTACTAAACGCTTCACGATTAGCCCACTGAATACCTTTTTCATTTATTTCCTCAGCACTTACTGATCCGATTCCATAATACTCTTGTAAATTTTTACAAATTATATTAAAATATTCTTTTCGTCTTTTGGGAGTTATTTTCTTACTATCTTTTATTTTTGGAGCAATTTTTACAAATTCTTCAGGCCATTTATCTATGGTTGGAAGATAAACTGCTCCAGCCATGATTGGCCCAAAGAAACATCCTCGCCCAGCTTCATCAAAACCAATCTCAGGAATAGAATCATCATTAAAACGAATTTTAAGCATTTTTCGTGAGTAATGATTTTATATATTTTTAGGTAGCGTTATTCGTCAATTTTCATGGCGAAAAATATTGTCAATTACTTATCAAATCTTTTCCTAAAGAATAGATAGTTATTTAATACTCTAAATTAGGAGAATGAACTACGGAATACTTTTGGGAGTTTTTATAATTCTTTTAGCTGTAGTTCTTAATATAATGTCTGTAAATTATACAACAATGTTTTTTGATACATTTATTGATACTCCGCGTGTTTTAACAGTTGAACCACTAGAAAAAACATTTTTGAAATGTAGTTTAGGGCCTGATTTGGCACTTTTAACTGAACCTGGAAATTTTATGTTTACTGCATTTAACAAAGAAAATAAACCATTATCCGCATTATCAGAAATGAAACTTTCTGTAACATCACCTCCTAATACAGAATATACTGACTTTTCTGTTTGGAAAGGTTCTCCTGGATCTGATAAATTTTTGGGTAGTTTAATTTTAAATAATTCAAGATATAGTACGTATATTGCTGATAGAAAGCCAACTAGTAAGGATGGTCTAAATTACAGTGAAAATATAAATGTAAGTATAACTATCAATCAGGAAAATATAATTTTTAGTATTAATGGTATAATATTTGATACTTGGCCTGTTGATGTAACTTCACCTTATAATTTTAAGATTTATAATACTGCTAATAGTCAGAGTCCTCCTCGTAAATTAACTAATCTTAAATTTACACAGGCATCATTAACGCCATTACCAGCAGGACCAGCAGGACCAGCAGGACCAGCAGGTCCAGCTGGTTCGGTAGGTCCAGCAGGTCCAGTAGGTCCAGCAGGTCCAGCAGGTTCAGTAGGTCCAGCAGGTCCAGCAGGTCCAACTGGCCCAAGAGGTCTAATAGGTCCAGCTGGTCCACCTGGTCCTGCTGGTGTATTAGCAAATGTAATTCCTTCCTCCCAAGGACCTACAGGTACTAATATTTTATCCAATGTAACAACGGCAAATATGTTACCTAAACCTATTCCTGAGTCAACAGCAGCACCTGCCAATGTTCAACAATCAGTAAATTCAAATGTAATTTCAGCTCTACTACAATTTTTAGGGGCTCAACAAACACAACAACAAAAATTAGAACAAATAAAACAAACTCAAGCTCTCACAAATAAATTCCCAGTAAATTCAAATGAAAATAGTGATTTAATAAATCAACTTAATTCCTACTATGATGATTCAAATGAAGATATTGGATCAGCCACTTCAAGTTCTACATATCAAGATAGTCAAAAAAATTTAGGTAACATTCGCACTTTTGTACGTGAACAAATACGTCAAGAACTTCAAGCAAATTCAGATTTACTAAATGATGGTTCATGTGATTATAATCAGTATTTAGAGACTCCATCGGCCAATCAGGGCAAAGAATATAATAACAAACGTCCGAAAGCAACGGGATGTGAATCACCCGAATACATAAAAAAAGATGAAATACCTTGCTGGGGATGTTCAGTAAAGTACTAGTCTCAATATTTAAGCCGATAATTACCAGTAGTATTCTAATAAATATCAAAATACTAATTGATACTTACTAGAATAAATAAACAATTTAAAATATACATAAAACTTAGGTGAAATGTATGCCTTTCTGGCAATTTTTTTAGTCCTAGTACTAATTTATTTTTTTTATAAAATTCCAAAAATAAATAAAGATATATCTGGTTCAACAATCAAGGAGGATAAAGAGGGATTTATAGATGCGGGCACTAAATCAGCTAAACTTCAATCTCCCTGGGCTTATTCTAATGTAGTTGCCCCAGCATCAGTAACACCTCCTGTAGTATCTCCTCCTCCGGCTCGCAATGAGGGAGAAAATCCTTCATCCTATCAAGTTCCAGGAAAAATTCCTGATGCTCCTTATGAACAGATTGCTAGAAATGATCCACGACCTTATACTAATCCACGGGAAATAAAAACAAATCTACCGAGAATTAAAGAAGTCGCCGAGAGACTTCGTGGATTTCTGGCATTTCAGGCCCAACTCATTTCAGACTCTTCTGATCCCAACATACAGTTACCTCTAACACAAGCTCGTGCTGATTTGGATAAACTTGATGCTTCAATAAATGTTTATGAAAGAAATCCTGGAATAAAGCCAGCTGAGTCCGAGCAACTCATGAATGAAATTGAGGATAATTTATGGTATCTTCAAAATCAAGTCTATAAAATTCACCAACTCTCACCTAATCAAGGAACTCCTGCGCCACTAAAGCCTTCTGTTTACGAAGGTTTTGTTTCAGCTGGACAAGGAAATTTACCTAATATTTTTTCACAACCTCCACCTCAAGTAATTCCAGCTAAGAGCACAGTTTATAGCCAAATTTCAACAGTGTCCAACATGACACCTGAAAAAGCTGCTCAGCCGTTAAATACTAAAAAAGATCCACCAGCTACTGTCAAAGATTTACAGGATTTTCTAAGACGTGTTGATATGGAATCAAGACAACTCGCAGCAACAGGTTCTACTGATCCAATTCTTACAGCTCGTCTTAATGGTCTAAGTAGGATCAGAAATGATGTACAAGATATATTAAATCAGGTAAAAAATAAACAAATGTCAGAGGATGAAATACCAATTACAAAGAAGGAAGTAGAAAATTCATTAAAACAAATAAATCTTGGACAAATTCCTTCATTTGTTTCAGCCAATATGTCTAATAATTTACCCGCTACTGCTAGTGAAGTAGCACTAAAAGGAATTTTACCAAATATTCCAAATCAGGAAATGGCAATGGGAATGGCTATGAATAATCCTTTAGCAAAACGTATACTTGATAATACAACTATATCAGTAGGAATAAATTATGAAGATAATTTTGGCGAAATTTTAGATACAATCTTACCTGGAAGTATCCCTAATAAAGAGGAAGGATTTTTGGACTATAGTCTACCACCTGTTCCAGGGGATATGCTACCTCCTCCACGAACTCTCTTTGTTGATAATGTTCCTGATATAAAATTGGATCCTAACTTCTCATCAGATTATAAGGATCCAGAAAATCGTAAATACAAATTTAAAGAAATGACGGTTTTAGACGGCAAAATTCTAAAAGTTACGAAAGACCCAATTGATACTCTCTGTCGTCAGGAATGTAATAATACAGCTGGATGTTTAGCTTATAGCAAAAGATTTGGAAATAATTCACCGCAGGAGTCACAAACATGTAAATTACTCGCTACTGTGACCAACATTTCTACTGATCCATATACTGAATCAGGAATATTTGATAAATCAAAGAATGAAGAGGGATTTATAGGTGATAGTAATAGTGCGCCTTTTAATCCCCAAATACCCAAATTGCGACCTGAGGAAGCTAGATTATTATCAGGTTTAGTTTCAAAAGACACTGCTGGTCATTTTGATTGGAAAGAGCGGGCCAGTCATATTGGAAATCAAATTCGTAAACGGGGACTGGATTCATCTTCTTTTGGAGTTCATGAACCAGGTATAAAAGTGAGTAAACATTATTCATGGAAAGGATATGCCAAAATGCTTTGTTCAAGATTGGAAGCAACAATGGAGACGGGAACTGCTCAGGCATGCGGGTGTCCTCCTTTTGATTGGAAGGGCTGGTGACCTGGTGTAAAAATTATGGTCTAAAGCTCTATGGACTCTAAATTATAGAATAAAATGTCTGTATCCGATTTCCGCCCTCAGCAGTCACACCCATGTGGAACTCTAAATTCAGGTACGATTCTGGTCTATCTACAGAGTTATAATCGTGAGGACGATGTACTTCAGATCAATCGCCTAAAATCAGGTGGTTATCGCGCTGTTTTTAAAAATTATACGGTTGGTCGTGTTTTTGAGCAGTATTTTGAGGATGATGTTCTACTTTTGCGCTATCTGGATACATTTATGCTAATTCAGCAAGTCGATACGCATCCTTATGCATTTATTCAGCTGGATTTGCCTGGTATGCCAGCAGTTGTAATGCGCCCAAGCAAGATTGCTTGGGATTCTATTTATAATCTTGTGAAGAAGTATCTGGAGGATATTTCACAGGATAGTCAATCCTGGCCTCGTGAGTATTCCCTATCAGCCTACAGACAGCGTTATGCTCGTTCTCTTGAAACTCTGAATGTGAACTGATAATATGGCCTGGCATGGCATAAAATTGTATATTTATCAACTATTTTTAATTGAACTACTTATTTTAAAAAGTTCAATTAAAAATAAAACCTAAAAACCGCTATTAGATTTAGGGAACAATGAACCTGACAGTATATCATCTAATACTAGCTCTGGTTATTGGAATTTTAGCAGGAGCAGTTCTATTTAAAACAAACAAAGAGGGATTTGAAAATATTCGTTCTGGGCCTGGAAATTGTTCAAGATGTGGTAATATGAATCCATGTGGATGTCCTAACCCTCGTCCGGTTTGCCCACCATGTGAGCCTTGTAAACAACCTGATTTATCGGCCTATGTACTCAAATCAACAATTCCTCCTTGTCCCCAATGCCCTGATATGAGTCAGTATATGCTAAAGACGGAGTGCCCGCCTATTCCTGATATGAGTGAATATGTGCTAAAATCAAGCATTCCGAAGCAACAACCAGTTATTTTAGATTGCTCAAAATGTAATAAGCCAAAGGGCGAATGTCCACCTTGCCCAAGAGCTCGTTGTCCTGAAGTTGTATGTCCTGAACCAGCAAAATGCCCTGCATGTGCTCCATGTCCTCGGCAAACCTGCCCCCCGGCTGTTGTGAAATGTAAAGCAGAGGAATCAACTCCAGGAACTGTGCGTCCATTTTTAGCACCACTTTCATTTCAAGGATTTGGTCTAGTATGAAGTAGGTAATTCCTCATCTCATCCCCAATCATCCACTTAGAAATTAAAATGGATACACGATTTTGGGGACCATCAGGATGGAAACTGCTACATTATATAACCTATGTCTATCCTACAAATCCTACAAAAACTATGGAAGCGCATATGTTAAAATTTATAAAGACAATACCCTACATACTGCCATGTAAATTTTGTCGTTATAGTCTAACATGTTATATGCGTGAAGAACCACCACAAAAATACCTCAAAACATCACAGAGTTTTCAAAAATGGCTTTATAAAATTCATAATATGGTAAATAATAAGTTACGAGCACAAAATCTTAATTCAGCACCAAACCCTACATTTGACCAAGTCAACAGATTTTATAAGAAATGGCTAAAAGAAGGTCAGTCTTGTGAATGTCATCTTATAACATTTTGGGATTTTCTTTTTTCGGTAGCATTTAATCATCCGAAAGAGTCATCGCAACATTCTAAACCGATGCCTGATTGCCCAATATCAGTCTACAAATGTAAAAATACGGCTGAAAAAAATAAGTGGAATGTTTTATCTGCTGAAAAGCGTCAGGAAATATTTGAGCATTTTTGGATTCTCTTACCAAAATGTCTTGGAGAAGAACTAGGTTCTAAATGGCAGGCTGCTCTTGATACTACTAATCCATCGTTTAAAAATCGTAGAGAAACCGTTGCTTGGTTATGGCGAATGCGTTGTGTTCTTGATCCTAATTTTAAGGAACCTTATACGGAGATTTGTAGAAAAATTAGATATTTTAGCAGTGATTGTGCTAAAAAAATACGGGCAAGGACATGTAGAAAATCAGGCGGTGGCGGTGGCGGTGGCGGTGGCGGTGGCGGCAGACGCCACGTACGCAAAACGCAAAAAAATACTCATAGATAAAGAGGTTTAGTAAAGGAGATGCTCAATATTGAATCTTATTTATCAATTACACTCTTAATTATTCTTCTTTTAATCCTGGCTAACTATATTTATACAGTTGCTCTATCAAGATTAACAGAAGAAGTTATTGATAGCATTCCAAAGAAGATAAATGAAGGTTTTGAGAATAGCACTGTCTCTCAGTCGGTAAACTCAATGATTGATAGTGCTAATGATTCTGAAAATAATGGCAGTTGGGGTAAATATAAAGTACTACGGGATGATGAAATTTATGATGATTTCTATGCCAAAATCTATAATAAACTTACTCAAATGGATAAAATAACAACAGCAGAAGCTGGTCTCATTTTTTTTGATTGGAAGAAAACAATGGATCCGTCAAAAATGCGGATACTTGATTTAGGTTGTGGTACAGGCGTTGTTTCCGCTGCTTTGAAAAAACTGGGAGCATCTGAGATTGTTGGTCTTGATCTATCTCCAGCCATGATAAAAAGGGCAAGAAAAGTTATTGAATCTACCACTCTAACACCGACAGAAAAACAGGATATAACATATATACAAGGTAATGCTTATAATCCAAGTGCTATAGAACCACAAACTATAACTCATGCTCTAATACTTTATTTTACAATCTATTATTTTAAAGATCAGGATGCTATTTTTAGAAATTTAGCACACTGGATCCAGCCAGGTGGTCAACTTGCGATTGAAGTGGTTGATAAACATCGTTTCGAGGCAGTACCAGATTCTTCTAATCCATGGGTTGGTATTAATCCACAAAGATATAAGAAAGAGCGTATAACAAAAGGAACTGTAGTATTCGACCAGTTTGAATATACTAGTGAATTTGAGCTATTTGATCCGATGGCCGAATTTTCTGAAACATTTGTATTTAAAGATGGTACCCCTACTAGGCGTCAAAAACACACACTTTATATGTATGATATAAAGAAAATAGTTTCTACTGCTGAACAGTCAGGTTGGCAATATGAAAAATCAATGGAACTTATGCCAGTAGGTTTCCCTCATGCCTATATTCTTTTTTTCAGGAGAGCGGGAAATGAGTCTGGTGTAAGATCAATAACTGAGCAATTAGAAAATATAGAGGATAATTAGGGTTATGGCGAACTATTCTCCAGGTATATTGGATGTATTTCAGGAAGGTCTTCGTCGTGGTTCCGCAAGATTACCTTATGATCCTGTTAAAAAATATGCTTACGTAGAACATCTAAAGGAAGGATGGCGAGTGTATCTTCGATCAGTAGTGTTTATTCATGAAGAGGGAGTACCTTTTGATAAAAAGCGTTTTTTAGTTGTGAAAAAAACTGGTGCTAGGATGTCATCGGCTGCCTGGGAACCACCGAAAGGTCAAATGGAGGGAAAAGATTTAACAGGTGTTGATGGTCGTGGTAAATCTCTTTTATATGTCCTAAATGAAAATGCTCGTCGTGAAACGGCAGAAGAATCTTTTATTGAGGATTTACACAATTTGGAACATACTGGGCTTGTATTCCAAAGTCAGGAATCTAGCTATCCTCCAAATCATTTTTTTCAGTATCATATTTTTAGAGCTTTTGTTGATAAAAAGGCGCTCATTCAATCCTATGAAATTTTCAACTGGATTCAAAATAATAGGGCCGAGTTTATGAAATGGAAGCGAGATATTCGTGAAAAAGATGCGGTGGCATGGTTTAACCCTCGCTCAACGAAACTTAATCCAAGATGGTGTCCTAGTATCTTAGTTTTATACTTAGGCCAATTCTCAGTTTAAAATAATATTTCTCCAAATAATTAGTAGCATGTCTATTATTGATTATTTAGAGGCTCATGGATTCAAAATGAATGAATTAGAAGGAGGTTGCCATCAAATACCACAACAAGTTCAGGACCTTAAAGACATAACTAATAGATCCAATCTAAACGTAATGGAAATTGGATTTAATTCAGGATATTCTGCAGACACCTTTTTATCCAATAATGACAGTTTAAAATTAACATCATTTGATTTGGGATATCATCCATATGTAAAAGTGGCAAAAGAGTATATTGACCACACATATCCCAATAGACATACACTTATTTTAGGAGACAGTCGTGATACAGTTCGCAATTTTATTATTAAAAATAAAAATACTAAGTTTGATATTATTTTTATTGATGGAGGGCATGATTATATTATATCAAAATTAGATTTAAAGAATTGCTTTCAACTGGCTCATAAAGATACAACTGTAATTATGGATGATACCTATTTTGACATGAATGGTGTGTTTGAATGGACGTATGGTCCTACAAGAACCTGGGAAGAGCATTTAAAGGCGGGTAAGATTGTTGAGATTAATAGAAAACATTATTCTGATGGAAGAGGAATGGCATGGGGTAAATATGTTTTTGATTAATATTATGTAGTATAAAGAATTTTTTTACATTTACTAATTAAATGTTACAAATAGCTATTCCCGATGTATTTTCAGTAATAGGGATTACAATACTTTTAATAGGTTGTACATACTTTTTTCAAAGCAATATGAGTACTATTCCAGATTCTAATTATCCACTTATAGGTGCTTTTTTCACAGAAGTTTCAGAATTTCCAGCTTTAACTATATTTGTACATAAATCAAAATTAAATGGACGAAATCCATTGCCTCTAAATTCACCAAAAGGAATTAAAGATAATTATTATTTTATAGGTATTTTTGATAAAAGTGGAAGTGATCGTTTAGGTCAGATACCTCCAGAAGTGTTTATTAAATTGTATAAGAGGGGTTATGATATTTCTAGTTATTCGCCAATCCAACTTGTAAAAATTTTTGAAGATATTCGTTCAGCTACAAAAACAATATTTACAAATGACCAACTCGTAGCTAATGAAAAATATTTTAAGGAAAGAATAGCATTTGCCAGAGAACAACTTAGAAATATATAGGCTGTTCGTATCCCCCTGCCCTATACTCCAATGCTGTTTTCAAGGTGAAGAATTTTCTTTTTAAACCCAAAGGATTTTAGAACACGATGAGCTAAAATACTTATTTTGCTCAATAAATTTAACTGGACACCGACAAAAATAACTCCAAGCATAAATTCTCCATCATATTCTGTAACTCTGTAAGGAGCAAAACCCAATTCACCACGATTTGTAAAAAAAGTTGGAAGAGCGGGAACTGATTTCACAAGTTTTCTTATAAAAAAGAATGATACAGTTAGGAGAATACATTGCGAAAGAACCTCAAGTACTATTTTCCAAGTTTCTATATTGTCATTTGCATCTGGAAAGAGACTTTCAATCATAACACCAAGATAAAAACACGTAACACCATAAATTGCTGAGTACTGAATAATACTTAAGACCTCATAAAAACGCTGTTTATCGGACCGTAAAAAATCCCTTAAACCTGAACGAAAATGTTCAAGTGGTTTTTTCACAATTTCAGAATCAGTACCCGTCATTCTTTACCTGTTCCCTAATTTATATGGCTTTCTAAATCTTTTCAATCTTTGTAGATAATCCCTTATTATCAAGTTTTGTAGTCAATTCTTGTTTACCGAACTTAATATAATCATAATTACACGAATGTTCCTCTGCATATCTATGATTTCCACAATAAAGTCCTCCGCATCGGCAAGTAAATCCTGTTAGTCCAACTTTTTTATTACATTTTTTACAGCAATTCTTTTTATTTTGTCCATCCAAGGGTGTTCCTGATATTTCAGAAGTCTCAGTTATTTCTGTAATTTTATCAATTGATGATTTTAATGACGAATTTTTGGGTGAATTAAAATGATTTACAAACATTCTTAGTCAATAATATTTAGGGTTATCTAACTGTCCTGGGATTTTCAATGGGGCTAAGGGATTAAAAATATTCAATTTTAACAATGAAGCCAAATAATTCAGACAGTTCAAAAAACTTCTGGAAAGGATTGTCTGATTTAAGTAAACCAATTTTACCACGAGCAATTCCTGATAATATTAAATCAAAAATTGTAAAAGTTACTAGTTGGCCTTTAGCTCGTGAAGTGTCCATTTTTCTATCAAAAAATTTTGGAAATCCACCACATACACCTATACTAAATATCCCCCCAACTGAGTTATATGAAAATTCAGCTCATACATTTGTATGGATGTCAGAATCAATGAAACCAATTGGAACAATACGATATAGACCTTGGGGAAAAGATAATACCCACAAAAATCACACTCAAAATCGCAATCGTACTTACTGGCAAGTGGATTGTTTCTGTGTTGATAAAAAATATAGAGCCCAAGGTATTGGATCATGGTTATTAAAATATCTTCATTTATGGGCAAATTCAAATAGTATTCCTTATGCACTCTTCCTGAAAGAAGGAGCACCCTTACAAATTCCAAGACTACCTTTTAAAACCGGAATATATGCTTTTTCAGATTATAACAGTTTGACAGTAACACTGCCTTTTAGTCTTCGTAAAATATCATCAGCAATTGCTGAAAATTGGCTAAATTCATTTCCATTAATAAAAAATAAATTAACCAATATTTTTCCAAATGATATTGAACCTAATTTTCAATCATTTTGGTATCTTTATAAATCAGGAACAATATGGCTCATAGTACGTGCTGAAAAAACAAATCAAGTTGGTCCAACGGGCCATCTTGGTTGGTTGACAAATATTTACGAATCTCCTTCCTGGAATACTATAACTTTTCAGGAACAGACACAGCATATATCAACATGCTCCTCAGAAATTTCTAGAGAAAATACATGGGGGTCAATCTGGATAGATAGTCAGTGGGTCGAAATTAGTGAAAAATCACCCTGGAAATTAGATGGTCCATATTATTTTTATAGTTTTCAGTGGTAATTTGAACCCAATTGTAGTTTAATTTTATTTATTTCAATCTGGAGTTCTTGTAGCTGTTTTTGTCTTGTCGATAATAAATCTTTTTCTGTTTGTAGACGCCTAGAAGCATTCGTTTTATATGATAAGGCACTTGAATTAGTTCTGCCTTTCCAAGTTGTTTCCATAGTTCGCACATATTCCTCGGCAGTTTTTATACTACTTATAGAACGTTGAATATCCTTTAGCAATTGATTCTTTTGTGATTCCAAATTTCCAAGTTTTTCTTGTAAACTAAATTTATTACTTGAGGGTCTTAAGGTATTGTTCGCTATTGGTTTTGTTTCAGGAATATTAGTTGTCCTAGTGGTACTTACAGGTGCACTAGTAGAAGTTGTCGCAGGAGGTTTTAATATTTTTACCATTTCAGCCTGACCTAAAGAATATGTTTTTTCACAACTTTCATAATAGTTGGCAAGTAAAGTATAAGCCTGACGATTTATATCCTGTAGATATGGAAAACCCTGTTTCATTAAATTTGGATTTAAAAAAGTTTCCATTATTCCAGCCTTAGACCGAATACGAACAAAAAGTTTTCCTAGAAGGTCCCCTACTTGTTTTGTATGTGCTAGTTGTTGAGCGAAAAGTGTTTTAACTGTATTTAAAACAGCAGGAGAAACAGTTTTTCCACTGAGTGTAATCGGTCCTCCTTTAATACCATTACAAATTTTCTCTGAACGATCATCACGAATATCACGAATTTCTTTAAATCCCTTTGGAGTCTGGGATTGATCAGAATCTGAAAAAATATCAGCCATGGTGCGAATAAATTGCTGATAGCGTTCAAGAGCCGGTTGACTCATGACAATTCCAGGAGTTTTAATTAAATCTAATGTATCAAAAGTATCTTTAAAAAGAGAATTTAAAGAGCGTATCCCGACTGTTGAATCAATTGGAGCACCAGGAATTGGAACAGAATTAGCATAATATCCTAGTTCATCTCCATATCCAGTAAAATTGTCAACACAGACTCCTGTACGAACATCTAAATTTTGAGCTGTACTTAGTAATTGTAAACCTCGTGATATGCAGTATGCACGTGGTCTTTTTTCTTTGGATAAGATATTAACAAGATTGGAAATATCCAATTCATCACGACCCTCTTTGACCCTATCAAAAAACTTAGCAGTATCTGAAATTTTAATATTTGGTTTGATATATGGAATTAAATCAACACTGCATAAAATTTTATAAAGTGCCATTTCTAGGAATTTTTTTACAACTAAATCTTTTATCATATGCTTTCCATCAGCCATTCGGCGAATACCATATTGATATTTCATTGGGTGATTTTTGAAATTTTGTAAAGAAGAATTTGGTATTGTTACTCCTTTTATAAGAAAACTTATTGTTTCATCAGAACCACTTTGAGAAATTGAACCACTAGATTCAATATCAATATTAATTGTGCGAGTTCCCTGTTTATTCTGCAGATTTATTTCTAATACTCCTCTGCGATCAAATGTACCCTGTGTATTTGGTACAACACGAAGAGTTATATCTACTAAGGAATCTATGAATAATGGTCCTGAAATATCATAGGTTATACCTAAATCATTTTTTTTATCTGGATCACCTCTTGGTTGTGATGGTGTAAAAATCTTTAGTCCATTTTCCGCCTCACGCATAAAATTTGGTTGAATCTGGTAGAACTTAAATTTATAGGATTGTCCAGGAACTGGTTGTGGTCCTAAGTCATTGAAAAATGAAAAAGGGTCAATATCACGGAAAAAAGATGTACTTGAAGGGGCAGAAATAGTTGGTGCTCCATATACGTATCCTTGCCCTAGACCTTGACCTAGACCTTGCCCTAGACCTTGACCTAGACCTTGCCCTAGACCTTGCCCTAGACCTTGCCCTAGACCTTGCCCTAGACCTTGCCCTAGACCTTGACCCTGAGGTTGGTAAGCCAAAAATCCCTGTTGCTGTTGTAAGCCAATAGCTGGAATACTTGGAATTCCAAAACTATTACTTGTTACTCTATCACCATTACCACCTTCCTGAAAACCAATTGCTCTTGGACGATATAATTTAATACCATCTTTTTCAACAAATCTCGGTGTTATAATCTCGGCCTCATCTAATACAGATAGAGCAAGAGCTCCATAAATCTGAAAAATTCTTATATAAAAAAAAGCTAGTAATAAACAATTTGCCTGTTTAATTTTATTTAATTCAGAATCCTTATCATCCTTTAATTCATCATATTTCCTGAAAAAAATAACACCCTTTTTATCCTTAATTGGAACTAACTGAAGACGACTGAATACTCTATCCAAAAAATCAGTCATTACAATTAAATATTTTTTACATTCTTCTGGAGATGTTAATTTGTAAAAATCCTTTAAAGTTACTTCATTATTCATGAAAGTAAAAAGAGAATTAACCAATTCTCTTGTATTTTTTGTTTGTTTTAATATATCAGCATGTTGATCAATAATACTGCTTTGACCAGCACCCATTTCCCTAATTATCAGCCATAAATAGCTTCCAGTTCTTTTGAAAATGTCTCTAATCGCTTAAGACACTTGATAATGGTTGCTACAGAAATACCACAAACTTCAGCCAATTTCTCATTTGGAATATTTACAGTATCGTTTCTTTTTAGAATAAATGCTATACAACCAGCCGCCAAACTAGGTGGCATATTTTCCTGTATAAGATTACGTGTTTCAATATAATCTGCAATTTTCTTACAATTATAACTTAGTAGAAGCATTTGTTTACGACTAATTGGTAAACGACTTAGCGGAAGATCAATATATTCTGTAGCTTTTGTACTCATTGTTTTCATCATATTATTATCACCAGGCTCATCCGTAGTGCTAATATTTTTAGAATCAAACGTAGTAGAATCAATATTGGGATTAAGTGAATTAATTATTTCTCTTTGATTAATCATAGCAAGAATTTCTTGTGTTTGCTTGAGTGATTTTGCAAATGTTGCGGATGGAACTTTGAATATTTCAGAAATTTCTTTAGGTTTTCGTGGACTTCCTAGTTGCTTGAGAGCAAGATACATACAGGATGATAGAACAGCAGCACGGCACAATCCCTGACGGCGTTCTGAATTTTGAAGTTTTACATAAATATCTTTGGCAGCATCAATTGCTGATTGATTAATACCGTAATTAGTTCCAATAATTGCGAGTTGTTCATATGAAATCATTAGGGACCGTTCATTGTATGGAACAGAATTCCAAGTATGATATTTGCGAACTCGTGCCATTGATTTTGCTTTGGATGAACCAGTTATGGGGCCTCCCAAAATAATAGTACCAAGGGATGCCTCGGGAAGTCTTGGATCATGAGGGGCGCCAACACGAGTAGGATCACTTGTGCGATCCTCACTGGAGTATAGACGATATTCAGCAGAATTATCAAATGGTCGGCAGATGACCTGAGCACAGGCACGACAAATTATCAGGTCGTCTGTATCTATCCGATCTTCACAATGACAATTAGGGCAGATATTATTTTTAAACAGCTTGGATTCTAACTCAAACTCATTTAAATCCCTAAATTCAGAATCATTAAGAATTTCATCAAAATAAGACTTTTGTGTTGAAATGACTTGAGACCTTTTAAGTCCAACGTGGAATAAATGTTCCATGATGGTATGGTGCTCACAGCCTAACAACTATTTTCAAAAATGTATATTCAATTTTAGCGCATCCTCCTCTATTTCTCTCTCTCTCTCAAAATTCCAGTTATAATTAGGCATATGTCATCCAAGGTTCCATCACAAGGCGCAGAAACACGTCAATCTATTCTGCCATCTGGAGTCCCTGAAGATCTTGGATTTTTTGGATCTCCTTATAATCCTGCTGATCAATTACCATCACCAGATCAAATTGGAGTTCGTTCAGGTGATAATATGGAAGATGTTATAAATGCTGTTCGTGGAGTAGCTTATTACACAGATATGATTGGTTTCGGTCAATCATCAAATTCATTCACAAGTGGTATGGATATTTTTCCAATGGGTGTTAACTATTTTTTACCAACTGGTTTAACATGTTCAAATGGAGCTAAAATGTACCAGTATGTCCAGGGAATACCAGAGGGAAATGCTCTTGGTAATCGTGTAAAGCAGGCTATGGCTAATATGGGTCTGCCACAACTTAGGGGACTTGCGCCCGGAATTCTTGAAGATACTCAAAATGGTCTCAATCCGATGCCCCTTATGAATGCTGCATTTGGTTCTGGATACCCAAAATGCCAACTTTTTGAAGGACACGTTGGGGATATAAAGGGTAATATTAGCGACCCTAATGATCCTAAGCAATCGTGGATTGGGTCAACAGACGGTATTTATAAAAAATCAGGTGATAACAAATATTATCAAAAAAGATGGATTGCGGCAACGGATAGTCGTGGCAAACCTATTAATCTTAATCGGGATCAATACGAGGTTGAAGCAAAAACAATGAATGCCGATGGAACGCCGAAAGTTACTGAACGATTTTCTGGAATAGGAAATTTTGAAACAATTCTACCTTTTTTTGTATTAGCAGGAATTTTGGGTAGTGCCTTTTTTACTTTGACACTATTTAGTAAAGGTAAAAAATAAAAATAGTGTGCCGTGATGCTCACTGTAGACTTTGATTAACAATTTGTGTATTAAAGGGATTTAAAGACTGCTGAGTAGGCTGCCCGCAACAAGTTTCCTGAATTGTTATGCCATTATTACGCCAATTTTGAGCAACTACACCTTCGTTAATATTCGTTATTAAACTAGCAGTGTTTATACCTGTTTGGGGATTTGTAAGTGGAAACTGACGCCCATTGGCTAGGGAGGGGCCACCTTTTGTCTGGTTATTAGCCATTGCTGAATTAAAATTGTAGGCAATGACTCGTTGAGCACTGTGTTTTGTAAGCCAAGAACTATCCCAGTTACGAGTTCCCATTTATCTCTTATCTATTTATTAGTTCCAGATTTTGAAGTCTTTTTAGATGATACTGGCACTCCTCCAGCCCCACCAGTCCCATTAACCCCTGCAATTTCTCTAGCCTCAATTAAGCGTTTCGTTGTTAGCAGACGACTGGCTACACACATTGTTTCTAATTCCTGGAGGAACAACTTACTGGCATAGGGAATTTCAACACTGCTAAATTCCGTTGTATTATCACATCCCCGACAGGCCCATACATTATCATCGTTATTTGCGATGGCAATGAGTCCACATTTTCTACATACAAAGCAACCAAACCCATCGGAACATTTCATAAAACGTTCTCGTTGGAATTCAGCAACACCGTGTGCTACGACACAGTCACGTTCCATTTCACCAAAGCGAAGACCACCATCACGTGCTCGTCCTTCGGCTGGCTGACGGGTCAACATAACAAGTGGCCCAGAAGCACGGGAGTGAATTTTATCAGCTGAGCAATGACGCAAACGCTGATAATAACATGGTCCGACGAAAATACTGGTTTCCATCATACGCCCCGTAAATCCATTGTATAGAATCTCATTACCGTAGGGCTCCATTCCATAATTATCCCTCAAGAAACTCGCAATTTTATCAACGGAGGCTTCTCCAAAAGGAGTACCATCACCCAGTGCTCCAACATAACATCCCAGCTTTGATAACAATGTTTCCATTAAATGGGCAATCGTCATACGTGATGGAATAGCATGTGGATTAATAATAATATCTGGTACAATACCACTGGCTGTTTGTGGCATATCCTCAGGATTTAGAATCATTCCCATGGTTCCTTTTTGTCCATGGCGACTGGCAAATTTATCACCAATTTCAGGAACACGATCCTGCCTCATGCGAATCTTGGCAAACGAATAACCTTCACCATTACGATTTTTGTAGACTTTATCTACGAATCCATATTCATTATTTTTCTGGGTTTTACTGACGTCACGTGATTTCTTAGACCCAGCAGGAAGCACCATACCCGTGGGAACACGGAGTGGTACAACTTTACCAATTAGAATGTCATCAGGTGTTACGAAGGTATTTTCTTTAATAAATCCATCTTCTTCTAGTTTTCCATAGTTCGCATTTTTCATATGCTTTGTTTCATCAATAGTTGGACGGCAAAATTTCTCCTCCTCGCCTGAACTCTGATTCTTTCGTTCTTCATCCTTGTAAGTACGATAGAAGATACTACGAAATCGACCACGTTCCAAGGAGGCCCTGTTCATCATATTAGAATCCTCTTGATTGTAACCAGTATAGGTCATAATAGCTACAATTACATTTTGTCCAGCGGGTAGTTTTTGAGCACCATAAAAACGACCCATGTAAGGTGATACATGGGGAATCTGTGGATAACAAAGAACATGCGCAAGAGCATCAAATCGTTCGCGAAAATTCAGAGCATACATACCCATTGCTTGTTTACCCATAGCACTCTGATAAGCATTTCTTGGAGACTGATTATGATCAGGAAAAGGAATGACGGAGGCAGCAGTACCAAGAATTACACTTGGATGAATTTCGCAATGTGTTGCTTGACGACCCTCTGGCTCAATTAGCTTGGCAACATCCATACAAATAAATGCCCCCTCAGTTTCACCAGCGTCCAAATACTCAATCAAATGTCTACCACGAGGTGTTTCAATCAGAAGTAAATCATTCCAATCCTGGACTTCATTAATTTTATTCAGCAATTCTCCAGACTTATCAAGAAGTACTTCACGCATTGCTTGAGCATACCAGACAGGTCGCAGAAGTCGTCCTGCTTCAGTGGAAATCCAGATTTCTTTGTGAGATGCTTTCCAAACAATTCCAGTATAGATATGTAGAATACCCGCTCGTTTACCTTTGCGCATTGCTTCAACGACTTCCATTGTTTCATCGCACCGAAGTATACCAATCCAACTGCCATTTAGGAATACACGAACATGAGAATGTAAATCAGCAATGGGTGTACCACGAAGAGGAATTAGCTTACCAAGCTTACCCAGAAATGTTGCCACAGTCAAAGGAGATGAGAAGATACTTACAATTGCAGTACTAGCCATATTTTTAATCACTCCCACACCATGTCCTTCAGGTGTTTCACAAGGACAAATATAGCCCCACTGCGTATTATGTAGTTTTCTTGGAGCGATTAGTTTGCCCGTTTTTTCAATAGGCGTAGAAATTCTACGAAGATGGCTGACGGTACTAACATAGTTTAGACGATTCAGAACCTGCGATACACCTATCTTTTGAGGACCACCAATCTTTCCTGATCCAAAATTACCTGTGGCAAGCGCAGAGCGAAGAGTAATATCTAGGATTGTAGATTTGATAATTTTATTAATATTGTTGATATTTACAATTTCAGCCCAGTTACCATTGGCCTTCCAAGAACCACTATGAATTTCCTTACTTAGACATTTCTTCATATCCTTAATCATACGATTATTGTAAGTTTTACGAAACAAATCAGCTAGAAGAAATCCTGGAATATCCACACGTTTATTTGGGTAAGCATCACGGTCATCATTCTGCATACGACAACTATGAACCCATAGAACTTTGCGGACCATGTGAGCTAGAAAACAGGCTTTTTCATAGGCCATTTCTTGACTACCAATTTGAGGAAACAGTTCTTCTGAAATAATTTCCTGGGCTACTTCATATTTAATCGCTTTTGGTGACCAAGTAGAAATATGATTTGAGAGCCAAGTAATTGCTGATTCTTGAGTGAAAACCTGCTCATTTACAGTTTCAAGAATACTTTCAGTGAAAAGGTTTTCAAATTGAGTATCACTAAACGCATTGGGACCTAAAATCAGTTCATAAATATCCTTGTCAGCCAATACACCGAGAGCACGGAAAACAACAAATAGCGGGACCTCAGTTTTAATCCTTGGCATAGTCATTCGTAATGTCTGAATTCCCATATTTTCAACAATTTTGACTGAATTTGATTTAGGCACTTGATCATTATCAGGGCCAATACATTTCATCTCAACCACTTCAACATCCTTAATATTTTGGCGACCGTTGCGGAATACAAAGGGACGATTTTCAGACATACGCTCCATGGAAATCATAGTTCTTTCGCCACCCTGGATAATGAAATATCCGCCCATATCTTCTGCACACTCACCAAGTTTTCCAGGCTGAATATGACGCTGATCATTAAGCAAACAGTATTTACTTTTAAGCATAACTGGAATTTTTCCAAGGTGAACATTTGGGAAAATTCTTACACGGGATTCCCTAATACCACCACGAGTGTTATCAATGAATGTTGTAGTAACTTTCACATCCACATTGAGTGGGGATGCATAGGTTAAATTACGTAGACGAGCATCATTGGGCATCATTGGATAAATGGCACCGTTATTCTCAAAAATGGTAGGTTTGCGAAAGCTAATTTTTTCAAATTCAAGTGTTACTTCATATTCATGCTTGATTGTACCAGGTGTAGTAGTACTTGAATTAGTGTCTGGTGATGGACTGACGGTTGACTCTTCTCCGCCTTCTACTTTAGTCACGTTGGGGGACTCTGTGGAAATGCGAATTAGAGCTTTAGCTGCAGTTGAGGAAAGACCCGTAGCACTTGCTAGAACAGAACGCGGGCCTTGTAGTGGAATTTCCGGTGACCCACTGACCTTGATTGGATTTGACATGTTAATAATTTCTGGAATATCAACTTCCATGAATTGATTAAATGATTCAATCTGATGGGCCAGAATACCACTTCCTTCCGATTGTTTAAAATAGACATCCAGAATATGTCTGAAGCTTGGTACTTGTACCTTTTTAAAGTTGTCCATTTTGATTTCTGGATAAAACTTAAACAATCTAGAATCAATTTTTGAAATAGGCTTTAGCCTCCTAATCGTACTAATTTATACTTTTTAATGATATTATGATATTATGATATTATGATAGAATAGTTTATAGAATCTAATAATAGGTATGTCCACCCAGTCAACTGATACAAAAAATATAAAAATTCAGGGAGGAGCCGAGATTTTTGGGGGTGAAACACGGAAAAAAAAGACGACACGTTCCTCGAGAACAAAACAGGGGTCACAAATGATGGTACCTAAAAAGTTGGAGGATGGTCCTGCTTTAACTCCAGTACCAACACCAGCCATAATTATGGGTGGCGAAGTAAAACTTAAAAAGATGTCTTCAGGATCCGAAGTAAAAAAAATATCAGTTCCACCTAGCCCTTCCCCTGCTCCTGCTCCACCTACCAACCAAACACATACTAATCCGACATCTCAGCCATTAAAGGTTGTTCTAAAAAAAGCTCAAGAAAAGGACAAAAAAGTTTATTTAAAACCTAAAAAAAGTTCTCAGGAATCTAAAAATCAAACTAGAAAATCTCGCAAAGTTACGCTTGGTATACACGGTTTAAAAAAACGCCTGACAAAAGCACAACATATTAGAAAATCTCTTGCTAATCGTCCTATCGATGAACTAAAAAAAGAATTAGTATCAAAGGGTATTTTAAAAGCTGGTTCAAAAACACCTGATGATCTTGTTAGACAGATAGCAGGTGATGCTGAAATTGTAAAAGGAAATTTACTATAATTATTATCTGATTTATTAATACTTTCGATAAACTAATATTTTAAAATGTTAGGATAGAATTAAAATTAATTACACTCATATAATTAATTTTAATATTATGATCATCTGTTCTCATATAATCCAAATTACAAATTTATACATTATTATTATTATTATTTAATTGATTACTAACTGGCATGGGATTTGAAACGTGAAGTTCATCAGTATTTTTATTCAAAAAACGGGAAGATGGAAGAGTTTTAAAGCCAGGTTTTTCAAACTTTGATGCAATTTCTTTTACAGAAATTGATCGTTGTATAATATCATTTGTGTTTACTTTTAATGGTTCAAAAGAAACAGTATTTATTCTTAATTTAGGTTTACTTTGTCCTTTTTCAATATCATTAGAATTAGGAATTGGTGGAGCAGTTGCTGTTGATCTTAAAACTGGTAGAGGAGCAGCACGAACTGAACGTCTGCGTTCAAGTAAAATATTTTTTAGAGAATCCATCTTTTTATTTTGGGTAGCAGGATTAATTGTTGAATTGTAGGAATCATAAGATGTCAGACTGGATGTTAACAGAACTGGAATTGTAGATTTTTTGACTGTATTTTCTACATCAGTGATAACTGCATGAGGTTTTATTTGAACTGGATGAAGTTCAACGCGATTAGGACCATCTTGTAAGGGATTATTAATTAATATTTTTTTGGATAGTTCATTTGCTATAACAAGTGGATTATTTATATGTTTTGTTTCAGTTATTGGTTCAATATATGTCTTTACTAATTTCTTAGGTATGAACGTATTTTTTGTATTTGTAATAGTATTAATTGTTTGTTTTTCTTTGTTTTTATGATTTTTGCGGTAAATAAAATATATTATCACTGAGCTTATTGCTAAAATAAATATGATAGCTATAATAATTCCTGAAATTCCTCCTGATGATAACTGTCCAGATGACTGAGTAGCAAATATCTGTAAATTTTGAGGCTGAATTGGTAGGATAAAATCTAAACTCATAGAATTAAGTAATGCTTGTACTTGAAGAGAAACATTATATTTACTATTTATATTTCTGGAGATTAGACATAGGAAAAAAGTACCGTTATACGATGAGTTATCATTTGAACAATCTCCTGTTGTTACAGGTATTGTATCCACAACAAATCCAATTACAGGTTGCTTAATTTCAGAACTAAGCAAATCAACTAAATTATCATAATATATATCCATGGCAGTAATATTAGCGGGTGAAGGAACATATAATTTTATAGGAATATAATATATTTCAGACACAACAGATGATTTTGGAGATTGTATAAAAAGGAATGGTGAAATAGTTGGTGAACTGCTTAAAATAATTGCAGAGCGACTTGGTGAAATAGTAGATAAACTTATTACTGATACAGATGCAGTAGGTGTTATAGAATTTGTTAGTAAAACTGAAGAAACGGATATTGTTGGTGATCCTGATATTGATCCTGATGGTGATCCTGACAGTGATACTATTGGTGATACTGTTAGTGATACTGATGGAAATACTGTTGGTGATATTGATGGAAATACTGTTGGTGATACTGATGGAAATACTGTTGGTGATACTGATGGAAATACTGTTGGTGATACTGATGAAGAATTACTGGCAATTACTGAAAAGGTTATTGAACTTGTTGGTAATACTGATGGAGAATTACTGGCAATTACTGAAAAGGTTATTGAACTTGTTGGTGATACTGATGGTGAATTACTAGCAGCTCTTGTTACAGATACAGTTGATGTTCTGGAACTTGTTACTGAAGTACTAGCAGTTTTTGTTACAGATGCAGTTGATGTTCTGGAACTTGTTACTGAAGTACTAGCAGATTTTGTTACAGATCCAGAGGTACTAGGAACTACAGAGCGTATAGCAGATTTTGTTACAGATACTGATGATGTTCTTGAATTTGTTCCTGAGGTACTAGGAACTACAGAGCGTGTGGCAGATCTTGTTACAGATACTGATGATGTTCTTGAACTTGTTCCTGAGGTACTAGGAACTATAGAGCGTGTAGCAGATC